GAATATAATAATGTTGGTAGTAATTTTGAATCTAATTATATTCTAGATAACTTCTTAGAAAATGATATTGATAATGACTTCAAGTTAAATGTAATTGGAACATCAAGTGTTTATGGTAATAGTGCAAACTTTGAAAAGAATTTTATTGGACATTCATTTAAATCTAATAGAATTGGTCAAGGATTCAAAAGTAATCAAATTAAAGATTATTTCATCAAAAATGAAATAGGATATGCTTTCAAGTATAATGTAATTGGTAGTTATTTCGGGAATGAGGAAACTACTCCTAATTTCTATTTTCCAACTCCGTTCTCAAATAGAATCAAAGACTTTTTTAATAATAATAGAATTGGTGACTATTTCGGGTATGATATAAATGGTGGTGGTGGAAACGGTGGTAACTTAATCGGTACTAAATTCAACTTCAATACAATTGGACATGGATTTGTATTTAATATTACATATACTGACCAATTTGGTGGTGATAATATGTCTACTAATAATATTGGTGATGATTTCACATTTAATGTAATAAAACCACATTTTAATTTTAATACAATTGGAAATTTATTCTCAAATAATGATATAGCTAGTGATTTTACTGGAAATACTATTCCTTATTTCTTTTATTCAAATACAATAGGTAAATATTTTACATCAAATGTATTATCATATACTAGTATGTTTAATACTATTAAAGATGGATTTGAGTCAAATCATATTGGTGACTCATTTATTGGTAACTTTATCAACATTGGTTGTGCTAGAAATGTTATAGGTGATTTAATGGGATCTACTACACTTGGTAATACAATAGGTAAAGATTTTACAGATAATAATATTGGTAATAACTTTAGATTAAATACTATTGCTAATGAATTCCAATACAATAAAATCGGAACATTCTTTGAAGGTAATAATATTGGTGTTAGGTTTCAACATAATGAAATCGGAAGCTATTTTGGAGCTAAACAAAATCTATTCTTCTCTACTTATACTCCTACTGGAAATAATACACAAGAAGACTTTATAGGTAATAAAATTGGAAATTATTTTGGTAATGATTTTAATTATCCAGCTGGTTCTGGTGGTGAAGATGGTGGTAATTTAATGGCCAGTTCATTTAAAAATAACACATTTGGTGATAATGTTATTTTTAATATTTTTGATAAAAACTTTCAATGGAATCAATTAGGAAATGAAATTTGGTTCAACTCTTTTGGTAGATCTTCTAGAAGTAATAAAATTGGAAACCTATTTGTTGGTAATAGTGGTAATGGTGGTTGGCCTAATATGATGGGTCCGAGATTTGTTTTAAACTCTATAGGTGATATTACTGGATTTAATCAGATAAGAAGAGAATTTCAACATAATAAAATCGGAAATAGATTTGGTAATTCTACATTATCAGGTCCTTCAAATGACATTCGTGCTGGATTTCAGAGAAATGTTATAGGTGATCATTTTGGATCTGATCCAAAAGCTGGAAATAACGCAGGTGGTAATTATATAGCGGAGGACTTTATGGATAATCACATTGGTAATTTATTTTTGTATAATACTATTCAGTCATCATATCAAAGTAATCATATTGCTAACTACTTTATTGATAATAATATAGGAATTGTTTTTTCCAAAAATCATATTAGTGATTCGTTTGAAGGTAATCAAATAGAAAACTTTTTTACTGAAAATAGAGTAGGATATTACTTTCATGATAATATAATTAAAAGTCAATTTTATAACAATGAGATTAATGGTTGGTTCCGTGATAATAATATACTTGATTACTTCTCTTATAATAAGATAGTAACAAATAAGTTTTTCCTAAATACTATTGATTCAAATTTTAAACAAAATATAATTGAAACTGAAATAAGTTCAGTTGATTTTACAACATATAATGGTGAGATATTAACTTATACTTTAACAACTTCTAATTCGGGGATTACTGGTACTTACAGTGGATTAACACCGAGCGGTCCTTCAAGTCTTAATGGAACCGGAGCCACTTTTGATGTTGTTATATCATCTGGTGGTACTGTATCATCTGTTTCTATCAACACAAGTGGTAAAAATTATGTAACTGGTAATACATTTGGAATAGATGGTGTAAATGTTGGTGGTGTTTCAGTAACAGATGATATAATAATAACCATAAATAATGTTAGAATTCCATCAGTTTATGCGACTTATAGTTGTCACATAATTGAAAGATATGATGGTGTTAAGAGATTAACTTATCATAATGCTTTTGATGCGTTAACAGTAAAAAATATTAATATATAAACTATGGAGGAACAACCAAATAATGCGGATACAGTAGTGAGTGGTATGTTTATATCAAGAATCACTTCAGATGATGATAGACAAACATCATATAATTTAAATACCGTGACTGATATTGAAGGTTTTGTAGTTGATACATGGAGTCTAGTTGAAGACCTTGGTGGTGTTCAAATAGATGGAAGTTCTTTGATAGTTAATTCTAAAGTTGGTGGATCAATCAGAGTCTCTGCGTCTAATGAAAAATACGTTAAACAACAAGAAGAAATAGGTAATGTAGTTGAATTGACAGAAGTTATACTAACAACCAAAATTTTTAGTTTCTTTTTTAAAGTTAAAGAATATAAAAATTTGGTTCGAGACAATGCTAAATTTTTTACAAATATTGGAAAAGCTATGTCAATTGTTGCTGGTGATAGTAGTAGTGGACGTTTTCCAGGTATTGATTTACCAATAAAAAAAAGATTTAATGAATAAAAGATATGGAAGGACTAGTAAAAAAATCAACAAGACCAAGACCTGATATAACTCCGGTTAAAAGAAATTCTACTTCATATTTTGAAGATAATCAACAATATACTTCTGACATCATAAATTCTATATTAGGTGAGATTGATGGTATTAGATCTGCTGGGAATACATTATCTATGGAATGTCATAAGATTCAAAATAGTATTGGTGAATTTGAAAAATCAATTGAAGGATTGACTGATCAAGCTTTAATTAAAAGAACTCAGAAAAAAATAGATGATCTTAATTCTAATTTAAGAAAAAGAAATAAAATATTAAATGATTATAACTCTCTTAGTGAAACAGAACTATCTCTTTTCATATCTGATAAGCTAATAGGTAATGATGTGGTTAATATTAAGAAAAATTCTAAAAATAAGATGCTTAGTCTTAAAAGATATACGGATGGTATAATTAAAAACTCAAAAACTAAAGCAGAAAAACAAAAAGAGACTTTTAATAAGGTTCCTGATTTACCTAGTCGTGAAGAAATTGAAGAAATGCCGGCTATTCCAAATAAGTCTAAAATTCCAGTTCCTAAAAACTCATATCAAGTTGATGAGATTGTATTGTTTGTTAAAAAATTTACAGAGAGACAAAATTTACACAAAGTTAAATTGACAAAGGCCTTTGAATTATATATTTCAAATTCAGGTAAAACAAATAGTTAATTTCTTTATATTAATAAAAAAGAATTTTAATTTTGAGAATTAATATTAAAGATGTATTTGGTCACTCTCTTAAAGAAATAAATAAAGATATATTTGACTTTTTAAGTAAATACTACACTATAAATTCAGTTAGATGTGATGTTTTACTACAACATTACTTAAAGAAAGTTCCTCATAGAGATAGATACAAAAAGTGTATTCTGATACAACCTGTGGATGGTACTAAGTTTTATAGAAATACCATAGACGCGTTTAATACCTATGATTTAATTATAACTCCTTCTACCAATTGTGAGAGAATATTAATTGAAAATGGAGTTATATCTCCAATTTCTATAATACCAAACTATTACTACACAGATTTATTAGATTCTGATAATACTTATTTTAGTGATAAGTTTACAGATAAAAAATATACATTTTATTCAGAGACAACCGGAATACCTAGAAAGAATGTTATAAATATTATAAAACATTTTAATAAAACATTCACCAATAATGATAATGTTAGATTAGTTATTAAAATTTCTGAAGGTAAGTATCGTAATGATGTTGAGAGTTTAATAGAAAAAAATGAAAACTCACCAGAGATTGTAATAATAAGAGATTTTTTATCAATTGAAGAATTAATGTCAATTAGAAAAGGAATTGATTGTTATATTTGTTTATCATATATGGAAGGATTTTGTATACCACTTTTATACGCAGCCGTTCTTAAAAAAGATATTATTTGCTTCAACTCTAAAATAAGTGGATATATGGATTTTATTAATCCTAGTAATGCTTGTCTTATTGAAACCTTTCCAATACAAATAGAACAAAGTTTTGATAGTGTTTTAATCTATTCAAAGGAATCAGAATGGGAGGATATAGATTATAAAGATTATAGGGCAGCTTTAAAAGCTACCTATAATGGAGATTATAAATTTGATAAAAATCAAGATTATTCCAAATTTTCAATTGAAAATGTTATGAATGAATACTTATTAGAGATGAAAATTATAGAAAGACTAATTTAATTAGTTATTATTATAAATTTCCAAAAGTCTATTTTGTACATCTGTATCAGTCCATTGACCAATAGCTGTATAAGCAACATCGCCTTCCCATAAAGTAATTTTACCACTAAATTCTTTTACGTGAGCTGTAACTTTCTTCTTTTCATTGTTATCAACTACTCTTTTTACGGTTACTTTAGTAATTGCTGGGTTTTTAGGATTATTAAAATTAACTACCATCTTTTTATTTTTCTTTTATATATTAATTTTTAAAATTAATTATTTTCAAATTTATAGTCAAATCTTTCTAAATAGTCTTTCATTACTTCTTCAACAAACTCTCTAGTTTCTGAGTCATACATTGTTGAATAGTGAACTGAATCATCTCTTCTTTTTGACTTTTTATAATAACCAAGAGATCTTTGAGATGGTGGCATTTCTAACTTAGAGATTAAACCATTTATATCATTTTCTAAATTTTCATATCTAATTGCCTCATCAATTATAAAATTTCCATCAATAAACATAAATCTATTGTGTTTATCTGTTAGTTCAACTAGTATGTTAGTTGTCATTATAAATTCTTTGAAAGTTAGGATTGCTCCTTTACTATAAACATCATAAAATGGTTTGAAAAAGTAGTTACTTACTAACATATCAAATGGGTTTCTGACATTTATCACTTTAGTATAGTTGTCAAATATCTCACTACCTAATGATTCTCTTAGTACACCAGCTTTCATGTGGTTCCAATATTCACCATAAGCTGTTGTTGATGTTCCCTTTTTACCTCTTTTACCTATTATACCTTCTTCGGTTGCAATTGCTTCTCTCTTATGATCTTCCGTTATATTGGATATACAATATTGTTCTAAAAATACCTCAGTACTTGTACCAGCTGTTTTTAATGATTTTATAAAAATAAATTTATATAGATGTGATACTAACATTTTTTATTTTATTTTTATAAACCTGAACCAAAATCTTTCATGTAAAAAGTAAATTAATGGTTTTATTAATAATTCACTCATTCCTAATAAAGATGACATCTCTATTGACAAACCAAAGCAATAAGCACCAATTACAGTAACTGATGTTCCAAGTATTCTATATGATAAGGTTTTAAGTATGTGTCTTTTTGTTGAGTTGTCTACTTCATTTATATAAGCTACTCCATTTTCAATTTTTAGAACTCCTACACATGTAACATGATATTTCCATCCAAGTTTCTCAATAAAATCTTTTGTTGTTATTACTTTTGATTTTATAAATATATTAGATACTAATATTTCTTCATCTCCACATATTAATCTCCAAGTATCTTTATCTGAAGTTGATTTTGTGTTGTATCTTATCTGATAAGTTTTTTCTTTACTCATTTAGTAGATATTTTTTTATATCTTCTTGGATTGACTCATCAACCATTAATTTCCAACTATCATCTCCTTCTTTTATACAATCTCTTACCTTTGTTGCTGATATGTTGCCTATGTTATCTGGTGGTGTAAACTCATTTATTTCATATCCAACACCTCTTCCATAATTAACTGACTCTATATCTGGTATTATTATAACTTCAACATCATCACCTTTTGATGAGTGATACTTTCTTATCATATCAACCGTTTGTTGAGTTGTGAATGGATTTTTATCATCTGGTTCAATATCTCTAATCATTATTAAAGCTCCTACTCCAGATTTTAATTTTTGCTCAATCAGTTGAATATGTCCATTATGATATGGTTGATATCTTCCAATGAAAATAGCTCTTTTTTTATCTTTATTATTGGTTGGTAGTCCACCATGATTTGACTTAGACCAAGGTAAATCTAACTTATCTATAAGTCTTTTGATTGTAACCTCTGGTTCTTCATCTGTAGTGTTAATGTCTATGTAGTCTTCTACAGGAGATTCATATTCATCTGAGTGAAATTTCTCACGACCTCTTATATCAGTCGTGTGTACATATATTTCTACAACTTTTGTTCTCGATTTTAATTCTTCTCTTAGTTCTCTATATGGAGCTACTAAAGACACAACAACATCATTTCCTTTGTTTTGTATGTATTGTGCGATACTTTGAGCTCTTTTGATATTCTCATATCTACCTTCCTTTGAGTAGTTTTGATTGTTAGTTAAGCTTCTTAAATCATCACCATCTACGTGAAATACTTTTTTGTTGTATTTTTCTTCTAGGTATTTGATAAGTAAGTTTGAAAGTACTGTCTTTCCGTGTCCGGGTTGTCCGGTAAACCAATATATTGTATCCATATAATTATATATTGAATATAATTACTTACCTGATAAAAAATCGAGTATTTTGTTTAAATTTTCACGATTAAATCCTTCTGGTAGTGGCTTACCACCTGATTTTAGATAGTCACCATATACATTATTATATTCGTCTATGGTGTATATTTTATTATCTATATCTGATTGAATAACATTGGTGTCATGGAAAGTAACAGTCTTATTTTGAAGACCTGTTTCTCCATAAGCCGGACCAATTGGTCCTACTAACTCAGTACCTGATACTTCTTCGTTTATAAATTTTCTAAAACTTTTAATCTTCATTCTCAGTAGGTATTTTTTCGAAGTATTCATCTTGTTCTTCAATTGAATATTGGTCCTTCTTTATGTTATATATTAAATTATAAAGGAACTTATCATGAAGATTGTGTTTTTCACCACCTTTTAAAGTTAATGAGCAAGTTTCTTGTTCAAAATTGTTCACAATTCCTATAATTTCAAGACCTATCTTACCATTTCTGTCGTGTAGGTCACATATTATCTTTTTACCAACTTCTAATATCTCAGTTATCTTTTTAAAAGCTGAGTTTTTTGAAAGATATAAATAGTCTTTCATTAAGACTTCTTGGGTTGAGTTGTATAACTCAATAAATCCCTTTTCCCTTGGTGTTAGAGTTTTCTTTTTTAAGACTTTCTCTAAAATTTTGTCTAATTCCATCTCTTTAACTGATTTGTTAAATAAATAATGTTCTATTAATCTTTTAATTTTCATAATATCACCGATGATTTCTTATAGTTATATATTAAGAAGAATAATCATATTTTATATATACATTGTAAAATTTATATTTCTAAATGGATAAGAAGTTACTGGATTCTTTAAATAATTTATCAATTGCCCTGCAAGATATTTCAGACTCTCTTAAGAGTAAGAGTGAGGCTTCATCTGCTACTGCTAAAGCGATGAAAGGTGGTAATTTTATAAAAGAAATAAAAGAGATTAACGCTGGTGTAAAGCAATTACAAAAAGATAGTAAACAAATACTTGCTAATCAACAAACTATAATGAAGATGGGTAAAAGCAAGAGTAAAGGTGCTGATGCTGCTGAAGGACTTGGTAAAGACAAGCAAAAACAAAAAAACTTCAAAGAAGGAATTGGAGTTATTTTATTGTTAGCTGTTGCTGTTTTAGCTTTAGGTATCGCCTTCAATCTTGTTGGTAAAGTTAATTTCTTATCCGTTATTGCCTTATCTATAGCTCTTCCTTTATTAGCTATAGGTTTTGCTAAAGTTCATACCGTATTAAAACAAGTTGGGTTTGATGCTAAGAAAGATTCTAAGAATTTTATTATAGCTATTACAGCTATTTCACTTGGTATAACAATCTCTTCTTGGATATTGTCAATGGTTACTCCAGTTACATTTACTAAAATGTTTACTATAATATTAATAAGTGTTGGATTCTCTGCTTTATCACCGGCTATATATAAATTGATACGAGCATTTAAGGGTATGTCATTCCTGGAAGTTGTTAAAAGTGTTTTATTCTTACCTATGATATTACCCGCGATTGCTTTAGGTATCGCCTTTGCATCTTGGGCTTTTCAGTTAGTTAAACCTGTTGGATTTAGTCAGATGTTTACAACTATATTTATAGCTTTGGCTTTCACCGTTATATCATTTGGTATAAGAAAATTATTACAAGCATTTAAAGGGATTGGAATGGCAGCTTTATCAAAGTCTGTTATATTCTTGCCTTTGATATTACCTGCTATCGCTTTGGGTATTGCTTTATCATCTTACGCCTTACAATTAGTTAGACCAATTAGTCTTGGTCAGTTCTTTACAACTATATTTATTGCATTGGCATTTACTATAATTGCCTTTGGAATTAGAAAATTAATGACAGCTTTCAAGGGGTTGACTCCGGTTGAAATGTTAGTTGCTGCTATTGGAATACCTATTATACTTGTTGCTATCTCATATGCTATTGCTCTTTCATCACATGCTTTTTCTATGATTAAGCCAATAGGATTCTCTCAGTTTTTAACAGCTCTTGGTATTGCTATTGTATTTATTGTTATTTCTTTTGCGGCTAAATTTATAATAAAAGCAGTTTCTAAAATGAAGATGCAAGATGTTTTTAAATTACCTCTTTTCTTTGTTGCGATTTCTATAGCTATAATGTTATCTTCTCATATTCTTAGTAAGACTAAGACAATACCATTTATGACAATGTTGAAGATTGCAATATACTCGGTGGTATTGGCGATTGCTGTTATTGCGATAGGGGTAGCTATGTTCGCTCTTAGTAAGTTGAAAGTTAGTGTTAAAGATGCTATTATGGGAGCATTGTTAATTGTTATTATATCAGTTGCTATAATGGTTTCATCTCATATACTAGCAATGGGTAATTATAAAAAATATCCAGATTGGAAATGGGCATTAGGAGTTGGTTTATCACTATTGGCATTTATTCCAGCAATGCTTGTTTTAGGTAGTATCGCTATGTCTGGGTTTGGCGCGTTGGCCATCTTGGCGGGTGGGGCTATGGTTCTGGTTGTTGCCTTAGCAATTGTTGCAACTTCACATATTCTAGCGATGGGTAAATATAACAAGTATCCACCTATTAAATGGACACTTGGTACTGTGGCTGCTATGGTTCCTTTTGCTCTTATGGCGGTGGTCTTGGGTGGGATAGCAATGACTGGTATCGGATTAATAGCATTTGCATTGGGTGTTCCTTTGGTACTTGCTGTTGCAGAAACTATTGTTGAGACCTCTAAAATACTATCAAAAGGTAAATATGATAATAAAGGAATGCTTGGATGGACGGTCGCTACTGTATTATTATTTTCAACTTTTGCTCCACTTATTCTTGTATTAGGTGCAATTGGTATGGCGGCAGCTGTTATAAGTTTTTTCACCGGTTCAGACCCGTTTGAACAAGGAAGGAGTATGTTAGCTTCTATTGCTTGGTCAATAGTTGAAGTATCTAGTATCTTAGCTTTTGGTAAATATACGGGCGGACCAACTAAAGCATGGGCTGAAGGAGTTGCTATCGCGATTGGTGCATTTGGTCAAGTTTATCAGATGTTGGTGATGAGTTCTGTAATGGAGGCATTTGGTGGAGGTGGTGTGGGTCCTGATGACTTTGCTAGAGCTATCAAAGTTGTTTCTCGTGGTATTGTTGATGCTGCTGGATTCTTTGCTAAGAATAAAGCAGTATTTAAGAATGGTCCTCCAAAAGCATGGGCCGAAGGAGTCGGTTTAGCTATTGGTGCTTTTGCTCCTGTTTATAAGATGTTAGTTGACTTCCCGTTTAGTGGAGGTAAAAAAATGAGCGCTGCTATAATAACTATATCTAAAGGTATTATAGATGCTGCTAAAATATTCGCCGCTAATAAAGCCACATTTGATGAGGGTTATCCTTCTAAGAAGTGGGGAGAAGGAGTTGGTGCTGCTCTTAACGCTTTTGCTCCTGTTTTCAAATCATTAAGTGAGGATACTGGTTGGTTTACATCTGGTACTGAGGTAGTTGATAATATGTCATATGGTGTTAGAACTTTAGCTTACTCATTGACAGACGCCGCATTTGCTTTTAATACTATTGGTGCTGATGCTTGGAAAGCATATCCTAGTCAGGCTTGGGCCAACGGTGTTAAATTATCTATAGTAGGATTTATGGATATTTTTGGTGAAATTGAAGAAAGAGGATTTAATGTTGCCATATTTTCGATGTATTCTAAGATTCTTGAAGGAGGTATTAAGTCTATATCTATGTCAGCTAAACATTTGTGGAGTGCTCAGAAATACTTTAAATTTAAGTTAGATAAGTCTTGGGTTACTAATTTGGGTAAAAATGTTATAGGGTTTGCATCTATAACTCAACAATTAGATAAGATGTTAGGATTTGATGAAAAAACATCTATCAAATCTGGTGGATTTATGGGAGTTGGTGCGTCAACTACTAGTACTACAACAAGAAAGATGAAAGATGTTTCTATTGTTAATAGAGTTGTTAGTCAAATTGTTGAAACAGCTAGAATTTTACATATTAATCAAAAGTTTTTCAAATTTAAATTAGATAGAAATTGGGTTTATGATCTACATTGGAACTTAGAAAATTATGCTAAATTAACTAGAATACTTGATAAGATTCTTACTATTAAAGAGGTTAAAACTATGAGTCTTGGTAGATTTGGTAGTTACTCTGTAGAAACTACTAGAGCCGCTGATGTTGGAACCGTTAATAGGATTGTAAATCAGTTAGTGATGACTGCTGGTATATTATGGAAGAATAAAAAATTCTTTGAAAATAAAATAGATCCTAGTTATGTAAAAAATATGGCTACTAATATTAGAGACTTTGCTAGTTTAGTTAGATATCTTAGTAAAGATGATACTTTATCTGGTGGTGGTCTTTTAAGCGTATTTGGATTGGATCCTGTTTCAAGAGCAGCTTTAGGTATGAATAAAATGGCTAGTGCATTTGATAAATTGGCCTCATCACTTAATAAGTTTAGTTCGGCTATTAAATCAGTTGATGGTCAAAAAGTTAATATGATAAGAAAGTTGACTGGTAATATTGCAATACTTTCGTCAATGGATTCTAAAATGTTCAATAATATGTTGACCGTTCTAGAAAAAAGAAGTAGTGTATTTTCTAAGTTACTTGATTCACCAAAAAGAGGAGGTGGTCCAAATGTTGGTGAGAAACCAGGTGGTGGTCAAAGAGAAGTTTGGGCTAAGAAAGGTAATCAAGGTCCTGTTGATGGTAAAGGTGAAAGTGCTTTACATAAATTGGATAGAATTGCTCATTTATTAGACTCAATTAACAAGAATGTTGATACAGTTGATGATTTAGTAATGCACATAATGACTGCTAAAAAAGAAGAGAAATTAGGAACTGAAAAACCATAGTGACTAAACTAATTGATATATAAATTATATAATACAAATGAAAAGAATATCTCTATTTAAAAAAATAAGTGTTTTTAGAGAATATAAAAAGTCTCTTAAATCCATTAAGACTGAATTAGAACAAACATTTGGTGCAAGAATTGATAATGCTTGGAGAATTTATAATGTTATAAATATTCCTAATGAGGTTATAGGAGAGCCTTATAACTTAAGAAAGGCAGATATTGATAAGATAGCTGAGAGCTCTGTAAAAGAATATACTACAGAATTGTCTAAATTCTTGAACACTAAAGGTTTACAAGAGTTATATGATTTTTATGAAGTTAAAAAAGTTGATAAATATTCATACCTTGTAGTTATTGGATTTTCTCTGTTCAAGAGTAATGAGTATTATGATATTATTAGATATAGAATATTACCAACAATTTCAGTTATTTCTCTTATTTTATTACTTATTTTATTTCTCTAACTAAACTTTTCCTCGAATATTTTTTATAATAAAAAACAAATAAAAAATAATATATGGATAATTTCTACGAGTTGTCAGAGGATACAATATCAACATTCTTTGAAGTATTTAACAAAAAAGCATTTCCAGTTTCTGTCAAATTTCAATTTGAGGGAGATGAGAAACAAAAAGAACTGATTAAAGTATCAGTAATTCCACCAAAATTTGCATTTCTTTTACAAAAAGAAATAATGGTATCTATCAATGAAGATTTAATGATGGTATTTGATGAAGAGTCAATTACAATTTTAATTGAACAAGAAATTGATAAAATTAATATCAATGTAGAGACTGGTAAAATCAAATTAGGAAAAACAGACCTAAATACCTTTTCATCAATCGTTAATAAATATGGTGTTGAGAAAGTAGCAAGAGCTAATAAAGTGGAAGAGTTATACCAAGAGCAAAAGAAAGATGCTAAAATTGATGAAGAATTTATAGCATAAAATTTAAAAAATATGAAAAACGAAAAATATATAAAAGCTCTTAGACTTAGATATCAATCAGATATGGCTGAAGCAGAGGCAGCATTAGAACTTTATTTATCAAATGATAACCTAGCGGCTATCGGTGAACATTCTGATTTACTTGAAGAACAAGATAAATGGATTGGTAAATATACAGATGCTAAAGATAAACTAGAGAGTTTAGAAACCTTAATTAAAGGATAAAAATAAAAATAAAAATATGGACAAAATCGAAACAAATACAGTAAAACCACAATTATCTATCACAAATGAAGGTGTTGAGCATTTAATTCTAAGTCTTCAACAAGAATCTATTCTTGATAGTAAAATTTCTGATGTTGAGAACTATATGAGTTCTAATGTTGGTAAAGATAAAACTGATGAGGAGAAAGATGAGTTATATAAAGAGGCTCAAGTTCTTTGGTATAACTTTGTTAATTCATTAAAAGAAGCAAAGTATAACTTCTTCCTTAATAGATCTGAACATAAGTTCTTAACAGACTTAATTCTAACTAAATTAGAGTATGACGTAAATACTATCTTCTTCGCTATTGAATTGACAAATACGATGGGTGGTATGAAAGATGCTAAGTATGTTAATGATAAAGATGTAGTTGCTTTCCCAGTTGATGCTACTGAGATTACTTACATCTATCATTTAATTTCTAAACATAAAATTAAAGGTCTTACAAAAGATGCTTATACTTTCTCTAAACTTTTATTAAAAATTGGAGATATCTCTAAAATCTTTAATTATTACGAAGCTACAAGTAAAAATCTATCAAAAGAAATCCAAGATTGGATTGTTACTTTTGATTCTGGTGTTGACTTTGAAACTGCTAGTGGTTCTGTTTTACAACCAGAAGCATAATTAATCTCACTGAATAAAAAAACCTCCAATATAATTGGAGGTTTTTTATTTTAAGGTAATTAGTATATTTGAGATATAGGAATAAATGGACCTATTGGATCTATATATTTTGTAGGCTCTGTTAAATCTTTATTTCCTCTTATTTCATAGTTTTTTCTATCTCTATAGATTAATCCATATCCATTATCAGATGTTACTTCAATTACAACAAATGGATCAATATTTGAATCTATTGTGAAATTATAGGGTAATATAGGATTCATTTCAGAGTTTTTTGGAACTTTTCTAAATTCAGATAGTGTTTGAACAGGTTCTAAATCTATTTCTCTCCACTGAGTTATATTAAGCCAATTTTTATCAGATCCATTATCTAAAACTGGTGGAACACTTGTTGTTATAGATGCTGTTCCTGATGATGTCGCGAATGTGCCTAATCCAGTACACACATAAATATCTCTGTTATACTCAACTACATTTGTTACTTCATATGAGGTATTAGGTATCCAAGATTTAGTATTTTCATATTTTCGAGGATTATTAATTTTATTATTTTCTTTGGCTGATTCATATATTTTATCATAGTATGTTATTTTATCACCAGCGTTGTAAGTTTTAAATGGTGCCCATTCTTTATATGTTTTATAAGTTCTTATAGAAATATTAAAGTAATCAGGTATTTCTAAATCTACTCCATTAAATGGTTTCGGAGGTGGAACTAAACCAGTTGGATTTTTATCAGATCCTATTCCTTCAATTATTGTATAAAAATCTAATACACAATTGTAAACGGTAGAACCACTATTAATTGGCATTAAATAAGCCTCATTTAACCTAAATGTTATAGGGGTCATATTCTCTTTTGAGTTTATAAATCTAACATCATATGTCGTATGTACAATCTCATTTGTGCTTTTTAGATATGCTTTCCCTGTTATATCCATTATTTTGTGAGTTAATGGAATTATATTTCTCTTAAGCCAATATTTAAGACCTTGTAGTTTAATTACAACTTCATCTATTGAATAGTTTAGTACATTTGTTCCTTCCTTATCTGTTATTTGATATGTTAGGTTAAACATATTTGTTTCTTCGTAGTTTTCGTTTGGAAAGTTATTTTTTACAAATTCACTTTCAGTAAATCCTTCTACTGTGTTATCAAACATATCCGGTATTTCTACTTTGAATAGTTTTAAAAACTTTTCTGAATTAGGATTTATATCTCTATAATATTCATTTAATTGTAAGTCATTATATCCAAAGAAGTTTATTGCATTTATTATTGATTTGTAAGCTCCTATATACGGGTATATAAGATGTTTCATCATCAACATCTCTTTTCTTTTCTTATTTAAAATTGTCCAATCTGTACCACCTTCTAAAATATCATATTCTTTGAAAATAAATACTTCATTTGGTGCTATTAGTTTTCCAACATTACCTAATTCAATTTTAAATCTCTCATCCTCTACTTCAGTTTGACCATATACAATAAATCTAGATATCTCTCTGTCTATAACCTTTATAGTTGTTTTTAAATAAGTAGTATTATTTACTTTAGGGTAGTCTACTATTACTGTTGATTCTGGATATAATAAGTCATTACCAGATAAAAAGTCCAATACCATATTCTTAGCATAGACGGTTCTTATTTTCATTATAAGTCCATTGTTGTTTGATATATATTGAGATGATTTATTTGTTAAATCTCTTACATAAATAGTTATTAATTGACCTTCTTTTAAACCCTTTCCTATGAAGAATTCTGATGATAGTGTATTTATACTTATCATACCTCTTTTATCTGGTCCAAATTCATCTAAGGTTTCAAATCTTAATATTGTTCCATTTATTTGAGTTGATTCAAATTCAATAGTAACCTCTTCTTTCTTCCAAAGTTGTAAAACAGATCTTAATGCTCCTTCTTCTTCTGATTTATATCCAATAAATAATTGAATAGGCTCAGGTTCTATTGATATATTAGATTCATCATCTATATAACTTAGTTTATACTCAACTTTATTAAATATAGTTTGTTGATATTCAGGTGCGTTAAGTTTAGTTAAATCCTTATTAGCGTTTTTATTCAACACTACTGGGCTAAGTGGTTTTATTCCTGTATATGAATATGATCCATTTACTGGTAACTGATCTCCACTAAAGTCATACATGAAAAATTCAGGAACATCATCAGCAAACCATTTCCAATAATATTTAACTTGAACTTCTCCTTCAAAATTTTCTCTTGGTCTTCTTACATACTCTTTAGTTTTTAACCATAGGTCAACATGTGGTTCATAATTAGGATCTAAGGTTCCATATGAATTGTCATTAATTGGATTATAAACACTTGGGTTAATATTAATACTACTATTTAATGTAACTTCTACTTCTGTTATCGTATTGGTAGATGGTTCTATTACCCAAACTGATCTTCTGTCTGGATTGTATATAATTCTTGTACTACCAGAAGGTAAAGGAACTGTTTGAACCACTGCTCCTGTTGTTGGTCTAATTACACTAACACTATTTGATGAAAGTGATGATAAATAAACATCTCCGTCAAATTGATTTAATGCTAAATAACCATAGTTTGATACTCCAGTATTTATTGTAATGGCATCAGTAGATAGATTAAGAGATTTAAATGATGTTGATGAATCTGAAATGTTCATCTCACCTGTTAGATTATTAAATATAATATCATTAAATGGTTGTGTTGTTATTCCAGAAATTGACTGAGACACACCATTGTCAATTTTCCATAAACTAGAAGAACCATAAACATAAATAGCTTCATTAATAGGTTCATAGAATATTGAATTTGTTAATCCTGGTATACCATAAGTTGTTTGTATTGTTCTATTAGGATTTGATGAATTTGGTGGTAAGTATCCTGGTAAACTAGGACCTCCATTTATTCTAAGAGTTTGATTAGCATCTGTTATTACATACATATCACCTTCAAATTCATTAAATACCATCTTTCCACAAGATGTTGCAGATGGTGGAAAATTAAGTGATGATGTTCCTAAAGTCACAGCTAATGTATTTGTATAGTCCCAAATATCAATATTTGGACTATTATCATATGTTACATAAATATCACCATTGTTTGGATTGATTTCCATATCATGTGCGTTATTAGCAAGTGACATTGTTGCTACTAATGTATTTAGTAGAGGATCAACTACGAATATATTATTCTTTGATAAACAATAAAGATAGTTATTATATGAGTTATACTCTATCTCAATACTTTGAGTATTTCCAGGTAAAGAGACTGTTGTTAAATAGCTAGTTAGATATGAATCCATTACCGTTAAGTCATCTCCAAAAGCATAAATTGAATTAGATAACTGAACATAGATTAAGTCTACTAAGCCTGATGTTCCTGGATAACCTTGAAGATTATATGTGTTTAGTGTATAAGTATTTGGATTATATGTTAAAGTAAATGCTGATGGATCAAATGCTCCTATTTGATATGGTCCTGCTCCACTAGGAGTTGGTCCAACAATAGGTCCATCACATGCTGTTTGTCCATATCCAGTGTCAAATGCTAATGTGATAAATGCTGATGAATTACAAATTCCAGATGTTAATCCCCAGAATGGTCCCTGATAACTTAAATTTAAGACTTGTGGATCCAAAAATTGAATAACAAACTCTTGATTGTTATAAGGATGTATGGTATTATTAATAGAGAAAACCATTCCTGTTGCAAATCCAGCATCTTCAAATGATACTAAATCAGTAGGTAAAGATACCTCATTTGAGGTTATAAGTAAACCATCATTACCCTTTATTTTTTTAGTTATTGTGTAGTCTATAATACCTGGTATTGATAATTTGCCTGTGTTTATAGTGTAATCAAGTCTCCTATCTAATCTTTTAACATCAAATTTTAGTAAATTATTTATAGGTGTTACTAAAATTCCAAATGTTCTTAAATAGTCTCCGTGTTCATCAACCCATGCTGATAAAGTAGCCGGAATATCAGGATATTGTGAATATGATCCGGTTTGATATATTGTATTTTGACTAAATTCATCGTCATTTATAGTTAAAGTTAAAACTGGTCCAATAGTTGGTCTAGTATTAGTATAATCATTGTTACTAAAAAGAACTCTAGAGTGTTCAATATAATAATCAGCAGTTATCCCTACAAAAATATCATCTATTATTAAAGGAACATTCGGATATTGTGTTTGTAGTTTTATTGAGTTTACAAATGGTGAAAATATAGGACCCGTGTATTGTATATCAGCTATTATACCTAATCCTATTAGTTCTGTATAATGTCTAGCTAGCCAATTTCTAAGAGTTCTGTCAATTGTTCTTTGCATATCTAAAAGACCACCGCTGTATATCGCTGCTAATTCTTCTTGATAAACTTGTCCGTTTATAATAACTTTAAATCCATATTCATCTATATCTGTAAATACAATATTGACCAAAATATTTTGAGATATATCATAATTTAGTTCAGAGTTTACAGACTCTTCTACTTGAGTCACTCTCTCATATGTTTGTGTAACATTTCCTATTGAATATGTTGGTCCAATTTGATTTTGATAGAAATTTACTTCTGCATATTTACTCGGATATATTAAATCTGCCTTTAATTTATTATTTTCATAAAATAAATCAATATTAAATGACTTTAAATCATCTTTATATTTTTCAGCAGCAGATGCTAAAGTTGCTGCCGTGCTATATGTGAATCCATATCCAAAATATATTCTATCAGTTGTTAGGTATATTTGAGCACCTAGTAATATTTCAGGTGTTACTACTTGGTCTACTTTTATATAACTTATGGACGGTGACCAATATTCTGTTGTATATGGATCTACAAACTGAGTCGCTCCAGTAAAACTTTGAGTATAAGCTAATATACATTGATATATTTTATTATTCCAAAGAACTTGTGATTGAGTTCCGTAGAATGTTTCTTGTGTGTTTCCCGTAAATGTAGGAATATTAGCTATAGTAAAGAAGTTTTGATTTGTTGTTGAGCCTATTATTTTAAATTCTCTACCAGGTTTTAATATATCCGGAACACTACTAGAGAAGTATATTTTATTTTCTACACTTACTATCGGATCCGCTACACTATTTATAGTTATATAAATATCATCTATTATTGTGCTACCACCTATAGATACACCATCTATAACAAATAAATCACCAACAGTATATTGTTTACCTATTTTATTTATTGTAACTGATGATACAACACCACCGGAAACTACAACATCAAATAATCCACCAGTTCCCGTTACGGAAGATGATGCGCCATTTGAAGTTAATGATGTATATGGTCCGTTAGCTCCTACATTTGATGTGTATGAGAATGTTAAAATCTCACCACCTGATGTTATTTGATTTGATACTTGGTTTATATTTAAACCACCATCATATATTCTTGGTAAATCTGTTTTACTAACAACCTCAATTATTATATCTTCACCATTCATTCCTGATGTGTAGTATTCAAAGTGTTTGTTATCTGTTAGTTCTTCTTCTTTTACTGTGTAAATCCCATCATTTAATTGTGAGTTTATTATATTTAATTTTTTCTTTTTATATAATTTATCATAAAATTGTGGTTCATTCCAATAAGAAAGATTATCACTATATAAACTATTTATATAATTATAAACTCCAATTCCATTTATTGCTGATATTGTTCTTCCTACATATATTGACTGATCGGAATATTGTGAAATATACATTGACTCAAATGTTGCATTATCAACAGAACTTATAATCATTACAGCTCCTTTTTTCGTTGATACAACGGTATAAGTTTGTGTAGGATTGTTGAACTCTAAAAATACTGAATCAAATCTAATTATACTACCTATTGGAAATTTCTTTTCAAAGTTATCACCAAATATCCATTTCGAATAAAATGTTGGATCATTGTTAATGGGTTCAATTCTATTAATACTTTGATTCTCATATTTGCTATTATAGAAAAACAATCCATATTCATTGAATAACTGGAATTTATTTAAGGTTAGCGTTCCAGGTAGTTCGAACTCAAATGATGGTATATTCTCCAACATATAAATTCCTAATGTTTTGAAAGTATCTGAAGAGTTTTCGTGAAAAAGTAAATCTCCTTCAAATCTATCTGTCGTATAGTTGTAGTTGAAATTTAAATAATCTCCTTCTTTGTTGAAGAATAATAGGTTTTTATGATTTGACATTTAATAATGTAAACTTTTACATATATATTAATTTATCTTTTCTTAGTAAGTGAATTTAATATATAAGAGTATGAAAATTAACAGATATAATCAATTTATCAACGAAGAGTTTTTTAAGAAGATATTTAATAACTCTAAGAAAAAGAACAAGACTACTAAACTTAGTAGAGTTGATTCTTGTGTTGTTAATATTTTAGACTTTCTATCTGAGAATGATGTTTATAACTGGAATCAATTTCTAAAAATGTCGCAATTTGATAGAGATGTTATTGATAAATTAATAGACTCTGAAGTTAATAATATGGATGAATTAAGAGAAGTTAGATTCAGACTTAAATTAGAATTAGGTGATAGAAAACAACTTATGGAATATAAAGATGAGTTGGAATCCGAAGAGGAATATGAAAAATGTGCTTTAATTGTAAAAAAATTAAGCCAAAAATAAATAATAAACTATGATACAAATTAAAAAATTTAACGAAACAAAAAAGGATGAGAAAGTCAAAGACCAAGAAGTTCTTTTTAATGTAGAGGTTTTAGCTGATAAAGATGAGAAGCCATCATTTAAAACAGAAGTTGAAGATCAAGAAAAGGTTAAAAAAGAATTTGATAAACTAAGAAAGATTAAAAATTTCGAAAACTTTACAATCGAAATCGAAGTTGGGGTTAAACCTGAAGGAGAAGAATTCTCACAAGAACCTCAAGTACCTACTCAAGAAGTTGGATGTGGATGTTGTGATCAATGTAATGGTCAAGAAGATTGTGGATGTTGTCAGGATTGTACTTGTAGTGGTGAAGTTGAAGAGGTTGAACAATCAAACCCAGAAAATGATGTTAAAGTTATGAATATTTCAGACTTTATAAATTCAATTGCTAATCAATAAAAAATATATAATTTATGAAGATTATAAAATTCACAGAATCTGTTAATGTATCAGAGTCTCTTAAATACCACCTAGAGAATAATAAACCTATTACTGAAAATATATTCAGACCAGGTTCAGAAGCTTTCTATGAAGTTATCAAAGAAGCTAGACAATTATTTGATTTAGGTAAAGTTAATCTATGTGATGTTGATAAAGAATTATATGAATCAACTGATATTGGTAAGTTTGGAATGTTCAATGGTGAACTAGTTCCTTTAGATTTACCTATGGAAAATATAGAAGAGATAAGAGAGGAAGCCGAATATAAAGGTAAAGATGTTAAATTAAATTATCCAATGCGTGGTGGTGTTAAAAAATACTATGTATATGTCAAGAGTGCAAAAGGAAATGTTAAAAAGATTTCTTTTGGTGATGTTCATGGTGGGTTAACTGCTAAAGTTAGTAATCCTAAGGCAAGAAAGTCATTTGCTGCTAGACACCAATGTCATTTAAAGAAAGATAAGACTAAAGCTGGATATTGGAGCTGCAGACTCAATAAATATGGTCATCTTTTTGGAGGACGCACTTATCCCGGTTTTTGGTAATATATGAAATACTTAAAAACATATCAATTATTTGAATCTACTACAAGTGAAAAATTATATCATGGTAACAGAAAAGGTGATTTTCCACCTGAAAAGAAAAGATTCGCAGGTGCTATATTTTTAACGAATAATTTAGACTTTGCTAAAAACTTTGCCTCACTTGATGAGAAAGATGAATTTCCTGATGCCTCTGTTTTTGAAGTTAAACTTAAATCTAATATTAAGTTATGTAATCTAATGGATATTGAAACAATGAAAGAATTAGATTTAGTTACAGTGATTCAAAAAATGATAGATAATAATTATATCGATGAGGTAAATGGTACTAAGTTTATCAAAGTTAGTAATGGTATGAAAGGATATAATCCGGACACAGATGAGGAATTTGATATAACAGAAAAAGAACAAAGTGTTTATCATTATCTATGGAGAGTAAAAAATGGAGCTTGGAGAGTTGTTGAGTCTGATCCAATTATCAATCAAATAAAGTCTAAAGGATATGATGGATTTTATGTAGTAGAAAGAGGTTCTAAAAATGTAGCAATATTTGATGAGTCTTTAATTGAAAATTTTAATAAGATTATATAATGTTACCATTTCAAGAAAATAAATTAAGTGATAACACTTTTATCAGAGAATTCAGTCAGATGGTCGATTCTGGTGAGTTTATGTGGCATCGTGATAGAGAAGATAGAATAATTGAGTCTATTGGTGAAACAGATTGGTTAATTCAAATTGACAATGAACTACCTAAAGAAATAAAAGGAGAAGTATTTATACCAATGGGTACTTATCATCGATTAATAAAAGGAACAAATGATTTAAAAATAAAGTTAACAAAAAACCCATCCTAAAGATGGGTTTTTTTAGTCAGATTTGACTTTATAATTTTCATTGTATATCTTAATGACTTCATCAAATTCATTTACAATTCCTGATTTGAAATTATCACTATCATATTTTTGTTTCAAGATATACTCTTTGATATAATCCTCGTATTCTAATTGAACAGATATTTCCATTCCATTTTCATCAAATTCAATGTCATTGGATTCATTTACTTCTTCACCATCTACTAATTCTTTAGTAATATCATCAATATACTCTACAGAAGCAAAATTACCTTTTTCTAACATCACTTCTAACTTTCTACGAAGCTTTCTATTACTAATTAAAAGATTGTTTGATATAGCTAAATCTATATAATCTTTAGTATCTTTTAACTCATCTAACTTATCAATATCTTCTTCGTTAACAACTCTGAATTTTTTAAATACTGGTGAATATGTATTTGGTTCAAAAGTAACTTTATCACTTGATAAATCAAGTATAGTTATACCTTTTTGATCACCCATATCATTCCTATCCATTTGGTAAGGAGATCCGATAAAAGAGAAGTTTTTGTTAGTTTGTCGAATGTGAATATGTCCTGAAAAAACGTGTTTGTATTTTCCAAAGTTATCAACATCGATTTTATCAGCATTTCTGTGAGCAACTGAATTTAAGTGCATTAAACATCCATTTAAATCAGAGTGACAGAAAAGATAATCACCTGGATTACTATCAATTTCTTTAATCATATCTAATCTCTTTTCTACCCAAGGCATAAGAATCAATTTTTGACCATCTAAGTCAATAGATGTTGTTTGTGTGTAAACTGACACATTTGGAACGTGATTGAATAACCTAACTGAGTTTATATCATTAGATCCTTTATTCCAAAGGTCGTGATTACCTACTATAATATGTAGTGGTAGTATTTTAGATAGCTCTATAAGTATTTTCTCTGCCTTATATGATGCAATGATAGGAATAGATGTTCTATTGTCGTATAAGTCACCACAATGAATAAGAATGTCTCCTGGTTTTGAATTTTCTTTGATGTATGGGATAAAAGAGTTGTAGAAGTAATCTTCCATCATATCTAACCATTTATCTAGGTTATTTAGATATACTCCAAAATGCCAATCGGTTGTAATAAAAACTTTCATTAAAAACGTTTTCTTTTTATATGAAATTATTCTGAAATTGTTTCTTTTCTTCTAGCTTCTCTAGCGCATTTCTCACATCCACTTCCAGCATATAGATGAGCATTTGGTGTTTGTTCAAATTCTCCGTGTATTGGGCATATTATTTTAACTAAACTTCTACAATTTTCATATACTGTTAAGTCATAGTTGTACTTATAGTTATGTTTAATATTTGATTTTTCTACAAAGTCTTTATTTCCCTTGTTTCTTCTATTAAGTGACTTTAGTTCTTTTATTATGGCATTTTCTTTTGACTTGCAATTTTTGTTACAAAACTTTCTATCTGGTCTACCCCAAACAATTTCTTTATTACAGTATCTATAATTACAATTCATATATACTATTTATTAAATAGTGGAAATGGCATTTTTTACAACATAATTTTCAAAATAGAGATAAAGGAAGTAAAAATTAAAATATATAACTTATAAAAAATAATTAAAAAAAATATGCCATTACCACATTATACACAGTTGATAAATGTAGGATCTCCAGGTGGACCTGGAACATTTCCGGATGAAGTAGTTTACCTTAACTTATTTGAGGTGACATTCGTTTTACCTACAATTTTGGTTGCTCAAGGGAGAAACCCAGTTTTGTTATTACAAAACGCACTTAATATTGATATGAACTTAACTCAATTTGACGTTGGTATCAAAGAACAAAGATTCAAGTATTCAACTCGTCAATTTTTGACAACTCCAACTAAAACCGCTGGTGAATTTAACATTAAATTCAATGTTAACGTAAATCAAGCAGGTTCGATGGAGGTATGGAATGCTTTGAAAGCTTGGTACGATTTAGTATTCAATTCTCAAAATGGTTCATTACACTATAAGAGTGATATCATTGGTACAGTTATCGTTAATCAACATGATAAAAAAGGTGTTGTATTAAGACGTGTTACTTATCAAAACGTACAAATCAAACAATTAGCTGGTTACGCACTTGACTGGTCTTCTAATAACATTATGGAGAATCTTCAAGCTGACTTTATCTATGACTACTTTATTGATGAATATATTGATAATGACTTTACAATTACTAATCCACTAGTTTCTGGATATGGTCAATAACATTTAAATATTAATTAAAAACCATCAATAAAAATTGATGGTTTTTTTATGCCTTTTTGTTGCATAAAAAAACCCACCGAAGTGGGTTTTTATTTTAATTAAAATTTGGGTATGTTACTTGAGAAACTAGATGCGTTTTTCATCATTGAGTTTGCGTCGAAGTTCGGCATTCCTTTTGATTGTTCTCCTTCTTGTTTCTTTTTCTCTGAATCTTCCTCTTCTATGATTTCGTTTACCAGTTTTATGTTTTCTTCAAACATCCAAAATGGCCACTCATCCATTGATATTTCTTGAGTTTTGAAATGTTTTTGTAGCAATAACTTATTCTTTAATATATGCTTCAAAGGCATCGTGAATAATGAAAATACCTGAGGCTCCGTTGGGAAATTGCATATCTGTGTGGACCTCCTCACCACACGTACAGGTTTTCTTCAATTCCTTGATACCAAAAGTCATTTTACTTACAGCTGCGTTTAGGAATTGGAATGAAATATCATCTATTTCTTCAAACTCTTTAAGTTTAGCTTTGATTCCTTCATATGTAATTGTAGTTCTTCCACCTAACATAAAAGGAATAATCTTTAAGAAAGAAAGATTTGGAGTTCTTTTCTCATTATTCTCTCTTAAGATATAATCTGTGAAAGCTTTTTGAAGACCAATATTTGGTGGTGTTAATTCAAAGTTTCTTCCGTTTACTGTAGAAAAGTGATATGTTCTATCAGATAAACTGAAATATCTATCCAATTTTTCATCAACATCATGGAAAGTAAAGTTTTCTCTTTTAAGATCAATTGATAATTCAGTAGAACAAACTCCACATTTCGCTGGAATTGTTAATGTATTTCCTTGTTGGAAAGTAAGTTCTCTTATTAAGAATAGTAAATATAATCTATCTTGGTCTTTCACTTCTAGATAAGAACCTATTTTACCATCTGAGTATTTAATTCTTACACAAGATTGTAACATATCATTCATTTTTTCTACTATATCATAAAAGTTATTATCATCAACCATTGAATATGCTTGAATTTCTCTTACTTTTGCTGGTCTTACCATAAATAGTGTGCCAGTTGGGTAGAAATCACCACAAGGTAACTCTTCAATATTGAAGTTAAAATACTGAAGGTCAGTTGTTCTTGTATTATCAACTTTTGGTTGAGCTACAAACGGGATATCAGAGTTTTGTGAGTTATTACTTGAGCTATCTATACCACTAAGATGTTTCTTAAGGTATTCTTCTTCACTCATTTCGTTTTCATTAGACATATTGTGTAATTATTTTTTATTTTATTATATATTAGTATTCGTTCTCTCTTCTGTTTTTTGAACAAATATATTTTTATCGTTAGTTTTATAACTAAAAAAGAGTAGAAAGTTTAACTATTTTAAAATAAAAAAACCAGATATTTCTATCTGGTTTTTTTATTTTTTATTATTTATTATCCATTCATGAAACCACCTGCGTTGATTGCTCCAGTTCTAAGAATTGTAATGTTATTCACAATTATTCCCATACCTTTGATTGGTTCAACATATGTATCAAGGACACCAATTTGGTTATCGATAATCTCATTAGTGTTATTTTCCTCATCCATTTTATTGAAGTAGTTAAATAAACCATTTCTAGAAACGTAAGTCTCACAAATTACGTCAGCTCTAAGTTTAATCTCAGCTCTAATATCAGGTGTATTAAATTTCCATTGGAAGTCTAATAACATACTTGATAATTCTCTTTCAAGTTCGATAAGGACCTCTCTAACGTGAATGTAAGAAAGAGCTGATTTGTAAAGTGTTTGAGCTGTGTTTTCAGTCTCAATTACATTTCCTCTATTTCTCTTGAACACGATAGGGTTCATTTGAGCTTGGTTAATATATTCGATATCAGTTAAAGTAAAATCCATTTCAGTTTCCACGATGTTAGTGATTCTACCATTAGTAACACCCGCTGCAATTGTCCAAGGAGTTATACCACTTGCATTTGAGTTTTGTTTTCTCATATATGTAGTTGCTACCCATGCTGCTGGTGGAACATCAACTGGTCTACCATTATCATTTGTAACTACATACGGCATAAAGTAACCAACACAAGTTGAACCTGCTCCGTCACCGAATGAGTAAAGGAATGCTGGTGAACTTTCAGGGTCTCCTCCACTCGCTACATACTCTAATTGTAAAACTCCTTCAGAGTTAACAAAAGATGGAGAAGATGAGTTTTTGAATGACTTCATCGAAGGCATGTTTAAGACACCAAATGCGTCTAATCTATCACCACATATATCAACCAATTGTTGTTTAGATCTTTCAGTCAGACCAAGTCCAAATGAATCTATTAAATATCTAAAGTCAATTGCTTCTTTATTAGTTACTGCTTTGAACAATGGTGTTCCTTTAGCAACTAAGTTAAGAATAGAGTTTTGTCTAGCTTCAGTTCCATCAGGTAAAGATGCTTGTCTAATTCTAAATCCTTTAAGAGATATTGCCTTGTAAGTTGTTGCGTAATTGTCAACAGAAGTATATCTTGTAGCTTGTAATGCTGAACCACTATAACTTGTTGCGATTCTAGAGTCACAAGTGATTTCAACTAAAGTAGGATCTCCACTATATTGTCTTTTAGAAAGAATTCTTGTAAGTTTTCTTGGGACTTCACCAATTGCTAATAAACTTGAGTCATAGTATGCTGATAAGAAGTCACCAACTCTTACTTCAGTGTATCTTGTTCCTGTTACAAGTATCTTATTAGGTACTTGAATATATCCAGCTGGTAATTCAACTTCGATTGTTTGTTTGAAGTTTGATTTAGCTGATTGAATAAAGAATGTATTATTTGATGTTACATCTACCGGCTCAGTTGCTGTGAACGTTTCATCTTTGAACTCAACTTCTAAAACTCCATCATTATCTAAATACATTTTTAAGTAATGTTTGATATTGTAATCAAATATAGTATTTACATTAAATAATTCTTCATATACTACTTCTTCAGTTACTCCATATGCGTAGTATCCAGCACCATATCCAAGGTCTGAAGCTAATGACGAATCGGTATCTATGATAGTAAATGTACCCGTATTCTTTTCTGAATTAGGAACTATAAATTGGTCATAAGTACCCCATGCTGGGTCAACTGAACTTTCAATCACTACATAATTATTTCCAGCGAATGAAGAAGTAGGTCCCATATTTGTTCCACCATTTGTATTATCTTCACCATCAATGAATATTACATTTACTGTATCTCCAACCGCAAATGGTGGAGCGATTGTAATTTTATTTGAGTAGAAGTAATCTCCTGTATTAATTATTCCATCAAAGTATCTTGAGTAGAATTTAGAGTATCTACCAACAACACCATTAGTACCTGTTGGTTGTGCTTCTTTTGTAGATACAGAATCAGTACCAAGGATAAACTCGTTATCTACTGTGTAGAATGATAAGTAACCTTTCAATACATCAGCTAATTCAACATTAGTTAAACCAGTGTTTAATACAAATGATTTGTTTGATGTTGTTGTTGTTGCAACAATATCAGTTATAGTCATTGATGAAAGACTTACTTTTCTATATCCAAGATTTGGACCTAAACATATAGACATTTTATCTTTATTAGATGAACTAATTAGGTCAACTAATTTATAGAACATCTTAAATCTTCTATATTGTTTGTAGTTAGCTGGTGATGCAGATGTGTTCGTGTTTTGGAACTCAACTTTAATTGAACCTGCTGTACTTTGTGTTGCGATAAAATAATCATCTGTAATTGATGTTCCAAATTTGTAATCAACAAAACCTGATGTTGTACTACTTGTTCCAATATTTACTGGATTTATTTTTACAGATGTTGGGATAATTTGTTGATTTATCATACTAAATGTAGCGTATCCAAGAACGATGTCACTTAAAGCAACCGTTGGATTCGCTGGTGTTCCTGCTGGACTACCAACCAAATTACTTGTTACTGAAATCTCACCTGTTGAATCAAGTGTGAATACAGATGCAAATGTTAATTGTGATCCTGAAAAAGCATAATCACTAGCTGTTATTACTAATGATGTTGTTCCAGAAACAGGAACTTCTTTATCACCAATTACAGCAAATGCTCCAGATGCAACATTATATGATATAGATATTGATGCAGATGCTGCTGAAACTGTTGAGTCTTGAACAACATTATGAACATAATTCTCACCAAACCAAGAAGTTCTATTATCGAAGTTACTAGCATCTATAACACCACTTGATACAGGACTATCTCCTGGTAAACTTGAGTCAAATGCGTGTGGAAATTGAACATAACTAAAACTACCACCTAAGACAGCTGTTACGTTACCTGGTAAATCAAGAGGAACTGCTGTAATCTCAATTGATTCAGCTATAGTTTCTTTATAAGATAAGAATTCAATATCAGTCTCATTCTCACCAGCTATTGTATTACCAACTAAGTCTAATAAACCATTGTAATAGTCTGTTTCAACTAAATCAGCATTGAATGAACAGAATAATCCAGTTCTATCAGTATCTCTGTTAATTGTAGTTTCAATAAATATGTTTGTTCCGTTTGAATCTCTAAAATATGGAATCAATGACAATCCTTCGTAGTATGCTAACAATGTAACATTTCTATCATTAGCGAAAGATCTTAATTGAGTTTTAACTAAACCAGATGCGTTAAAGTAAGCACTCCATCTTGTATCAATTGCCAATTCTTGATAATTTGACCAGTCACCACTAACAACGATAACATCAACTAAATAGTCAGATGCGAAGTCATTAGCATTAACATATGCTGGAAGTTTTTCAATAGAACCATACCATTCGATTAATGTTCTATCAAATCCAGTTCTAGCACTTTTTACTACAAATGCAGTAACATACTTATCAGATAAGTTTGTTAAGCTGAATGCTCTTTCAGAATATCCAACATTACTTTTTGTAAGATTCATGAAAGACTCAGCGTCTCTTTTCCAGAATCCAGTAGTATCAAAGAATCTTCTATAAGGTCCTTCTCTTTCTATATCATTTACATATCCTGAAGATGCTGATAAAGATTTATATTCAATTAAATCTAATGTATCATCTGTAGTTAAAAGATTGATAGCGAAAACAGGAGATGACTCTAACATCTTAGCTATTGTTCTGTGGAAAAAAGAACCTTTTCTTTCTAAACCTCTGTCCAATTGACCAAAGATAGATTCAAGATCACCTGTAGTAGTTAATCTAATAGGAGTATTAACTGGTCCTTTTTTAGACACACCAATTACCATGTTAGTAATTCCCTCTACTATTGGGCTACTGATAATTGAATTGTCAAATTCTTCTATGAAGATTCCTGGTCTTTTGTATTTTCCAATTTGAATTGCCATATTATTTATAATTTTTTTTATGTTATGTAGTATATATAAAACTTAAAAAACGATATTTTTTCTATTTTTGAGTTTCTGAGGATATTTTTTTAATATAATCCATCATTTCTTTTTCTACATTAGACATTTTTGTATCAAGAGCCTTTTGAGCATCTGAAATATCTTTAACTAATGATGATATAGTAGTAGTTTTAGTCGATATTCTTGTATTTATATCGGTTAACTTTTTACTAACAGCAGCTTTTGTACTAGTTTCAGTTGCTAAACTTAATTCTTCTTGAAAATCATCTTTTGATATTTTATCCTTAGTTATATCTTTTTGAAACTTATCTACTTTTCTTTTAAGATTAGCTACATGTAAATATTCTACTAAAAAAGGATTCCTATCTTTTTCTGGTAAAGTGTCAGTCTTACCAACAATTCCATCTACAGCCGATTTTAAATCAATGTCTGTTAGAGCTGTTAGGTAAGCTTTATCTAGTAAAGGTTTCTTCGTCTTATAATCAGTAAGATTTTTCTTTAATGTTGATAATTTTTCCTTAGACATTTTTAAATCAGGCTCATCAGTGATATTTGTTTCAAAATCAACTTCCTCATTAAATAGTTTGAATTTTTTTAAGTGTCTCATTATTTAAAGCTTGTTGAGTTTATTTCTGGTATTTCTCTTAGTAACTTAGAGAAAGGTGTTTTAAGTTTATCAGTTTCCGCTTTTGATAGTTTATATCTATTATTTGATGGTACTTCACCTTCTAATTTTATTAGAGTTATTATCTCACTTGGTGTTATCTCATCTCTAACTCCTCCTTTTTCTTCTCCACCACCAACTACAATTTTAGATTCATCATCTTTTGATAATCCTATTCCAGTTAATGTTTTCTTATTGGTATTTGCAATTCCACCTGATACATTTATCAATGTTTTTATAGCTATCTTTGCACCATATATTGACCATGGTAATCCATTTGAATTTGTTTCTGTTGTTACATTATTTCCAAGTTTAACGTCACCATCTTTTGAATTATAGTTACCTTTTGGTGCTCCTCTAGATATTGAATTTTTGAATTTTCCAAATCCATTACTAAATAAAACATAAGCAAAGTCACCATCTATACTTTGTATGAAAAAGAAAGTATATTCGGATGATGTTTTGTCTTTTATAGCAAAAAATGTTCCTACCAATTCCTTAGCTTCGGTGTATGGTATCAGAGTTTTTACAAACCTAATATCAATTGGTTTTGGCATACTTCCAGCAACTGTGCTAATTTCATCCATCTCAGCTGTTCCTTCATATGCTATGTCTTTTTCTATATTTGCTGGATCTTTATATCCAAAATATTTATCTAAGAATTTTGATTGTGGACCACCACCATCTTTACTCTTAGTAAAGAACTCATCACCTTCTAACATATCTCTCATAAATTTACCTAAGTTAGATCCAGCTCTGTCGATATATTCATCACCAACTTTCATTCTTGTTCCAACATTAAATATAGGTTGATATTTTTTCTCTTTAAGTATATCCATCACAGCATCATACCATTGATCAAATAACTTATTATTTCTATATGGTCCTCCTCCTTCACCTGCATTTGCTGGTGATCCTGAACCAAAACAAGTATATTCCATGTATGTTTTGTTAGATACTTTACCACCACTTCTTCCAGTTGGTATGACTTGTGTTGTGTGTATTCTATAAGATCTATTAAATATTTTACATATTTCTAATACAGGATCAATACTACTTATTGTAACAGAATCTTTTTTCTCAGCAAGTTTTTTATCTAAGTTTATTCTTATTTTTTCAACCTCGGCTTTGTCCATCATCCACTCTTTTAAGTCCATATTTTGGCCCCACCAGTCTTGTATCTTTGTTATAAAACCTGATTTAGGTCTATCTCCGACCTCACCTGATTTATCTTCTTTTTTATCCTCTTTTTTATCCTCAGGTTTATCTTCTGTTATTTGAGCTTCATCGGCTTCAAATACTTTCATAAATAGATCGTATTTTTTAATAATACTTTCTTTTTTATCTTCGGGTTTATTTGATTTTTCAGTTGATTGTTGTTTTCCAAACTGAAGATTATAATATAAAGCACCTTTCATTGTAGTGTTAAAGATAGCTAACTCATCTTGTAGTTCTTTATCAAGTCCTTCGAATTTACCATCTTCTTTTGTTTTTGATACTATATAAAGTTCAGCCATTCTTTTACCCAAATCTTCAGGCCTAGCCAATAAAGCATTTATATCATTCTCAGAACTAGCTATATCACCAATTTTTGTAATTTTGGCAACTGTTTGATATACTTTTTTAATTGGGTTTTTATATTGGTCATTCTTAAGTGCATTTATATCCTTTTTAAGAAAATCATTTATACCTTCAATTTGAGACCCCTTTTCTTTTGGTGGCATTATTTGAGCAACTACACCATGTAGTGATTTTATTAAGTTATAAACTTTACTATCTGACTTTGGTGGAGCTGGTGGTACTGGTGGAGTAGCCTCGTTAATTGAGTAAACCCAATTAAATTCATACTCATGTGATGCATTAACAGATTGTGTTGCCCCAACTGTAGTTGTTGTAGCTCCTGTTGTTGGTACCTTTTTCTTAGCTAATTCTGCTTTTTCAGCATCTGTTAATTTTCCGTCTTTAAACCCTTTATTTCCAGCTAAGTGTGGAAGAACAGCGTCTGATCTTTTTTTGTTAGCTACTATAAATTTATTAACGATTCTAAGAGCACTTTGAAAATTAGCAATATATGATAGATAAACTTTTTCACCTGAGATTCTTTCAGCTTTTTTCTCTGGATCCATATCCTCTTCGGTTACGTTATCTTCTTCCTTAATTGAATCTAAAAACTTCTTCCATTCATTTAATTGTCTTAGTAACTCATTTTTCTTAGGTATATCAGCAGTTTCTTCTGTTTTTTCAATAGCTATATTAGTTAAGTTTTTTATTTCTTGTAAAGGAGTCTTTTCAACATGCATATTCTTTACAGCCTTTTCTAAGTTATAAAGATATATGAAGTTTCTAATTTTAGCCCATTCAGCTAAATCACTTTCATCTAAGTCATTTACTTTTGATTCTAATAGTAAGTCATCAAATGTACTTTTTAAACGAGAAACAACGCCTTTCATTCTAACTAAATTAGCTTGTATTTTAGCTTTTCTGATTGTACTATTAATTAATCTACCTAATAATGAGTCACCCCAAGGAATATCATTTGCAAAAGGACCACTATCTTCAAGTATTAGCTCGAAATCAGATGATTTATATTCTTCTTTCAGAGATGGATATTTTTCTTCTAAAGATTTAAATTCATTTACTTTATTGATACTTTTTCTAAGAAATTCATCTCTTCCACTAATATACTTCATATAAATATGTATTTTTTTCAAAAGTATATATTAAAAGATTTAACTCTATTTTTCATTATTCATAATAAGTCCGTATATTTGAGACATTGATAATATTTATTGAAAATAATAAAAAATATATATCATAATATTTGATTTGAATTGAAATTATTGTTATATTTGTATAAATAATAAATCCACTATGAAAAATATAATCTGTATCGACTTAACAAAATACAATCAAAGCAAACTTCAAGAACTTGCTTCTGTATACAAACTTAATTATGATTTCTTAGACAAACATAAAAAAGCTGACTCTGTTAAAATCTGGATCGACTTGAGTTCTGGTATATTAGTGGCTTTTACTACTAAGAAGATCACAAAAATGATTTACTCTGACGAATACATGGATTTCTTGTCAAAAATGGAAACAATCACATTGGCTAAAAAAGAAGTTGTAATGGATGTAGATTCAATACTTGATAAAATTGCTAAATATGGTATCACATCCATAACTGAAAACGAAAAAAGTTTTCTTGATGGTCAATAAAAATACCTATTTTTATACAAATCTTAAAAAACCGGGAATAATTCCGGTTTTTTTATTTTAAAATATATTTTTTTTAAGCACCACCATTTTTTGATAAAAAATCAAGGTCAATTATTTAACTGTTCAAAAATTGAATATATATATTATACAATTAAATTTTTTGTATGAGATACATAGAGCTAAAATATCGTAATAAGACTTATACCACAGAGGTAGAAATCGATGATATTCTTTTAAGTGAGAATTTTTATTGGTTAATCGACTCGGAAATCGAGAATGCTCAAATTGAGATAGAAAAAGGTACACTTATTTGGAATGGTGGTAGTTTCTTTACTGGAGACTGGCACTATGGTATTTTTAAAAATGGTGACTTTTATGGAAATTGGGAAAACGGGATATGGGAGAGTGGTAATTTTGGGGGAAAATGGCATAGTGGTGTTAATTTAACTCAAGATATAAAAAAATAACAAATTATTATGAAGAGAAAAAGAATTGTTCTTGAAGAAGAAAGAGCTAAGGAAATTTTGAATCAAAATGTAATCAGAGTTAAAAAAGAATCAGGTGATTATTTTTTTGAAATAGGAAAAGAGTCAACTTCTGACATTGCAGAAGGTGTATCAATTCTTATGAGAAAATTAGAATGGAATGACCCGATTTGGAATACCGAGATAGATAAAATAATTTATGAAGATATAACACCTGAGAAGGCCTTATTTTGGTTAACAGGTGGTTATGCAGAGTGGAGAACACTAAACCACTATAATAAACCATGGTGTGATAGTTATTTAGAATTTCAAGAAGAATTTGGATTTCTAATAATAAATATCATTAAAAAATCAAAAAAACTAGCAGATGTAAGAGACGGATTTGTAAAGTATCTTAATCTACCAATTTTATACAACTTTGCAATTAGTAGAGATATGGTAAAATAAATAAAAAATATATATGTTAATTAAAATCCCATCTAAATGATGGGATTTTTTTTTAATATATAATTACATGGAACAATTAAAATCTATTTGTCGAAATGCCTGGTGTAAAGCGACTTTTGTTTATAGAAAAGAAGATATGGTACCTGTGAATCCAGATGTTAAAATAACAAAAAATGAACCAATGGATGATATTGAAATGATGGCTCCTTTATATTGTTATAAATGTAAAAGCTTTGATTCTGAACTTAGTGGTGGAATTGAATGGAAAGATAAAGAATATGAAGGAAGTAGATTTGATGGTATGCCTCATCAGGTAAGATATAAAGTAACAAATTTTAAATAATGAAAGCTCACTTTTTTGACATCGATGTTATATTAAATACTAATAGTATGGTTTGGGTTGTGGATAAAGCTGTGCCTAGTATACCTATATTAAAAATATCTCAATCCGAGTTTAATTTAATAAAAAAAGGTATTTATAAAGGTCAAGAAAGCTCTATGAAGTTTGGAGGAACCGACTATTGGGTTTCTTCGGATTTTATGAATAAGATAAAAGTTAAATCTAAAAATCATCAAGCTAATTTTTCTAATCTAATATTCTCTATGCAGGAATTTATGAATAAAGAGTTAATGGAGAATTTAGAATATACACTAAATTTAGATAATATACTACATCTTAAAAATACAGATGATGATATTTACTTTATATGTTCTAGAAATAATAAAAGAAACTATGAAGTAATGATTTCTAAAATAGAAGAGAAATTAAAAGAAAATGGATTAAAAATTAAAAAGTATTATTTCATCTCTGAGACATTCTATAATAGAAATAGTGATGATATATCTTATAAAAAAGCTAGACTATTACTACAACACATTATAGGATTGAAAACAGAAGGTGATAAATTCACTGAAGAAGAGTTACAGAAATATACTGAATTGTATTTTTATGATGATGAAGAAAATGCTATAAAATTAGCAATCGATTCAAATAAACTCTTAACCGTTTTACTTTCTAATACCGATTCTAATTTAAAGGATAGAATTAAAAGTGAATTAAAACAAGAAGAAAGATTACTTTTTGTTAACCTTGTTACTGGTAATAGAGTTAACCGATTCGTTACAACAAAGGTAAAAATTGAATTTAGTAACTTGATTAAGGCTTTTGAAAGTTTTAAGTATAGATAATTTACTTAGAATCTTTATCTTTCCCTATCATCGCATTTTTAATCAAATCATTCAACTTTCTGTTATCCATGATAGCACCTGTATCTGACTCTGGCATTTCTCCTGAGAAGTCATCAATTGCTTTTTGAACATCTGGACTTTCGATTTCGTTCAAACCTAAATCTTTTCTTAGTCCTTTATAAAATTTCTCCAATTCAGTTCTTTGAGTAGATGAGAATTTAGAGTTTTCTCTAATTTGGCCAATTGTTTGGTTGACAACCTCGTGCATTCTTGCTGAATTGTCACCATTATCTACTTGTCTCAATTGTGATAAGAAGTTCTTTCTAGTCATTTTTGATAAGAAGATTGTTTCAGCATAAACTAAAGCATCATCTCTCAGCTTATTTTTTATATATGGGTGTTCTTTTAATTGTGGTACGTCACTTAGATATAAATCTACAAGTGATTCTAATACTTCCATTGATTGTTGTGAAGCAACGGTCATATCTGAGTCATAATCATACATCTCAATTGCTCCTAAATCTGGTAAATCTTCAGGTCTTGCTAAGTGTTTGCTGATATCAAATTCTCCGCTTTCGGACTGAATTTCATCAAATTCATCCTTTATTCTATTTCTTTCATTTTCTGCTTTTGACATAGAAGGTGGTTTTTTACAATATATATTAAAAAGATATTGTTCCTAAAATTATGGCAGTAGCTAAACAACAAGAAAGACAGATGATTTTCACTACTAAATTAGTAGATGAAGCAACAGATAAAATAAACGATGGAGTAGTCGTTAAAAGATACCAAAACCCTTGGTTAAAAAGTGAGGTTGGTCTTCGAAGAGCGGGTGCCTCATTTAAGATGACACCTGACGAACAACAGGAGTATGTTAGATGTGCTTTAGATGTTCACTACTTTACCGAAAAATATTGTAAGGTTAAAACAGAAGATGGATCTATTGATAATATTCTACTAAGAGATTATCAGAAAGAAATGCTTGACAACTTTGTTAATAATAGATTTAGTATTTTAATGGCATCTCGTCAGGTAGGTAAGACTATCTCATCTTCTATTTTTATGTTACATACTATTCTATTTAATAATGATAAGAACATAATGATTGTTGCCAACAAAGGTGATACCGCTGTTGAAATTGTTGATAAGATTAAATCTATCTACTCTTTATTACCTTTCTTCTTAAAACCCGGTATTAAAACTTGGAATCAGAAGTCATTAACATTTGAAAATGGATGTAGAATTAAAACATCTGCTAGAACAAAGACTCCGGCTATTGGTTTTACGATTGACGTACTTTACTTAGATGAGTTTGCTCATATTCCTTCAAATATTATTGAACCTTACTATACTGCTGCTTTCCCAACCGTATCAGCCGTTCAAAATTCAAAGATTATTATTACATCAACTCCAAATGGTATGAATTTATTCCATAGATTACTAATTGATGCTGAACGACCAGATGGAGATCCACTAAAGAATAACTATAAAGCGATGAGGGTTTATTGGTATCAAGTTCCGGGTCGATTTATAACTTATATTAGATTAAACGCTCATAAAATGTATGAGTATGGTGTTACTAAAGAAGAGATATTTCAAGTAGTGCAGGATAGATGGTCTCAACATACAAAACTTGAGATGAAGTATATCACTGATAATATGAAAGATGTTATCTATGTTTATAATAATGATAAATGTACAGATGAAGAAGTTAAGAAAACAACTTTTATTGATAAGAATGGATTTGAAGTTCCTATTTTAGCTATATCTGAAATGACAACTTGGAAAGAAGAGGCTATAAAGGATATCGGTGGTGAAGATGCCTTCAATCAAGAATATGGACTAAGATTTATTAATGCTTCTAAATCATTACTTAATGAGGCTATTATTGATGATTTGTTGAGAAATAAAAAGAACTATGTATTTGAAGAAATACAAGAGTTTGATAGAAAACTTAAATTTAGTTATAACGACTTAAAGTGGGTTGATGATGATGATATATTCATACCACTTAAAAGAAAAGATTATAAAATAGTCATTTCAGTTGATATATCTGAAGGTTTAGGTCAAGATTACTCTATAATAAACATTTTTAGAGTTTCTGAGAAACCGAAAGATCTCATAGAATCTCAAAAAGCGTCTTATAAATCTATTGTTGATTTCTTTAGACTAGAACAAATTGGTATTTTCAGAAATAATTTTATTTCAGTTAAACAATTAGCTGAGTTACTTTATATGATCGTCTTTGAATACTTAAATCCAGAAAATATTAAAGTAGTAGTTGAGTTAAATAACTATGGTAATACTTTATTTGCTGAGTTACCACATGTTTTTGATGGTAATAATAACTATGGTTCTTCGGTTTTTGTTAGATATAAACATAGAGCTGACGCAACTGAAGAAAAAATGGGTTTAAAGGTAGGTGAGAATAAAAATCTTATGGTTAAAGATTATCAAGACCTAATGCAAAGTAAATCATTTGTTATAAACAATGAAGATAATATCAGAGAAATAACAACTTTTGTCAAGCACACAACAACAGCCGGTAATACTAGATATGCGGCTGATGTTGGGAATGATGATAGTGTTATGACTATAGTTAATGCTACTACTATATTTAGTAGACATGAATTTTCTGAAATGGTAGAGGATTGGTCTAGTAAATTTGTTGATAAAGAATTTACAAACTATGTTCAAGAAAGTCTTAAAAATATGGACTATGTTGACGGAGTTGATTATGGACAAGTCCTGAAAATAAGAAAGCAACAAATGAATAGATATAAAGGTAGTCAGGGGAAAAACTGGTTTAATAGTTAATCATTAGACTCCATAGTTGCTGAAAGACCAGCACCTCTTAGTTTATCTTTCATTGTTGAGATTGTTTCTAAATCTCCGTATTTAACATCACACTTTCCTCTATAGTGAATTATATGAGCACATTGATTAGCTTGTTCTAACTCGTGGTTACAAACTTTCATTAAACAAGTAATAACCCAATCAAATGTATTGTGATCATCATTGTGAAGAATTAGCTTATAAGGTTTTGCTAAAATTTCTTGTACTTTCGATTTTGTTTTCTTCTTTGTAATTGTTGCCATAAATTATATATTTTTATATTTAGTCTCTTCTTTTTTAATAACGTCTACTATTGTTACATCAACATGATGTTCAGATGCCCATTCTTCAAATTTAACTAAGTGTTCGTGTCTATCATCATACATAACAAACTCTTTAACACCAAGTTCTTCTATTTTTTCTTCAAATAGTTTAGTTTTAAAGTTATATGTGTCACCTCCCCAGTTTAAGTGGATTTCATCAAATGATAAATTGTGTTGATTTAGAATACTCATAACATTAGCAAGCATTCCTTCCTTCTTTTTAAGACGACCAGTTGCTAAAATAACATAGTTATCTGGATCAGCCACTGCTTCTAAATACTTAGCATATACCCATTGATTTAATGGTACATAAAATATTTCTGGATCAATACTTTCTGGTCTACCCCACCAACCATTGTATGGCCAATCTGTTCCGGTTTTTTCTTTCCAAATTTTTTCACCTTCTTCGGGTTTTGGCGTGTGACATAAGGTGTCATCAAAATCGAATGATATTAATCTTTTATACTTCATTTACTATTTATAAATTTTATCGAATGCAAATATAGTGAAAATATTAAAAAGATAATAATTTATCACGAAACATTTATTATTTTATATATATCATTAAAATTAAAAAGTTTTTATGAAACTGGATATTAAATCTATACTGATTTTGGTATTACTTGGATTCTCACTTATATTTTTCTATATGTGGTATTTCAGAGGAAGTGATAACTATAAAGATGACTTAAAAAAATTAAAACAAGAGAACAAAGAACTTCATGAAAAGAGAGATTCGATTCAATTACACTTAAACTCTCTTAATATTAGTTTTAATGAGTTGAGAAAACAAGATTCTCTATTAAAAATTAAAATTTCTGATCAAGAATTAGAAATACAGAAATTTAAAACTAAAGCTAATGCTTCTAAAGAACAACTTAATAAGTTATTAAAGGAGATGGAAGAAACAAGAAAGAAAATTCAAGAATTAAAAAATAATCCTCCTAATAGAACTGATCAGGATTTAATTAATTCTCTAAAAATTAAAACAATAAAATGAAAAATTTAATTAAATATATTATTTGTGTATCTTTTTTATTTTTAACAATGAGTGTTTCGGCTCAAGTAATAGAATATCCGAGATTTGAGACTGACTCATTGGGTCAAAAAGTTATTGTGATGACAATTGAACAAGCACAAGCACTTGATAATAAAACAGATTTAATTCCACTTTTTGAAAAACTTAATGTTCAAATAGGATCAGTTGATTCCGCTTGTATTAAAGTTATTAATGAAAAAGATATGGTGATTGCTAGTCAAGAGGTTCAATTAAATAATCAAAAGTCTTTAATAGTAGTTAAAGACAAGGAAATATCAAACCTACAAAGTCAAATTATTGATTATAAGAATAAAGAACTTACATATATTAAAGAAATAGAGAATAAGGATAAAGAAATAAAATTACACTTAGATAAAATTCACAAACAAAAAGTAAAAATGATTATTGGTGGTGGTATCGGTGGAGTGGCTATAATAGGCTTAGTATTATCTTTACTTATTCATTAAATGATAAAAAATGAGTTTTTAGACTTAATATATAATCTATAAAAAATATTCAAATAAAATGAAGCATATTAGAACATTTGAAACCTATCGTATTAAAAAGAACAGAGAAGAAATTATTAAAGAGTCTGTTTTTCAAGTAAACGATATTTATAAAGTTAAGACTATGATTGATATTCCTCAGTCATTAATTAATGCTTATGTGAAGAAAGTAAAAGATACTACTGGTAAAAACCTTCGTCAATTTTTTGGTGATGTTGACATCGCTGAAGAAATCGTTAAGTATATCAATATGAACAACTTAGATGTTGAAAAAATTCCAGGTGGAGCATTAATGGGTGGTCAAGCACAAGGACAAACTCAAGGTCAAGCACAACCACAAGTACAAACTGAAGGTGAGGCTCAAACTCAACCACAAGCTCAACCACAAGCTCAGCCACAGGCTCAACCACAGGCTCAGCCACAGGCTCAACCAGAAGGTCAAGCACAAGCTCAACCAGCTCAAGGACAAGCTCAACCAGCTCAAGGACAAACTCAAGGTGAATTTGAAGAACCAGCACAAGGTCAAGGTCAAGGTCAAGCACAAGGTCAAGCACAAGGTCAAGCACAAGGTCAAGCACAAGCACAAGGTCAAGCACAACCAGTTCAAGGACAAGCACAAGCTCAACCAGCTCAAGGTGAAGAAGAGGAAGAAGAGGAAGAAGAAACTGAAGAAGGTGAAGAAGAATTACCTCTTTAATCTATAAATATTCAAAGAATTAAAACCCATCAAGAAATTGATGGGTTTTTTATTTAATATATAGTATATGAAATTCATTAAAACATTTGAGAGTTATAACGATGATACATTGATTATTGTTGATGTTCAGAAGTCATTTAAAAAGTTCTTTTCTGAGATGTACTTAAATGAATTGAAAAAGTATTGTAAAAACTTTCAAAATGTTTATCAATTGTGGGATAATCATGTCGATGGTAAAAATGTGGATAAAGATTATTTATATGATGATAAACCTGATATTCCAGTTCATAAAGACCTTTATCATTTCCCTAATCAGAAAGACCTTATAGAAAAAAGATATAACTATGATGTAGATGCTGATTTTTATAAAAAGATTTTAGATAAAGAAGTTTATAACAAAGTTAGTAAAATGGAAGAAGAGAAAACTTTGAAAAAAGGTGATATCTTCAATACTAAAGAAGGAACTATTATTACTTTTATAAATAATAATCATGTCTGGTTTCACGTTCCTAAGAAATTATATGAACTACTTAAATCGTTAAAAGGTAGAGAAGTTACAATTGTTGGTGGTGCTGATTCTGAATGTTTAGAAGATGTAGTTACAACCGCTGAAAGTCTTGGGGTTAAAATTAAAAGAGATTATAAGTATATTTATACTGCTAGTAGTTGTCCTATTTAATCCTCTTCGGGTTCGGGCATATCAAAAGAAATTCTAATTACATCTCCGTCAAATCCAACTGAACATAATTCAAAGTTTGAAAAGTGTTCAAATCTTGGAACTATTTCTTCTTCTAAAATTTTGAATATATTTTTAATTTTGTTATTATTACTCATAATAACATCTAAGTTATTCTTTAATTTTTGAAGATTTTCAATTTGATTGTCAACAGAGTCTTGTAATTCTGTATAGAATTCAGTGACATCTTGTGGGTCATCTGTTGGTGGTAATATATCATTTAGGTATCTAGCTGTTAGATATGTTCCTTCTTCATCTACATCATCATTGGTTATCTGAGGTATAGTTAATTCACAATCATAAAAATAATCATTTTCTAGAAAGCCATTATCAAGATTTTTGGTATAATCATGAAATTCACATTGAAAATAATCAGATAAATCCATCATTATTTCCTTAAATGTTTCAAAGTCACATTCTTCTTCAGATGCTTCATTAAATTTCTTTAGATAAACTAGTTTTTTCATAATACTATATATAAAAAAATCCAGTCAATTTTAGATAACACTTACATAAACTTCATATTCTGATATAGTGAAGGCTATTTCCATCCATTCCTGATATCTTTCAGGATCCTCATATATGTTTACTTTTAATGTGTATGGTAATCCAGATATTTCTGGTATATAGGATAATATTTGTTGTGTAAGATCTCCTTGTATTACATCAGCTGATAGTCTTGTTTCATGTAGTAATTCTACTAAATTTCCTCCAAAATTTGGTAATCCAAAAACATCACCTTTATTAGTAAATAATATCATCTGCCATTTTTGTATAATGACACTTATAATATCATCTTCGATGATTTTTGAATCAGTGAATCTTGGATGACCTGGGTATAATATGTAGAAATCTGTAAAATCAGCTGGCATAACATATATATTAAATATATTATACCCTTATTTAATTTAAAATGTCTCTAAACTTTCCAATTATAGTCAGACCCAATATTATTGGATCTGTATTAGTTTCTAACTTAGATGAATAATCAGCTATAATAAAATTACAATCAAATAATTTATCTATATTCTTACTTTCGGATATAGACCAATCAATAAATGGTTTACCTAATAGTTTAATCATTACATCAATTTTTTCAGGTCCAAAGTTAGACATTAAGAAGTGATATATCTTTTCATAATCCATTGACTTATCATATATACAAGAGTATAAATCTAATTTTACCTTATTAGACACATTGGATGAATTTTCACCTAAACTACCAGTTTCTAAATAGTTTTGAACCTCGACCATTATAGATCTGAAGTCAGGAAACTTTTTAGTAATAATAGAAACTAAATCTTCTTTAGGAATTTCTTTACCTTCTTTAGGTAGAATTACATTGTTGATTCTTCTGTAAACTTCTTGTTTAAGATATTTCTCTTCTTCAAGATTTTGACAATCAAAATTTATTTGGGGTATTCTTGATTTAATACCATCTGAAATCTTATTTAAGTGATTCGTTGTAATGATAAATCTAACATTCTTATTATATTTTTCAATAAATGCTTTGAATGCGTCTTGGAATTGAGCCGACACTCTTTCAAACTCATCTAAGAAAATATATTTAATATCGGAATCAGTCTCCATCATTGGAGTGAACTTACAGAAATCTTCAATCTCACTTCTTAAAACATCAATAGATGTGTATAAAGAAGAGTTAAGTTCTAAAAATGGTTTATCTTTTGTATATTTTCCAATAAGAATTCTAGCCAAACTTGTTTTTCCAGTTCCAAAGTGACCATAGAATATAAAGTTTTGATTGACACCATTTTCAAAGTGTTTCCTGATTCTAGGTAAAAGAATGACATCCTCCATAGTTTTTGGACGCCACTTTTCCCATAATAGTAATGATTTAACAGACATATTTATTCGCTTAATTAATAGGTATATAATCTCATGAAGAGAAAGTTTATATTTAATATATATGACTATGATAGGAGAAAGATTTAATTTCGAAGACATATTTTTTAGAGATCTTACCGTTTGTGTTTTAGATACACTTGAAGGTCAGATAAAATGGATTAATAGATTTTCCTCAGGTGATAAATTTGTTCAGGTTCCTTTTTACTACTCTCTTACAGGAGATGAAAGATTTTTACTAGATTCTTTTCAAGATGATATTGTTTCTGAAAACAGATTTGTTGAATTAAACACTGATTTAATACCAAGAGGGCACCTAACTATGACTGGATTTAATATTAAATCTGATGAATTCGCCAACCCTAATGTTTGGTTAAGAATGGTTGTTGAGAACGAGGTTGAGATTAGAAAAGTTTTAGCTAAAGTTAGAGCAGTTCCGGTTACGGTAAATTATGATTTAGAAATATTACTTAGTTCTGAGATAGATACCTTTAAATGTAGTCAAGCAATATTAGACACACTTTGGTTATATAAATTTATGTATTTTGAACATAACTTTATGAATATAGATGCTGTTATATTGATGCCTGATAGTAATTCAATAGAAATGGCTAGAGAGAAGAATTTAACATCTGATAATAATATTAAATTAAAAGTTTCTTTTACTGTTGAGACTTATTATCCAGCTTTTAGAAGAGATAGAATTAATTCAACTGGATATCCTCAAACACAAGGTTCGGGTATGGCTGATTCAAATGGATTTGCATTGGCTGGTGGAATTTCTGATAGTTTTGCACAACCTGGTTCTCCGGGTTATGGTAGTTCAAATTCTTTTGGTGGTGCTCCTGGTGCTTTTCCTGGTTCTCCTGGTTCAGGAAATCAACAAAATCCTAGTGGATATGTTGGTGGCGGTCCTGGTGGATCTGGTGGTCCTGGTGGTGGAGCTATCAATCCCGCATTTGGTACCGTTGGTGGTAGTGAGAATGCTGGTGGTAATCAAGGTCCAAATGGAAATATTGGTGTGACTGGATCGTTCTATAATACACAAGGTTCTACAAGTCCAGGTGATCCTTTAGGTTCTTTTGCAAATACTGACTTTTATGATATTCGACCAAAAAGAACTAGATGGTTTAATAATATACTGAAGGCAAGAGAAAGAGCATCAGGTGGAAATATAAATCCTAATGCTCAGGACCCTAATAATGCTAATAATGGAAATTAAAAATAAATTTTCAAAAATGGTAAAAAATGACTTTTAAGCCTTAATATATATGTTATATAAAAAAAAATATTTTAAAATATGAAGAATCTTAAACTTGAATTGTTTAACTTCAAAAAGAACTTAACTCTTGAACAGGAGGAAGTATCTGGGATAGTTGAGGGACATATGAATGCTTGTAATGAGTTATCTGAAAAACAAATCATTATCTCTCTTAATGAGAGGCTTAAACCATACACATACGATAAAAGTGTTAAATCTTTGTTAGAAAATCTTAATGATGATGTGAAGAATTATGAGTTATTATATGAGTTGAAAAATTTATATAATGTGATTAATACTAAAAATCAAGGAGAGTTGTATAGACAACCATTAAACGTTCTTCTTCAAACAATTAACTTAGACACTGACCAAGATAGAATGTCTAAAATTCTTAATGAATTAGCTATCTATGATTGGGTACCAGAAGTTAAATTATTTGTTCATAATTTGACAAAATCACCTGAAAAAAGAAATAATCTTTTAAGTGGTGGTAAAGGTGAATCTACATTCACAATTGTTGAACAAGTTGAAGATGGTCACGTTGCTCTTGTTAATGATTCTTGGTTCCTTTTAAGTGAAAATACAATTGAGAAAACTCTTTTAGAAAATCACGTTAAAAACGAAGAAGAATTAAAAAGTCTAAGAATGTTGGAAACGGCTATGAAATATGCTTCAGTTACTGAAGATAGAGTTAATTTCAGAATTTCGGAATATTTAACTATCGGTCTTTCGGTTGGTAAGAAAAGTAGTTTATTCATCAATGATGATGAGATGAACGAAGAGACTACATTGGAAAGTGTATTTGATTCTCCAATTATTCCAATTGTTAATAAAAACTTCTATCCTGTTTTACTTGAGGTTTCTAAAAACTTAGATAAATTTGTAGAATTAGATGTTGTTAAGAGAGTTAATAACTTAATTAACCCTTATTTAGAAATCTTCGCATTCAATTATAAAAATAGTACATATTTATATAGATGTGATGAGAGATATGGTAACTCTTTCTTCAAATATGAATCAGCTTTAGAGTTGGTAAATGAAGTAAGAAATGAATTAAACTATGATTTAACATATTTCTACGAAAATAGATTAGATAAAGAATTAATCGTTAAAAGAAAACTTGAAGATAAAGAAAGAGAAATCACTCTTAAATTAGAAGATGTTCAATTTAACATTGAGAAAGTTAAAGGTTCTATCCAAATGATTGGTGAATCAGCAGTTTTAGTAACAGCTCTTAAAAATTTAGAAAAAAGAAGAGATGTTTTAAACACTGAATTAAACGCAACAAAAGAGTTACAATATAACGAAAGAGTTAGAGCGTAATTTCAAAACATATTAAAAAATCCTCAAATTTATTTGAGGATTTTTTTATTTTAAAACTTTTATATAAAAAAAGTATATAACATGAAATCATGAAAGGTTAAGAACCTTAAAAAAATAATGAATATGAATGTATCTAAACAACAAAGACCTTTATATTGAGGTAATCATATCAAAAGCTCAAGGAAAACTCACAAGAAATGCTGAGAAAATGTTAGAGCTACTAGCAAAGAAAACAATTAAAAAAATGAGATACTGGTCTAATGATGATAAATTAGATTGTTACCAATCCGGATTACTTGATATGTTCCAAAACTGGTACAATTTCAACGAGGATAAATCAGTAAACGCATTTGCTTACTTCACCGAAGTCTTTAAAAGAGGAATAGCTAAGGGGTTTAATGAGTTATATAAGAAAAAAGGCGATAATGATAATTTAATTAAATTATTATCAATAGAGGGATCAAATGATGGCATGGGACTCCACTCACTCTAATATCAATCTAAAAACATTTGATATAGTTATGACACCAGCATTTGGTGCCGCTAATATACCAATAACTATATTTCCTTCAAGACAGAAAAGACGAAAAGAAAAAATTCAAAACTTATTTAAAATAAAAAAACCTCTCAATTGAGAGGTTTTTATTTTTATTAATATTAAGCTTCTGTTTCAACACCACTATATACCGTTTCTAACATTCTTTCTGAAACTAAATAAGGGTCACAATTTGATGCTGGTCTTCTATCTTCAAAGTAACCTTTCTTTTCAATTATAGCTTGTGCTGGAATTCTGATAGAAGTATCTCTTGTAGAAAATCCATAGCTGAAATCATTAATACTTGATGTTTCGTGTTGTCCTGTTAATCTTTCTTCATTGAATAAACCATAGATTTCAATGTGTTCTTTTTGAAATCTCTCTAATTTAGGCATTGTTTCTTTGATTATATCCAATCCACCTTCTTCTCTCATTTCCTTAGTAGAAAAGTTCACATGACATCCAGTTCCGTTCCAGTCCCCTTTTAATGGTTTTGGATGAAGTGAAACATTAGTATCATATTTTTCAGCAACTCTTTGTAGTAAATATCTAGAAACCCATAATTGGTCCGATCCATTTAATGATGTAACTGGACCAATTTGATATTCCCATTGACCAAGTAATACTTCAGCGTTTATTCCTGATATATCTAAACCTACTTCTATACACATATCCATATGTTCTTCAACTATATTACGACCAATAACCGTATCAGCTCCAATACCACAATAATAATCACCTTGTGGTCTTGGATTTAATGAGGTTCCTATTCCTGGGTGTAAAATATCTTTTGTAAATCCTAATGGCAAACCTTCACCTTCAACAAAAGGATTTCCTGTCTTATGTGTTAGTGTGTATTCTTGTTCCCAACCAAACCAAGGTTGTTCGTTTTTATCAATCGTTTCAAGTAATCCTAACTGATTCATTTTTTCTTCTAACTTATATCTGTGATTAGTTATATGTGGAGTTCCGTCAGGATTTAATACTTCACAAAATACTAATCTGTGTGGATATCCTCTGAATGGATCTTTTGTTATAAACACTGGTTTTAAAAGACAATCTGTATTTTTACCTCTTCCTGATTCTGCTTGTAGTGTTGAACTTCCATCGAAAGACCACATAGAGTAATCTTTTGCCAAAAGTGTGTCTGATTTTTCGACAATTTTAGTTTTACTTCTTAATTGTTGTGGTTCCGAACCATCTAACCAAATGTATTCTAATTTTACGCTCATTTTAAAGTTTTTTTTATTTTATGAAACTTTCTCACAATTGTTTTATAAAATGACTATAAATTATTAAAAAAATGAATAAGGTTATTTTACAACTTTGGGAAGAGTCAAATCAAAATGATGGTGTGTTTAGTAATGGATGCTCAATTCATATTAATGAAGATGAAAGAATAAAATTTGTTTCAAATATTTATTCTAATAGAGAATCTGGTGATATACCCAATGAATATGATAGTATTGTTGGTGAAGGAATTGAAGTTTTTCTAACTGATAGTATTTATAATTTATTATCCACTTCAAATTCTGTTAAAATATCTGAGGTTGAATTTCAAAATCTTATAAAATTTGAAGATATAATATATAACACAGAAATGATATGATTACTTTTTTTTATTATTTTATTTTAGTTTTTATATGGACTAAGATATTTCTTGTTTTTAACAAACAAAGATTGGACTTAAACTTTAGAAATAAAGATTTAATGGCTATTAAAAAAATAGACTTAGTTTATTACTTCACAGAATTTCTATTTTTTGTTTGGATGATTATAGGATTATGGTCATCTCAAAAAGTATTATTTATTACTTTACTTTCTCTATATCTTCTTAAATTTCCATTTTATCATTTAAGTAAAAGGTTATATGCAGTTTGGGATAATATACTACCTAGTATTTCTATCATCTTTATATTGATGATATTTATTTATAGTCTTATACATTAAACTTCTTAAGATGATCTTCAGTTATTATAATGAAGGTATATCCCTTTTTATTACACCATTCAATCACGGTTTCCCACTTTTGTTTATTTTTATAAGCCATTTTTAAGTCGTACTCAAAGTTTTTTAGTTTCTTAGTTCCTTTATCAGGTACTTCTAATCTTCCTTCGTTTAGAGCTTGAACCATTTTATACTCTTTCATTGGTTTAACTTCGGCTACTATTTGTTTTAGTTCTCCATTGATTCTCATTTCATAATAAAAGTCAACGTGATATATATGACTTTTGACTTTTGTGTCACCATTATCAAAGTGTGTCATTTGATATGGTATTTGTAAACATTCTGCTCCCCATTTTATAATTTCTGATTTCATGTCTAACCAATACATAATTTTCTTTTCCCAAGAACTTCTAAAATAAACACCACCTTGTGTATTTAACTTAATTACCTTGTCTTTATTCTTAGGTATATAATTTCCTTGATTATAATTAGAGTTATTTGGTTTTGAATTTAACATATCTATAATAGTTTTCTTTATATATAAAAGAAAATTAAACTCATGGGGGAATTGGTTGATAGAATAGGTCTTAGAATGTTAGTTGACGGAGATGGTATAGCAGATAATTTTAAAAATAACTCTTTATATTTTTATAATAAGTATCAAAAATCTGATAAAGATGTTTTTGCTATTGATGTTAAGGATTTAATGCCTGGTATGTTTTTTCACTTACATTACCTTGATAGTTCTAATTGGATGAAGTGGTCTCCTATTTTTGTTACAAACTATAAAAAAATAGGAAAACAGATAATAGTATTTGGTGTTAATTTAAATTTTATACCACTTGAAGTAAGAGCTTTTTTATTTGATAAATTTATTACAGAAGAGGATTTAGACCAAAATAGACCATTAAAAGTTAATTATGAGGGTATGTATGCTGAACTTATAAAGTTTGGATTTGAATATTCTATCGTTGAATATGATGTTAGATTGGTTAAATTAGTTCATAGAATTGATATGAGTTTAGTTCCTAGATTTTTAATATCTGGACACCCTAAAAATAAATATGATCCAGGTAAGTTATTTGATATATGGCAAGTTAAGTTAAAGGATAAGGATAAGAGACATCAAGAAATAATGAACTCATCTATGGATGACTTCTATGATGTTCGAGGAGAAATTTCCGATAAATATGTTGTATTGAAAAAACATATACAAAGAATTCAAAGCAATCAAAAAAAATATGGTAATAAATAATTAATATATAATCATATAAAATATACAAAATACTATGAAACACATCAGAAAATTTGAAGAATTGGATTACTCAACATATATCAGTGCTGCTGATAAATTAGAAGATTTTGGGCAAATCGATAGAGCTAAAGAATTAAGAACACACGCTGTTAATATGTCTAGAAGAGAAGTTGACGAGATGATTTTTGGTATTTTAGTTGGTGGTGTTAGACCTTTTCCTGAGGCTAAGTTCCAAGAGATGAGTTTATTTAGATCAGGTGAGTCTTTTTTACTTAGATCCATATTCAACTCTGGTAATAATACACATAGAATAGACTCTGTTATCGATCCTAAAACAGGTGATATTACTTGGAGTGAAGGTAATAAATTTTTAGAGAAAAGATCAGCTATGAAATTTCAAAAATTAGTAGATGCAATTTCTAAAAATCAAGACGATTTTCAATCATTTTTCGTTGAAAGTAAGCTAACTTCAACAGATTTGAAGGTTGTTTTTAGAACTTTCTATGTATAATTCAACATTATCAATTGTTTGGAGGGACTCTTTGATTTTAATATATAATATAAATTTTATTAAAACAATAAATGGCTTCTTATAATCAATCTAATCAAGATACATCAAATTCGAATTTCGCTTACACAAATAGTGCAGTTGAAAACAAAGGACTTTTTAATAGAATTTTAAGAAGTTTATCATCATATGGTATGAATTATGATGATATGATTGTTAGAAATCAAGTAGGTATTGGTATCAACGAAGATCCATACGCTGCTAGAGGTAACTCAATGTATGATTTCTTTTCTCAAAGAGCCGTTGCTTCGGTATTAAATAGAAAATCTATTCCTTACTTAGATAAAGCATATGGTGATAAAAGAAGAATCCTAAGAGAGTATTCTATTAAAGATGAGATTAGAGACTTTGTTAGTTCGATAGCTGATGAGAGTATCGTTTACAATGATGATAGAGACTTTTGTTCTCCAAAAACATTATCTAATGAGTATCCACAAGAAGTAAAAGATAAATATCAAGAGTATTTTGAAAAAATTTATAATAAGTTTGGATTCGGTGATAGTATCACGGCTTGGAATATGATGAAAGACTTTTTAGTTGATGGTTATTTAGCACTTGAAATTATTTATGATGATAAAAAGAAAAATATCATTGGATTTAATAGATTAAGACCAGAAACTTTAGTTCCAGCTTATGAACCAACAATAGGTCACTTATGGATTCAGTTTCCAGAGGATCCTCAATTAAGAAGAATATTCTTAGATTCTCAAATAGTTTATATTTCTTACTCTACTCAAAATGATTATTCAGAAACTTCTTATGTTGAAGGTTTAATTAAACCATATAATCAGTTAAAGATTCTTGAACAAACAAGAGTTATGTTTAACATTATTAATGCTACCGTTTATCAAAAATTTACTATTCCAATTAAAGGTTTATCAAGACAAAGAGCTGAAGAACAAATTGGTCAATTAATTAATGACTATTCTGAAGAAGTAGAATGGGATGATACATTAGGTACTTTAAGTATCAATGGGGCTAAACACTTACCTTATAATAAACAAATTTGGTTTCCTGAAGGAGATGCTGGTACACCAGCTATGGAATTAGTTTCACCAGAAGGACATAACTTGAATGAGTCTGATATGTTAACTTGGTTCTATAATGCTTTGAAAAGAGCTTCTAAAATTCCTTTCCAAAGATTCGATAAAGAAAATGGTGGTGGTAACCTTTTCTCAGATGCTTCTGAGATGACAAGAGATGAGATTAAGTTTTATAACTTTGTTAATAGATTAAGAGCTAACTTTAAAGAATTAATTGTTAAACCTCTTAAATTACAAATGTTAATTGAGTTCCCTGAGTTGAAAGATGATGAAGTTATCATGAATCAAATGGATATTACTTTTAACTCAAATCAAGTATTTGAAGAGTGGAAGAAATTAGGAAACTTAGCTAAGAAAGCTGAGATATTTGGAACATTAGTTGGAATTATGAATGGTGAGAAACCTTACTTCCACGTTGATTACTTAATAGACAATGTATTTAAACTTACTCAAGAGGAAATTGCTGAAAATCAAAGATACTGGGCTAAAGATGCTGCGTCTGTCGCCGCCGCTGCCGCCGCTGCCGGTGGTGCTCCTGCTGAAGGTGGTGAAGCTCCTGCTGAAGGTGGTGAGACGCCTCCTGCTGAAGGTGAAGCTCCTGCTCAAGGTGCTCAAGCCGCTCCAGAAGCTCCGGCTGAGGGTGGAGAAACTCCTCCTGCTGAAGGTGGTGGGGAATTCGAATTCTAGTTATCTAGAATCTCTTTATCAAATTTTGTAAGACTGGATATTCCTTTACTTAATATTTTATCAAGAACAATATCCTTTGTAGTAAAATCTTCTTTGAAACTTAATATTAATTTAAGTATGATATTAGACATATCTTGTCCAATATTATTTTCAAAAAGAACATCAAAGTGGTTGTCGAAAAATATATCAGTTGATAAATCCACCACTTTGAATTTTATTCCATATTTTTTATATAGATTTGATATGTCTACTAATAGGTTATCATCTAATATAGCAAACATACATTCATTATCATTATCATCTATGTATTCAATTGCACTAAATTTGGAATATAAAGATTCGATATATTCAATCTCAGAAATAGACATTTTATCTATGATTTCATTTAAATAGTCCTGATTGGCTTCTGTTAATATGTTGATAAATTTCATCATGCTGTCATTTTTGGATATGTAAAGTAGAAAGATTTGACTTGATTATCTACTATGTTTTGTCTGAGTTCTAGTTCAACTCCTGATTCAATTAAGTTTCTGATAATCTTACCCCATTCAGTAGTCATTGTTTTAATTGTTATTTCTAATTCTAAAACATTATTACCTTTGAGTATAAATTTCATAAACTTTATAGCAGATGATGATTTTTTAAGAACATCATAGTCATAATTATCATCTGTTACAACATTTACATACATAACACCAAGAGAATGTGCGGATATATCTAAAGTAAATTCAATCTTTTTATCTTCTAAAATTGAATTTAGTTTAATATCTCTTTTATATTCTTTCCAATTACTAAAATTAGATAATAGTTTCTCGTATTGTTCTAAATTATTATTATCTAATTTAATATTAAAAGACTTTGTTACACTCCAACCATCCATTTAAAATATTGTGAAATCTATTTGTTTTCTTTCTAAGTCTACTGATTTAACTACAACTTTAACAGGATCTCCTAATCTGATTTTATCACCTAATTCATTAGTTATAGTATAGTTATTTGTATCAACTGACCATTTACCTTCTAATGTTTGATATCTAACCATTCCTTCACATTTACTTTCGGTTAATTCAACATACATACCCCAATCACTTACTCCTGATACGATTCCATCAAATACTTTTCCGATTTTATCTAAAAGATATTCAGCTTGTTTATATTTAATAGAATCTCTTTGAGCTTTAGCAGCAATCAATTCACGGGATGAACACCATTTAGCTTGGTCTTCAACTTTACCAGGGTTTCCCTGTTTTCCTTTATTTAAGAAATCAAATAAAATTCTATGTGTGATTAAATCAGGATATCTTCTAATTGGACTTGTAAAGTGTGAATAGTGTGTAAATCCTAAACCATAGTGTCCTATGTTCTTGATTGTATAAGTAGCCTTAGACATACATCTAGTAACTAATGTTTCTATCATATTCTCTTCAGGTGTTCCTTTAATCTGAACTAGTAAATTGTTAAGTGACTTCTTCAAGTCATTCGACTCTACATCTACATCTAATTCGTATTTAAATGTGTTGCAAATTCCAACCAATTCATTTAACTTATCGATATTAGGTGTATCGTGAACTCTATATACATTTGCCCATCCAGCTGTTGAAAGTGTCTTAGCAACAGATTTATTAGCTAATAACATAAATTCTTCAATTAATTTATTAGCTTCTTTTTGTTCTTTGAAATAAACACCAATTGGTTTCTTGTTATCTGGTGCTAATTTGAATTTAACTTCAATGCCTCCCATTTCAATAGAACCATCTTTAATTCTTTTCTTTCTGATTTTTCTAGCAATAGAATCTAAAATTCTTATCTCTTTATTATAATCACCATCAACACCTTCAATTATCTCTTGAGCTTCTTCGTATGAGTATCTTCTATCAGAGTGTATTATTGTTTTTCCTTGCCAAGTATCTAATATATTACCATCATAGTCTAATGTGAATATAACAGAGAATGCTAGTCTATCTTCGTGAGGTTTTAGAGAACATATCCCATTACTTAATCTTTCTGGTAACATTGGAACACATCTATCCACTAAATAAACAGAGGTAGCTCTTTTGAAAGCTTCTTCATCTAATTTAGTTTCAGGTTTTACATAATGAGCAACATCTGCGATGTGTACTCCTACTTCAATTTTATTATCACTTATTATATTAACTGATAAAGCATCATCAAAGTCTTTAGCATCAACTGGGTCAATAGTTAAGGTTGTTATACCTCTCATATCTCTTCGAGATTTAATTTCTTTTTCAGTTATAATCTCTGGTACTAATTCAGCCTCATTTATAACATCTTGTGGGAAATCAACAGGTAGATTATATTCATACATAATTGAGTTCATCTCAGCGTTGTTATCACCAGAATCTCCTAATATTTTAACTATTTTACCTTGTGGTGATTTACTATCAGTCCACTTTACTAACTCAACAATAACCTTTTGATTATCTTCAGCTACTAATCCACCTTTGATATAGAAATCAACTGGAATTCTATTACTATCTGGTATTACAAATGTTGATTTTTTACCTATTTGTACTTTTCCAACAAATTCTGTCTTATATCTTGAAACTACTTCAGTAACTTTTCCTTCTAGCTTTTTCTCAGCTTTGAATATTTCAATTTTCACTTTATCTAAGTGTAATGAGTTAAGTGTATTCTTTTTATAAATGAATACTTCTTTCTCTTCTATTTTTAGAGATGCGTTTCCGTTTGTCGAAAATTCTATTTGTCCTACAAATACATCTCCCTCTTTTAATTCTATCATATGTTTATTCTATTAGTGAATTTAATTTTGTTTATCTCTCTTTGAGATATTATCTACACCATACTTCTCAACTAGAGTTTTTTTCATCTTAGTAAGAACCTTTTTATTTTGTATTGGGTAGTCAACTCCGAAGTTTTCTCTTAGTGTTTTCTTTCTTTTTACTTCGGAACATTTTCTACAATAATATTCACCCCACTTATTATCATATTTAATATAGTTTTTAAAGATTACATCCTTTTCTATACCACATCCATCACATTTACAAGTTATTTTATAATGTGATCCTTTTGACATTAACTCTATGGGTATTTGTATATTTTCCCCAATAGTTACATCATATCCCAAATCTTCATAGTATTGAAAGTTTGATTCATTTATTTTAATATCTATTACTCTTGTTAGTATCATAAATCCTCGAATTTGCAAAAATTTCTATTATTTATTAAGTTAATCACTGCCCCTCTGTAAAAAATCCATTCACTTAGGAAATCATATTCATTATTTCGATAAATACATTACTTTGAACCTGCTTAGTATAACAAAGTCAATTGTTGTAGAAGTTCTGTAAAAAATCCACTCTTTATTTTTAACGGTTTTTTGAAGTGAATATATACTCTATATTTTAAAAAATAACTATTTAAATGAAACCAGTTTTAATTGTAGAAAATTCGACAAATGCTCTTATAAGAGAAAGTGTCAATGGTAAGAAAGATTATATACTTGGTGGTACATTCACGGAATTCGGTGTTAAAAATCGTAATGAAAGAATTTATACTGCTGACAAATTTCTTCCTGCTTTAAATGAGATGAATGATAGAATGAGCAGTCTAGGTGCTGTTTATGGTGAGTTTGATCACCCAGATGTTTTTGATACATCTCTTTCTAGAGCTTCTCACATAATTACAAAAGCAAATTATGTAAAAGAATCTAACCTTGTTAGTGGTGAAATTAGACTTCTTAGTACCTATTGGGGTAAAGAAGCTAAAGCATTAGTTGATGATGGTTGTCCAGTTTTTGTTTCTTCAAGAGCGGCTGGTATTACTGAATCAGATGGTACTGTTTCCTTAAAGAAATTATTTACTTATGATATAGTAGCTGATCCAGGATTTGCATCGGCTAAGATGAGCGTGAAGGTTCTTAACGAGTCTTTGGGTTATAATCAAAACTCCAACTTTAGGATATATGAAATGTCCGATGAGTCCAAAATAAATCAACTATTTGATATGAACAAAAATGAATTTGTTACTAAACAACAGTTAACTGACTATTCTCAATATTTAGTTAAAGAATTAGCTTCTACTAAGAAAGAAGTTAAAGGTGCAATTTCTAAAGGTAACTTAAGTCCTAAAAAACTTGAACAACTTTTAGAGTATTACGATGAGTTAAATAACACAAATTCTCAAGTTGTTAAGTACTTGGATTATTTGGCTGAGAAAGTTCAAATTATGGTTAATGAGAATAAGTCTTTAAAAGAGACTACAAATAAACTTATTAAACATAATGACTATTTAGCCGAAAATCTTGAAAAGGCTGTTAACTACTCTGAGTATTTGGCTGAAAACTTAGATAAAAATATCGAGTATTCAGAATATTTAGCTGAAAATCTTGATAAAAATATTTCTTATTCTGAGTATATCGCTGAGAATTTGGATAAAAACATTTCTTATTCTGAGTATTTAGCTGAGAATTTGGATAAAAACATTGAGTATTCAGAATATTTAGCTGAAAACTTAGACAAAAACATCGCTTACTCTGAGTACATCGCTGAAAACTTAGATAAAAGTATCGCTTACGGTGAGTACATCGCTGAACACGTTGATAATTCAATCGCTTATTCAGAATATTTAGCTGAACACGTTGAAGGTAACATCGCTTACTCTGAGTACATCGCTGAACATTTAGATGATAATATCGCTTATTCAGAATATATCGCTGAAAACTTAGACAAATCAATTTCTTACCAAGGATTAATCGTTGAAAAATTAAATTCTAAAGGTGGTAAATTATTTGAATCAAATGAAGAAGAAGCTTTCCCTTCATTACAAGCTGCTGGTTTCGAAGATGCTGAAGAAGATGAAAATTGTGGACCTAACGCTACTGAAGAAGATGAAGAAGAATACAATGGTGTTCCTTCAGCTCACGAAGAAGAGGCTTACAATATGGAAAATGAAGAAGAAAATGAAAATGAAGAAAATGAAGAAGAAGTTCATTCACATAACTATGAAGTTGGTGGACATGAAGATTCTGAATTATCTGAATCAATTAATAAATTAATAGAAGAAGCTAAAAAACGTAAAGTTTCTGAATCTACAGACTTGAATTTCTTAAAATTCTTAAACAAGTCACAAGTAGATAGCTTTTATGCACTATCAGACGAAGAACAGGAATCTGTTAAACTTCACATAAACGAGAGAAGTTATTTCACATCCAAAGATGTATTAGGTCTAATTGCTGAAGCATTATCAACAAAGAATGAAACACTTGAAGAAAGAGTAATCAGATTAATGCCTGAAAACACTAAGGCTATCTGGAGTCAAATGAATGAATCTGCTAAAAAATCTATCTTATCACAAGCTAGACTTTACCCAGCTGAAGTTTTAATGAACGAATCTCAAGTTGAGCACTTCTGGGCAACTAGAAAGCTTAAAACAAATGAATCTGTAACTAAAAAGTTAGTATCACACGAAAGTCTTATACAAGAAGATAAACTTTCTGATAATGATGTTACTGCTATTATGGAAAGATTCAAAAACATCTAATCTATAAAAAATCCACATCTCCGAAAAGTAGATAAAACAAGGGTTATATATAGATAACAAAAAAAAATAAAAATTAAATTATGTCACACATTAGAATAGACAAACAAAAAGCAGTTAAGAAGTGGACTCCAGTATTGGAAAACATGGGTGTATCTGCTGAAAGAGTTGAATGGATGTCAGAAATGGCTGAATATCACTCAATCAACGAGAATGCGTATGTTAACGCTTCTAACGTTGCAGGTATGGGAGCTGTTACAGCTGCTCAACCATCTTCATTAGCTGGTTCTTTACTAGGTAGTAACTGGTCTGGAAACGGAAACGGTGGATCACTTGGTTCAGGAGACGTAGGTCAAAACTTGTTACCAGTAGCAATGAAAATTGCAGCTCAAACAATCGGTTTAGATTTAGTAGCTGTTAAACCAACTCCAGGTCCAAAAATCGACTTACTTTATATTGATTTTCAATATGATGACGTTCGTTCAGTTAATGGTGCTGATGAAAGACCACAAGTTTTCAAATTAAATTGTCCAGAAAACGCATCTATTCAAAGATCAATTAGAGCTTTCTTAGCTACTAATTCAATCAATGAAACTACAGGTGGTTTAGCAAACGGTAGAGTTTGGATATCTCTTAATGCTTCTTCAGCTATCGCTGGTACAGTTACTGTAACTAGTCAAGAAAATGCTGATAAAAGAGGTACTGCTGAGTTCTTAGGTTTCTCTCGTATCGATGGTTTCCCAATCTTCAGAGCTTACAGACAAGCTAACACAGCTCATACTGCTACAGCTTTAGCAAGTGGAACATCTACACTTTGGGCATTTGACCAAGCAAGAAACACTTTTAACCCAACTCAATCTATGATTGACCAAATTACTCAAGTAGGTACTTACTCTACTATTACGGGTAATGTTGTTGCTGGAACAAAAACTATCGAATTGGTATCTGCTTTAGAAGACCATATCCCAGGTTTCTCTGCAAACTGGACAGCTGGTACTGGTGCTGCTGGTTCTTACCCAATGTCTCGTCAGTCAGATGATGATTCATATGCTGGTGTTATCGGACCAAAAATCTCTTCTAAAACTGTAGCAGTTGGTACTATCGAAGTATCTTCAGCTCTTAGAAGAACTGAAATTGAAGATATCAAAGCTAATACAGGTATGGATATCGTTCAAAAAATGGAATCTATCCTTGTTAATGAGTTGTCTCAAACAATCTCTAAACAAATCGTTGCTAAAATCTTCGAAATGGGTACATTAAACGCGGCTAGTGCTCCATTATCTAGTGGTGCTGTTGGTACAGGAACAACAATCTTTGACTTGAATACAGCTTATGCTAATCAAACATCAGGTTATGTTGGTGGTGAAACAACTCACGCTGTTCAAAGAAAGTTAATCACTAAGATTGCTCACGCTTCGAACTATATCGCGACTGAAGGTCGTGTAGGACCTGCTCAATACCTTATCACAAACGGAGGTTTAGCTGCAGCTCTTCAAGATATCGCTGGTTACACAATTAACCCAGTTAAATCTAAATTAAACGGACAAGGTCAATTATACCCTGTAGGTTCAATCGGAGACATCTCTATCTATGTAGATCCATATATGAGATATAACGATAACAGAATCGTATTAGGTCGTAAGAATAACCCTGACCAACCAGGTATCATTTTCGTACCTTACTTAATGGCTCAGTCTATTTCTGTAATCTCTGAAGCTACATTCGCACCAAGAATGTTGTTACGTTCAAGATACGCAGTAACTGAAGTTGGTTGGTATCCACAAAAACAATTTATGACTATTACAGTTACTGACGCTGCTCAGTTATTGAACTAATAGTTTGATTGAAATATTAAAAAAAAGACCCTTCTTGGGTCTTTTTTTGTTTTAAATAGTTTATATATAGTATATGATTATAAAACAATTTTCACTATTCGAGGGTAAAAAAGATAAATTCCCTAATATACAAAAATTAGATATAGACGGATTTGTTGTCTATGTAGGTAAAGATGCTAAATCTAATGACCACTTAACATTTAATATAGCTGATAAAGAAGATATTTGGATGCACGTTAAAGGTGTTCCGGGTTCTCATGTTGTTATTAGAGTTAGAGAAAATCTTCCTATTGATTCGGTTATTAAAAAAGCAGCTGAATTGGCTAAGAAAAATAGTAAAGCATCTAAAGATAGTAAGGCTACTGTAGTTTATTGTCAAAGAAGGTTTGTTAAGAAAGAACCAAACATGAATGATGGTCAAGTTAAAGTTGATTATACAAATTCTTATGAAATTCAAGTTTAATAATTAATATATAACATAATAAAAATATTTTTATAAATGGCAGAAGATAAAAAATCAGTAAGAGTTACTTATACAAAAGAGTTAGAAAGTATTCTTAAAGAACTGGAAGATGCAAATAATTATGTAGCATTTGAGCTACTTTGGCTAGGTGAAATATCTGCTAAATATCATAATGGATTAAGAATTGAAACGGTTAGTGTTTCTAAAAAGAAAAATTCATTTGATGTTACTATTGATGGTAAAGTGACACCAATGCCTATATCAAATTTTATTAAATATTACTTTAGAAGTCTATTAAGTCCTTCCGATGTTAATGATTTTCTTAGAATGTATAACTCTTTATCTGCTGGTGAACCAATTGATGGTAATTTAATTAAAGTTGAAGATTTTAAATACAATCCAAAAGATGTAAGAAGCACTTTCCTTTCATTAGTTACTAAAACATACCCTCACTTTGCAGATAATCGTTATGAAAAAGAAGTTTTACAATTTCTTCCAAAATTAGAAGAAGATATCGTTGGTAACTATTATAAAATAATAGGAGATTCAAAACCACAAACTATGTTTACTTCTCACTTAGATACTGCTGATAGAGAACAAAAAATAACAAAACTTTATTCAAGTGAAGAAAAAGGTGAAGAATATATTATTACCGATGGTAATTCTATATTAGGAGCTGATGATAAAGCTGGTGTGGCTGTTATGTTATATATGATGGCTCATAATGTACCAGGTCTTTATTATTTCTTTATTGGTGAAGAAAGAGGTGGAATCGGTTCTGGATTACTTTCATCAGTTTATGATGAGGTTGATTATCTTAAAGATATTAAGAGATGTGTTTCTTTTGATAGAAGAAACTATCACTCAGTTATAACATCTCAATTAGGTAGAGTTTGTTGTTCGAATGATTTTGGAACAGCTCTTTGTAAAGAGTATAATAAACAAGGTATGGATTTATCTTTAGATCCAACAGGTGTTTATACCGATTCAGCATCATTTTTAGAAGAAATATCAGAATGTACTAATGTTTCTGTTGGATATATGCATGAACACACTGCAGATGAGTATCAAAATATTACATATTTAGAAAAACTTGCTAAGGCAAGTATTGGTGTTGATTGGAATTCTCTTCCAACTGTTAGAAAAATTGGTTTAGATGAAGAAGTTTTAAGAAAACATGGTAGTTTAATATCAGAACTTAAAAAGTCAGCATTTGCTATAGATGTTAAAGTTGTCCGTGAAGATGGTGGTGGTGTTTCTTTACAATGTGATTTAGAAGATGGTGCTATTGAAGAAATTTATGATTCATTAACATCTTTATCTGTTATATTAAAGAAATATAAGATAGAAGATACTGCTTTCTTTGATGAAACTTACCTAAAAATAGAACTAAAATAATGAAAATTAAAAAGTATACACAAATAGTAAATGAAGGTCGTTGGGATGATGATGATGACTCTCTTTTTGGAAGACCTAATTATCCAAGTACAGATGGTGATGACGATGATGATGACGATGAATTTTATGATGATAAAGGTTATAAGAAACTAACAGATGATGAAGAAGACTATTCATATGAAGATGACGATGAAGATGATGATTCAGAAGATGATGGTCAGTTTGGTCATTTACTATATCTTCTTAGATTAATGTTCAAAAATACTGGAGTTGAAGTTGAGATAACAAATGATGATTTAGATATTTCTATTGTTGCTTTTATGAATGAAAAGGAAAGATTAAGAGATGTAATAAGAGTATTTGAAGTTGCTAAAAAACTTAAAAGAGATACCTTAGCACAATATGATTCTGAATTTGAAATTTGGTATGCTAAAGATGGTAGACCAATGTTGACTTTTAATTTTTATTATGGTGATGGTTTAGATGATGATAATACACCTTTTTAATTAAATTTATTAAACTTTTTGTTATTTTAGAATATTATATATACATTTGTAGAATAGTAACAAATATACACACTTGGGGATGTTTTAGAATTGATTTGCAGAGTGGTGGTATTTATGCAGGTATCGGGTTGTCAAATGACCGATTTATAAATTAGATGGCAAAGTCGTAAATGGCAAAACAAATGAAGTAGGAACTCGTGAAGATTTAGTAGCGGCTCTACAAAACAACATGATCTCTGTAGAAGATCTAGCAACTGTCTAAACAATAGTTGTTATCAAAAAATTCTCCATCCCGATTCACACGGGGTTAAAAAAGGTGAGATTTATTGTTTTTACTTGTTAGAGTCTTTCAAAATCAAGTAAATAGTTTGTAAGTTAAGAAAAACTTTCTAAGCCTGTGAATGAGTAATTATTAGTAACTGAAAAAGACACGTTGGGCAGTACAACGTCATCTCCACAAGTTCGATAGTAATATCGATTTTTTAGACCTCACTTCCTGAAATGGGAGTGAGGTCTTTTTTTATTATGAGAAAATTATATATATTTGTAAAATGAGTAAGTATAACAGAACATATCATTTGCCTTGGTCACCTGGGTCTACAAAATTAGGAATATGAAAAAATTAAGAGATAGAATTGACATGTAAGTATTTAAAAAATAACTTATACATATGTCAAAACACACAAACAAACACTGGTTAAGAGAAAAAGAATATATTTCTCTTAAAAAAGAGCATGATTATATATACGATTCTACACCAAGATACCCTAAATGGAGTCGTCCTCAAAATTCACGTCTTTGTGAAATTAACGAAAGGCTTCGTCAAAAATTCCATAATGAATATAATGGATATTTTAATAGCGCACCTTGGTGGTATAGAAATATGCTTAATCGTTCACAAAGAGCCAAATCTAAACAAGTAGTACATAGAATCATGAAAGGTGATGAGAATTATATCTTTGAAGATAACTACAAAGATGCACCTTGGTATTGGTAAACTTTGTTTAATCTAATTATATAATATCTATGATTGATAAATTTGAAGGTCGTTGGAGATTCTTATCCAATTTCTATCCTTGTAAGATAGAACACCAAGGTATTACATACCCATCCGTTGAAAACTTTTATGTCGCAATGAAAGTTAATGATCAGCAATTAATAAATGGTACTTATTTCACTCCTGGTGATTTCAGAGAAATGATTGCTAAAATTTCAAATCCTGCTGAAGTTAAAAGAATAGGTTCTAAAGTAAAACTACGAAGTAATTGGGATGAAAAGAAATTAGAAGTAATGAACTGGGGTGTTCGCGAGAAGTTTAAAAATGAAGAATTGGCTCAATTATTAATTGATACTGATGATCATGAACTTATTGAGGGTAACTGGTGGCATGATTATTTCTGGGGAGTTTGTAATGGTAAAGGTGAAAATCATCTTGGTAAAATTCTAATGGATGTTAGAGAAGAATTAAAATTAGCAAATCAAAAACCTTCAATCGAAGATATAATAAAAGATAAAAATAAATTAGATTAATAATGAGTGTAATAAGCTATTTTGGAGGTAAATCCTCAAATGTTTTCATTGAATTCATAAATTCAAAAATTCCTAAAGATGGAAGTATAAAAACCTATTTAGAACCATTCTCTGGAGCCATGGGAACATATATGGACGACCCAAACTTAAAGTTTGATGTAGTTATCTATAATGATAAAAATCGTCACCAGGCGAATCTATATAAGTGTTGTTCTGAGCCTGAAACATTTGTTAAGTATTTAGAGGCTTTGAAAAAAACTTTACTTCATACAGATGAAACAGAACCATTAAAGAAATGGGACTTCTATAAAGAAATTTATAAGAAATATATTAAGAATGAATTCCTAGATAATATGGATTTTGAAATAGGTGACTTCAAAAAAGCTTCTATTTATGCTTTCTTAATCACTTCAGCTCATAACTCAGTTTATCCTCGTGGTGCTGGTTTTAATGGTTATAAAAAAGATAAAGACCGTTTGAAATTAGAAGTTCTTATTGATAAATTAAAAAAGAACAAATACACTGCAAAGTTAAAATCTATTAAAGAGTTCAATAATGTTGATTTTGAAGAACTTATTAATAAATATGACTCAGAAGATACTTACTTGTATTTAGATCCACCATATCACAGACCAGATGTAAATGGTGATGATGATGCTAAAAGATTATCTTGGTATGGAGCTGATAAAGAAGGAGTATTTGGACCAGCTTCTCATAGAAGACTATTGGATCTAATTAAAAATTCAAAATCTCGTTGGTCATTATCTTATTACTATTTTCCTTTATTAGAAGAATTGTTACCAAGAGACCAATATATTTGGACTGAGAAAGAAGTATTTAGAAGTTCTGCTCAAGGTGGGAATAACTCAGATACTAAAAAAGAACAAGAAAAAGGAGTTGAGTTACTAATTATGAATTATGACCCAACTACTGGTAAAAAATTAAACATCAATCATGGAGTATCCACTACCGAGACAGAGATATAAACATTATAAAGGAGGTACTTACGAAGTAATTACTTTAGCCACTCATACAGAAACAGGAGAAAAGTTGGTAGTTTATAAATCTATCAACTTTGGTTCTATTTATGTTAGACCATTAGATATTTGGAACTCAACTTCTGAGGATGGACAAAGAAGATTTCAACTGATATGAATAGCATAGTAGATTTATTTAATAGTAATACAAGAGATTTTATTACCTCTCAACGTTGGATGGTCGAAAATAAAAACCTTACTAATTTTGAGACTAAAAAGTTTTCAGTTCCCGTTTTAACATCAGAAATGAAAAATGAATATCTTAATATAGATATGGAACCTCATCTAGTTAATGCTATTAAAAATGAAATTTCAAATAGTATTATTAGAACTCTCACTAAGAGATTATTTACTACTCATAAATTTGATTACTTAGACTTAAGACCTGATGGCTCATTAATGAATGGTAGGAAATATCTTGAGCAATTAGTAAGTTTGTTAACTGGAGATAATTATAATAACTTAATTACTACTGGACTTATAGCCTCTGAATTACAAGATAGTTCGGCTTTCTCACCTTATATGACAACACATGATTTGAAAAATGGAGGTGAACCTCAGTGTTATGGTAAATTAGGAGGTAGTGTTGAAGTTTATAGTGATCCATATATGAAATTTAATGATGGTAGAATTTGTTTGTTTAATGCAGTTGAATTTAATGTAGGTGAAATGAAAGCTTATGAAACACCTTATCCTGGATCATTCGCTCCGAGAATTGTCATAGAATATGATATTGATTATAATGTAAATGACTCTAAATTATTTTTTGTAATTGAAGATGAAACTTCTGAGGCATTTAAACAATATACGTCTTTACAAAGAGATATAAAAATTGATAATATTTTAGATGGCAAGAGCTTGTAATCCTAGTGTATTTAATATAAATAGTTCATCAAACTCAACCGCAATTAATGTTGATGTTGATGGTTGTACAGTTATTAGTAAGTTAGTTCTATTAGATGAGAAGACCGGTAATAAATGGCAAATTAAAATATCGGATGGTGAGTTAATAGCTGAACCACTTGAATTAGAAGATAAAAGAGAATATAAACTAAATAAAATACTTAAATAAAAAAACTCAGATTTCTCTGAGTTTTTTATTAAAATTTAGATAACAAATCGTTTTTTTTAATACTATTATAGATAATATTAAGTTCTTCTTCACTTAAACTATTTATCCATTTATCAAGTTTTGGAGCATGTCTATCTTGAGTCATGTCTGTTATACTATTCCATATTTCTATTTTTTTATCCTCAACATCAACATTTTCATTAGTTCCTTCGAAATCCTCAATAGCTTCAATACTATCATCTATTTCAGCAGGACTTAAATCATCCATTTTACGAGTTGTTTTATTGAATTTATATCTTGAGTTCCCAACGTGTTGTTGGTCTTCAGAATTAGGCTTAGTTGATCTTCTAACTTTTTTTAAATCTGTTTCTTCTCCTTTTGGATCGGACAAGAAGTCTTTAAAGTTAACTACTTTTCTATTTACATTGAATGTAGGTGTATTTTCTTTATAAGTCATTTTATAGAATTACTTTTTTGTATATATTAATCTCTAAATTCGGGTTTTAGTGTTATTGTAATGATAGCACTTTTATCACCATAACTATCTTCAGTAATTTCCTTTTCAACATTAAATTTAGAAAAATCTATACCTCTAAAAAGACCATTCCACTTTCTATCGGTATAAGCACCTTCTCTATAACCATTACTACAATTAACAACAATTTTCAAGTCTTCTTTATGTAATCTTTTAGTCATATTATTTGAAAAGTCACTTTTAGAAACATTTGTTCTTTTACTCATCTCGTTGAAAAGTTGTTGAACTAAAAATAAACTTCCTTCAACTTTAGCTTTTTGTATAAAAGTAACTATTATATGATGTCTCATATGTGGATTTATTGAAACTCTAGAGCTTTCTAAACGATTTTTAAGAGCTATTAACTCATCTAAAAATTCCCAAAACTTATCATCAATAATTTGTTCAGTGTATCCACCAGATGGTCCTAATTTAAAAGAGTTTCTAAATATTATATTAATAGATTTATATCCGGAAAATTCACCTTCAGTTATAGTTCTCGGTTCTGAAAAAGAATATTCAATTCCTAGGTCAGTAATAGGAATTAATAACTCATCTAAATCTTCTTTAGATAAATCTGTTATATCTTCAGAAGATTCATTTAAGTATGTTACAAATTTTTCTAAATATCTCACTACTTATTTTTCAATTTTTTATCAAGTATGGCAGCTATATTATCTCCTATAAAGAAGTGAACATTTTTTAATGTGTCTGTTTCAATAGTCTCTATTTCATCCATAAATTTGAATTGAAATTTATAAGTATCTAATTCTTCTTTATCAGTTCTATCTATTTTTTGTATAGATAACTCCATATTATAGTTATTATTAATGTTTATTTTAAAATCGAATGTTGTTTTATCACAAGGAGTTGTTTTGAACTTAGGTTCATACTCTACGTCAAAGATTGAGTAATCTGTAATCTTTGCTCTTCTCATATAGTAGTTTAAGAACATAGATGGTGCTTCAATAAAATCTGAAAGAATTTGTAAGTCTTCTCCAAAGTTATTAGATTCTATTATATCCTCTATCTTCTTCTTCATATCGACTACATTAGAGAATTCAATTTTATGATAAACACAATTTAAATCATATAGATATATAAATGAATTTTCTATTATATTTCTCTTATCTAAATCAGCTTTGAATATAAATTTAGTATGTATTATTGATACATCTTGTACCGCTAATCCATGAATTGAGATAACTAACTTATAGAAGTCTTCCTCAGGTGACATTTCGTATACGGATTCTACCGTATTTACGACACCTTCTTCTTCAAAGATATCTTTGAATATTTGTTCTATTTCTGATATTTTAATTTCCATATTTAATTGAATTGTTTATCATATGACTTTCTTTTAAGTTTCATAATCTTCTCAATGTATCCATTTCTTCTAAGTAGTTTGAATACAAGATTTCCAAGTGATAATTCACCACCTTCTTCTTCTAATCCACTTTTTCTGTAGTTTTTAATTTTATCCCATACTTTATTTAACTTTTCATGGAATTTTTCATATTTGTCTTCATCTACTTCTTCTTCTAATCCATCAACAGACATCATTACTGATTTTGCCTTTTCTCTAAGAGCTTCTTCATCTGGTTCAAATTCTATCTTTTCTGGTCTAACATTCCATTTATCATTAAGTAGTGAGAAAACACCACTTGATTTATGTGGTTCATCAATATCTTGTATATAAACTTCTACTTCATATCCTTTTATTTTGATATCATGTTCATCATTCCAGTTTTTCTTAGCAGCATCAGCAAACTTTTTAACCAACTCAACATTATCATCAACATCATCGAAATCAATTAGAATGTGTAAGTCATAATCAGAGTATTTTTCTGACCAATTGTAATTAGCTAAAGACCCTGTTAGTATAATATCTTTAACATCGGCTTTAAGCTCAGTTGATTCGTAAAAGTCTTGAGCGATTTTAATCAATTGTTCTCTGACTTCTCCATCTAATTCAAAGTTATCCCATAATTTAGGATTCAACTCATCTTTAATATAAAAAGACTTAATAGGTTCTAAGTCAGCCTGAACAAATTCAAAATATTTATTAACTTTCATAAATGTATATATTAAAAAATAGAAACTTATATTTTAATTTTTTATATAAGAGGGTATGGAAAAACTAATTATTATAACACCCCATATGTCAACTGGTGGGTGTCCTCAATTTGTTCTAAAAAGAATTGAGATGTTAAGAGAGTTCTATGAAATTTATTGTATAGAATATAGTTTTTTATCATCACAATACGTTGTTCAAAGAAATAAAGTTATTGATTTGATTGGTGATAGATTTATTCCAATATTTGGAGATAAAAATAAGTTAATTGACTTATTGACTAATATAAAACCTGATATAATACACATTGAGGAATTCTCGGAAACTTTTATGGATATAGAGGTGTGTAATTTCATTTTTAAAGAAGATAGAACATATAAAATAATAGAAACAACACATGGGTCTGATGATAAATCAATTTCAAAAGTAAACTTACCAGATAAATTTATTTTTGTTTCAGAGTGGTCTAAAAATATGTATAGTCACTTTGGAGTTGATTCTGTTGTTATTGAATATCCAATAGATAAAAAAGAGATAGATTCCGAAGCAAAGACTCGATTAGGATTAGATGATGGATATAAACATATTATAAACATTGGATTATTCACTCCTGGTAAAAATCAAGCTTATATTTTTGATATCGCTAGATTATTATTGAATGAGAAGATAAAGTTTCATTTTTTAGGAAACCAAGCTGAAAACTTCAGAAGTTATTGGGAACCATTAATGAATAATAAACCAGAGAATTGTATAGTCTGGGGAGAAAGATCGGATGTTGAAGATTTCATAATGGCTTCTGATATGCTTTTATTTACTTCTACATTAGAACTTAACCCATTAGTTATAAAAGAAGTTTTATGTTATGATATTCCAATACTTATGTTTGATTTAAAAACATATTGTGGTTCTTATAGTAGTCATGAAAATATTACATTCCTTAGTGGTTATACAGAAATTGACACACAGGCAATAAAAAAAACATTAAACAAAGATGAGTACATTTTTAACAACACAGAAATATATTAACGCTTATAATAGTACCTCTATTACAGAAAATAAAATTCCAGAGAAGTATAACTTTAATGTTTCTTTTTTAAGAAATCCTACTGTTGAGATATCAGGAAATTCTAAAGATAACTTTTTAGTTGAATTTATTGATGGAGATAGGCTAGTACACTCATCTAATATAAGATGTGGTATGTGGACCAAAGTTAATAGGGAGTATTATGCTGATTGGAGAGTTAGAATAACTAAAAAAGACCAGGTTGTTTATGACCAAAAGATAGATTTTACTGGTAAAAAGGTTTATATTTCACTTGAGTCAAAAGCCTTAGGAGATACACTTGCTTGGTTCCCATATGCTGAAGAGTTCAGAAAGAAACATTCATGTCAGGTAGCAATATCTACATTTATGAACGATTTATTTATTGACCAATATCCTGATTTAGAATTTGTAAGCCCAGGGCAAGGATTTGAGAATATTTATGCTCACTATAAAATCGGATGGTTTTATAACAATGGATTATTTAATCAAAATTTGAATCCAAAAGATTTTAAGAAAATACCACTTCAACAAACAGCAAGTGATATATTAGGACTTGATTATAAAGAAGTTTCTGCTAATCTTCCTAATATCTCTACAACTAAAAAGAAAAGAGTTGGATTTGCTATGCACTCAACCGCACAAGCAAAATATTGGAATAATCCAACAGGATGGCAAGAAGTTGTGAATTACTTAATTAAAAAGGGATATGAAGTTGTTCTTTATTCCAGAGAGAATGATGGATATATGGGTAACTTTCAACCAAAAGGAATACAAAAATTCCCAGGTGGTTCTATGAAAGATGTTATAAGTGATATGTCAACTTGTGAGTTTTTTATTGGACTTGCATCTGGATTAAGTTGGTTAGCTTGGTCAATCGGATTACCTGTTGTTTTAATATCTGGGTTTAGTGAAGAATGGGCTGAAACTTTGTTAAATACTTATAGAGTAATTAATAAGTCAGTTTGTCATGGATGTTTTAATAGTGATAGATTAGATGCTGGTGATTGGAATTGGTGTCCAAAACACAAAAATACAGAACGTATGTTTGAGTGTACAAAAAAAATAGGTTCTGATATGGTGATTAAACAAATCAATAAAATTATCAACGGTGAAGTAGAAGAAAATGATTATCAAAATTTTGATTGGGGTAAAAAAGATAATCAGTATGTAGATGCTGCAATCAAAGAAGTATTTGAGGATAATACATATGAAAGATTTTTTGAAGTAGAAGAAGGTGATATTGTTGTGGATTTAGGAGCGTCTATAGGTCCATTCACATATAAAATTCTACCAAAAAATCCAAAACAATGTTATGTTGTTGAGCCTTTATCACATCAAATTGATATATTAAATAAAAATGTTGGTAAAGATAATGTGAAAATAATTCAGGGAGCAATTACAGATAAAAAGAAAATTGAAATATCTTGGGATAATGTTACAGAAAGTGTTCCAACATTTACATTTAGAGAATTTTTAGATGAAAATGGAATTGATAAAATTGATTTCTTAAAATGTGATTGTGAGGGTGGTGAATATGATGTATTCCAACCAAGTAATATTGAATTCTTAAAAACAATTCCAAAAATTGTTACTGAATTCCATTTAAGAGATAATGAAACATTTGATAAATGTAAATTTAGATGGTTTAGAAAAAACATACTTCCTAAATTTAATAACATACAAGTTTACTCATTTGATGGTGTTGATATCAAATGGGATTTGTGGAATGAACACTTTATTGAATATTACTGTGAAGTAATCATTTACATAGATAATAGATAGATTATAGACGTTATATATTTTTATATATACCCTATTGATAAAAAACAAAAATCAAGCACAATGAGTAGATTAGTTACATTAAATGGTGAAAATGACCAAGAAATATTAGATTCAATTTTTGGAAATGAAATAATTGTATTTGAAGATATACAAGGTTCAAAAATATGGGTTAACTGGGATGGTAAGGAATTTAACATAAGACCTAAATCCATCGGTAGTGAATCAATTAATTTAATTGATTTAGCTATGCAGAATTATTACAACCCTGCTATTAATTATCTTAATGGTTTAGATAATAGAGTTAAATCATTACTTAATAAAAAATGGTGGTTCTGTTTTGAATATTTTCCAGATAGTCAACCAGCAAATATACAATATTCAAGAGTTCCTAAAAATCATTTAGTTTTAACCACTATTAATAAAGGTGGTAAATATGAATTTGGAGTAGAAGAGTTAGATGAGTATTCAAGACTATTTGATGTTGATGTTCTACCGGTGGTTTTCCAAGGGAAGATATCTGAAAGAGCTATAGAAGCTATTAAATACTTTGTTAATACAAGTGAGGATGATTTAGAGTATGTGTTTGGTGAGAAATCATTCGCTTTCTTTTTCTATAAAATACTTAATCCAAGTTCTACTAATTCATTTCTAATGGATGAAGAAGATTATCAATCTAATTTAGAGAAATTAATAGTTAGATCAAAAGATACGGATATTTCATTTGAAATACTTAACCCTTTATATAAAAGAATGAATGATAGTAATTCAACTGAATTTGTTGAAATCTATACACTTATTTTAATTAACTTTTTAAATTTTTGTCAGTCGTTTAATTTAGATGAAATTAAACTTAAAGGTGATAAAAAAGATGAGGTTTACATTTACTTAATATGTAAACTATTTAATATCTATGTTTCTGAAGTAAAAGAAGATTTATTAAATTTTGAATTTGTAGTTCCTGAATTCTTTGATAAAGAGAAATTTAAAATTAATACTGAACTTATTTCAAATAAATTAACAAAAGATTACATAAGAGAAAGTGGTAAACTTGAGTATATATTCAAAGCTATATTGGGTTCATTTAACAAAAAAAGAAAAAAGCCAATTGGTGTTTTTACTGATAATACGGTTATTTTATTTAATGGATTTGTAGATGATATTGATAAATATATTGATAGATATCTTAATAAATTACATGAGGTTGAGTTAACAAGATCTGGATTACTTGATTTTGGTGACTTCTTTGATATTCAATATGACAAAGATGGAGAAGGTGAAGTTTATCCTGATGTTTACTCAGAATTTGAAAAAGGAGCTGGTGAAAAGAAGAAAAAAGGTAAAGGTGGTAAATTACCTATAACTCCTGAATCAACTAGTAAGGAACCACCTAGTTTAACTAAATAATGAAATCAATTAATCTTAATATGACTTCTATTGAAGTTAAAGCAGAAACAAGAGCTATTAAAGCTACTTGGACCACTGAAATGATTAAGGATATAAGTTCATATCATAATACTGATATTGAAAAAGATCTTGAGAATCTTTTAAGAGCTGAACTTATTAAAGAAAGGGCTTCTAATCGTAAAAATTCTATCAATAAAATTTTTAATAATATCTAGTTTATTACAAACATAAACCAGGATTTTTTATATAAAATCTATGACAGTTTCAAGTGTAGTTAAGTTAAGTGATATAGAATCATATCAGTCAATTAAGAAGAATTTAGAGAATAAAAAACATAGCTTACAATTCCTACCAGTCTCTTTAGAAGAGATATCAAAACAAAAAAACTTTACATACAAAGGTGAAAAATTAAAATCAGCGTATATAGTTGATATATTACATAACCTTATACTTAAATATTATTTTAGAAAAAATAATAAATTTAGTTTAATGGCTTCCATTCTCAAAGAGAAGTATGGGTATTTATATAATTACTATATGGACTTCCTCATTGAAAAGGGAGTTATTGTTCTTTTATCAAAACATCAAAAAGGTAAAAATTCTAGAATCTACGCAATAAATGAATATATTTTAAGAGGTAAAATTATACGATATAATAATTGTGATAAGGTTCTTCTTAAAAAATATAAAAACAAAATATCACAAATAGAAGAGAATGATGTAGATGATAAAAAGTCATTAATTGACAATGATATTAAGATTAAGCTTGTAGATGATTTATTTAGTGTTCAAGTGCAGTTTGATAGGTCTATATTCTATCTTGATGCGTTGAAACAAGATGATACTGATGTTTATAATCGTAATAGATATTCAGTTGAGTGTATAAATGATAAACACATATTCTATCATTTTGATAATTATGGTAGGATGCATACAAACTTTACCATATTAAAATCCTTTATTAGAAAAAATTGTTTATTGATAGATGGTGAGGAAACTTCTGAAATAGATATTAAAAATAGTCAACCTTTGTTTTTAGCAAAGATGATTCAAGATATTGGAAGTAAATGGGTTAAAGAGGAAGAGTTTCAATTATTTAAGGAGTTAACTATAAGTGGCAACTATTACCAGTATGTTATGAATTCAATTGGTAGTAGTGATAGAAATAATGTAAAAGAAATGACCTATAAAGTTCTTTTTGGTAGAAATGGTTCAAATAGTAAGGCTGATAAAGTCTTCTCAAATCTTTTCCCGACTATTCATAATTTTATAAAATTGTATAAAAAAGAACATGGTGATTATCGAATACTAGCATATGATTTACAGAAGGCTGAGAGTAATTTAATTTTCAATCAAATAATAAGACAAATAATTACACTTTATCCTGAAATTAAAGTTGTTACTGTACATGATAGTATAATCATGCAAAAGAAATACAGGGATTGCGTTTGGGCAATTTTCCAGACAAAATTATTAGAAGAATTTAGAATTATTTAAAATTAAATATATGATATATAAACTATGAAAACATTTTATCTAAAACCAAAAAACTCCAAAGAGGTCATTTCGAGAGTTTTGCTCGAAACATTAGAAGAGGCGATTATTTATTTTTCAAAAGTAAAAAAGCTTAGTAAAAAAAGTATTCTTGATATCTATACTGTGACAGATCAAGTATAAATATTTAATATATACTTTATGATCGGACTAGAACACAGAGACGCTTCTTTTATTTTACTTTCCTCACCTAGAATAGAGGATATGATTTCAATTCTTTATGCTAAAGAATATCAAGTTTTACCTATTAAGGGTTATTACAAAGGTCAATATGAAGACTCTGTTATGGCTTATGGTCGTGTTGATAATGATACCTTAAGGAAAGATGTTATTTTCCTACTTAATCACTTTCACGAAGATTGTGCTATTATTAAATATACAGGTGAGACTAATGCTAAGAAGATATTCAAAGATGGTTCTGAGATACCAATGGGTATTGTAATGTATAATACTGATTCTGATAATATGTCATATTTACATAATGGTACATCATTCTCATTTGTTGAATCAAAAAGATATTGGAAACCAACTAAAAAAGAAGATTTTAGAGTTGGTATGTTAGTTGAGTATTTTAATAAGGATAAATGGTATGAACGAAAAGTTGAGAATCCTAATGATGAATATGAAAAACTTTATAAGTTACTAATAAAGTATGATAAGGTTAGAGTTGCCTCTATATAATTTCAAACCAATTTATAATCTTAGAATAATTCGGAGTCTCTTTTAAGAAGTATCTCATATCATTTGTACAATTTATTACATTTAATCCATTCTCGGTTTTCTGGACATTTCTCATCATAATAATCTTATTTGATTTGATATAAGGTGATGGTATAACATTCATTCCATTAATATTCCCAGTCACAACACCATCGTTACTTGAAGCCATCATTCCATTGGAAAGAAGAAGATACTTATAAGCATCTAAACCAATTATAATAGTATTAGCAGGACCTGTTCTACCAGTTGATGATATGTAATTACTTAATAAAATTATTTTAGACACAACTCTTCTGGATAAAGCCATCAAATTTTCGAAGTCTGTTAAACTAGGATCATTTTGAATATTTATATTCAAATTTTGAGGAGTACTCATAGGTGAAGATGTTAATGATTCTAATGTCATCATTATATCTGTGTAAATATCTGTTAAATCTAAATAGGTTTTACCCTTAACATTAATTGATTTAAGTTTAGGAGATATAGTTTGTATATATCCTTCATTATCCAATGGATTAATAAATGATTCTCTGTTTTTAAACTCTTCTACTTTATCTTCAATAATAGCATCAATAGCAAGTTCTCTATTCTTTCTTTTAATTTCTCTTTGATACTCTTCATTTGGTTCTTCTTCAAAGTCAATGAAGTTCATTGATGCTTGTGGTAAAGAAGGTTTTGTAGACTCTACATAGTTACATACTTTTTCTAAATCTTTAGATGAAATTATCATATTTATTCTTCATTCCAATTTTTGGCAATTGGTTAAAGATAACCTTTTGTAACTGAGACTTATCCATTTGAGATGTCTTTTTAAGTAGATCTAAATTTCTTTGATACCATTTCATTTCTGGTTGTTCTTTATCATGATAAAGATGGTAACACTTAGCTCTGAGTTCTGTCCAAGATAAAAAGTTATGAACTTTTAATGTTTGATAATCATCTTCTCCACCCCATCCAATAAAGTCTTCATTCCAACCAGCTATTTTTGAGATAGACTCTTTTCTAAACATTGATATTCCGCCTGAAATATTAATCTTTTGGTTATCTGTTTCTCCTCTTCCAGGTCTTTCAATTTTCACCACTTCTTCCATTGGTAATCCAGTTTCACTTGGTGTTAAATCAACTACTGTGTGATAAGGACTAACCATTTCATAGGTTTGAAGAGCTTGTAAACCAGCTATAAATTGATTAGGTTCCATTATTAAATCAGAGTCACCAAAAACTATTACTGATGAATTTGAGCTTTTCAAAGCCACATTAAATGACCAAGATCTATTATATGGTAGATTTGATTTTATAAAAATATGTTTAGCTTTTAGATTTAGATGTGATATCTTTGAGTGTTTATCTTGCTCGACTATTATTACTTCTGCTCCTGAGAATCCATTGATCCAATCAAGTACTCTTCTTAAATTTTGTAGTCTGTCTATTCTGTGTCTGTATCCTATTACATAGGTAAAAGCGTAATTATGAGCCATTAAATGATATTATTTTTTATTTATATAAACTATTATCAATTTGTTCAATAAAAATTACTATATTTGTTAATTAAGATGTCCCTATGGATGGGTATAATAAATTATATATAAAATAAAATTATTTTATAGAGGAGATGGGTGGTGAAAATGTGGAAAAGAAAGTTGGGAGATATGAGAATGTTTATTTCCCTGAGTTGAACATTGGTAAGTTAAAGGGTAAAATAGATACCGGTGCTTATGGTATAGCTTTACATGTCGATGATATTGAGATTGTCGATGGTAAATTGAAATTTAGAATAGACTCCAATGAATTTGTTTATGAGAAATTTAAGAAGGTTTCAGTTAAAAGTTCATTTGGTAGAAAACAAGAAAGATTTTTAGTTTTTACAAAAATAAAAATTGGAGAATCAACATATAAGTTTTTTATATCATTAGCAAATAGAAAAAATATGAGATATCCTGTCTTAATAGGTAGGAGATTTTTACATAAATTCAACTATATAGTTGATGTTAGAATGAAGAATATAAATGATACCGATAAAAAGAAGTAATTATATTACTGGTAATCCAAGTGATGTCTCATACGCATTGAGTCGTATAATATCTTTTTTGGAAACTGATGGTAGAACACCTTTGTTAATTTGTAGACCCAGAAGTTCAAGTTCTGCTAAAACATCACTTATATATTTTATAGATAATAAAATAGAATTTAATAATTTTTCCGAATTTAAAATGATATTAGAAAATCGTTCTAATTTGTTTAGAGTCGACCTTTTAATATTTGACTTTTGGGGTCTTAGTGTTTCGACTATTATAGAGTATAGAGAGATTATAGATAAATTGAATATTGATTATATAATCGTTGCTAAGGAATATCACTATAAGATGTCAGATGATGTTGGTGATTATCATGTAAAACATGAAATTAAAAATAATCATATAGAGAATAACTATTACATAACTGATAAGATATCTGGTTGGACCTCAGACTTAACCGAATTATCCAAATCATGGATTAGAGATAAAAAGATTGATCAAATTTTTAATAAAGATAAAGAATAATTTGTATATTACTTTATTTTTAACTATATTTACTTAAATTATATAAAATGAGAATTAGGAAGAAGTTTTTACAACTTACAAGTTACACATATCCGAACGGAACTGAGGGATTTTTAAAATCATATTTACCACAAGGAACAAAACAAGATAAGTTTGGTAACTTTTATTATGTTGTTGGTGAAAATCCAACTACAATGTTTACCTGTCACTTAGACACGGCTTGTTCAACACAACAAAAAGTAACACACGTTCAAGATACTAAATTTATTAGAACTAATGGTAAAACCATTTTAGGAGCTGATGATAAAGCAGGTATGGTTGTTGTGATGTATATGATAGAAAAGAAAATTCCAGGACTTTACTATTTCTTCTTAGGTGAAGAAGTTGGTTGTATAGGATCTGGTAAAGTCTCTAATGATTGGCAAAATAATGAATTTTCAAAAACAATTAATAAGGTTGTTTCTTTTGATAGAAGAGGAACTACTTCTGTTATTACACACCAATGGTATGGTAGATGTTGTTCTGATGAATTTGCAAAAGAATTGGCCACTCGATTAAATGTGGCTGGTGAGAATTTAAGTTTTGAACCAGATGATACAGGTATTCTTACAGATTCTGCTAAATTTATGGACTTGGTACCTGAGTGTACTAACATATCTGTAGGTTATTACAAAGAACATACAACTAGTGAACATCAAGATATTGAATTTTTATCTAAACTTTGTAAGTCAGTTTGTAATATTGATTGGGAAACATTACCTGTAAAAAGAAATCAGTATAATTATGATGATATTGACACCGGTGAGAGTGATGATAATTCAGTTTATTCTGCTGATTACTTCTCATACTTTAAATTCGGTGATAAAACTAAAAAAATGTATATCTCTAAAAAGAAAATAGAAGAAGAAACTTCTTTACTTTATAGATGGATTTTTGAACAAGGATATACAGAAATGAAAAGTATTAATTGGAATGGTCACGCTTTATATGTTGAAAATCATAGAGGTAAACAAGAGTTTGTTGGAAACAGATATGATATAATGGAAATGTTACCAGAGATTGGTACTGTTTATACAAGTGATTTATGTGATAATCCAAATGGAATTAAAAAGCAAAAAAATATCCTGATGTAATCAGGATATTTTTATCTTAACCTAAGATTAATCCAGGTGATTTGTATTGTTTGTGAGAAACTATCTCCATCATTTGTTGTGTTGATAATTCTTTTGAATTCCAACCTTTCTTTTTAGAGTATTCATTAACAAATTTTTCTCTTAATAGGTTGATTTCTTCTTTTGACATTGATTGATTTTTAATCATTTCAGGTTCTTTTTTCATAATATTTATTTTTAATTTAGTAGAAATAGATAGATGAATACTTGTGATAAAACACCTATTACCATTGCTATAGTTCTTTTATTATATTTTATTAGTGGTGTAAATGGTGGAAATGTTCTAGATTCATCACACCATCCTTTAGGATATAAATCTCCATTACTTAATTTATTTCTAGTATGATAGTAGGTTCCGTTGTGAAAGAAGCTAAAAATTAGTATCATACATATTGAACTTAATAGGGAGTACCATCCGATTATACCTACCATAACTATTGATGTTATTAATAAAATTAGAGCTCTTTGTAGATTAAATATTGGATTCACATTAAAGTCACATACTCTTTTACAACTATTCTCATAGTGCCAGTAGAAACCTTCTCTCATTCCTTCTGTTAGTGAATAAACTATCCAAATGAAATTCATTATAATTAATGTTGATAATACCATATAATATTTTATATTTTTTGTATATATTAATATTTCTAAGTATCTTTGTTCTATGTTTGAATTGAAAGGAATTATAGAGTTTGACCCAATTAACGTGACTAAGAAGCACAATGCTCAGTCTAGTTGGAAGAAAACTGCTATGGTGAAGTTCGATGATGATACTTTTGCTTACTACGCTTGGTTCTTAGAAAAAAGATTCAACTTGAAGTTGAACAAACCTTTAAGAGGAACTCACGTTACTATTATCAATGATAGATGTGATGATGAAATCTACGCACAAGCTAGAGAAATATTCCACGGAAAAGAAATCACTTTACAATATGATCCAACTTTAATTAGATCTAACGATAAAGGTCACTGGTGGTTGAAAGTTTATTGTGATGATGCTAGAAACATTAGAACTGCTATGGGTTTAACTCCAGATCCTTACTTTGGATTACACTTAACTATTGGTTTGGCTACTCACTTACAATTAGAACACTCTAAATACATAACCGAACAATGCATAAGATTCAACCTGTAGTATTTTAAAGTAATTGAATATAACGATACTCAGATATATTTAGGTTTTCTTTTAATATATACACTAAAATAACATACGAAGATGGAAAATAATAAACACATACAAAAGTTCAATGAACATCAAGAAAACTTGAATATATCTGATGTTAGTGATGGTGAAAAAATTACTAATCTTATTCAAATAATCGAGGATTTATATATCAATTGGGAGATTAAAACGATAGATGTATATATGAAGAAGAATAAGGATAAAATAATAAATATTATAAAAAGTAAATAATTTTTTAATTATCACTAACGATTGAGTGTAAAAAATCGTTTTAATGTTTTTTACACTTTGTTATGTATTAGTAAAAACTTAATTATTCACTTGGATAAATATTTTTGTAAAATAGAAACTCATAATTAAGTTTTTATTATACATAACGGTTACAGATAAACGAATGTAAAATTAAAAAAATATGGAACGAATACTTAAAAAAATACTTTTACAAAAATTAAATAAACACGATAAGGTTGATTACAAAAAACTAAACATTGATAAACATTCATATACGAGTGGATATTCAAATGGTTTTGTACAAGGATTTTTTCTTGCACGAAAATGGATAGTTGGAATAGTGATTGTATTAGCAATATCGCTGATTTTTAATTTTATTTCGTTTATCTGATGTTATGTTTAACGAAGTGTAGTTGTGAGGAACGAACAATTAAACATAACTATTATATATCTATAATTAAACTAAATCACTTATTTTATATATGATTCTATATGAAAATTCTTAAAATATTTGAAGAAAAGTTAAGATATAAAAATCACTCTTCTTCCAAAACAACGGTTGAGTGTAAAAAATCGTTTTAATGTTTTTTACACTTTGTTATAAATATGTAAAACTAAAATTATACAATATGAAAAAATACTTTATTAAACAAGAATTGATGTGTGGTGAAGTTTATCACATGATATATGTAAGATGGTTTGGATTATTTGAATCATTTTATGAAAGGTGGAATACTTATGAAACAGCGAAAATAAGACTGAACGAATTAAACAATTCATAATTTTAGTTTTATTATTTATAACTGAGATATATACACACGTTTCAAATCAATTATTGAGTAAAGTAAATCTACCAATATGAGTGATGATTTTTTTGATAGTTTTAAAGGTAAGCCTAAATATGACCATAAAGTAAGAGTAGTTCATTTTAAGAAAGAACCTTTTGACATTTATATTGGTCGGTTACCAAATGGTAAATACAATAAGTGGTCTTACCCTAAAGAATTGCGTGATACTTTTCCAGAGGGAACTCCGAGAAAAAAAATCGTAGATGCTTATGAAGAGTATTTACTTTCTAATGAAGAACTAATGAATGACTTACATGAATTAAAAGATAAGGTACTTGGATGTTGGTGTAAAAATTTAGGAGGTGGTGGTAAATCTTGTCACGGTGATATTTTAGTTAAATGGGTAAAGAAAACTTGTAATGATTAAAATTACCTTTTCTATTAGTTCTCTCTTCTTCTGATGTCATTATCTGGATCATAAGTTCCAATACCACTAATATTAGTGTCCATATCTCCGTATCCAAAGATTTGCATAATTTTTGAAAAAATCCAAAGTAATGCCCATCCGGCTAAAAATGTAACAAATCCTATAAATACTGAACCAGATATTAATCCTAAAACCGTAGCCAAAGGAATACCAGCACTGGCATAAATATTAACACCTAATAATTGTTTAATTCTACCACACAATTTAATAGCTAAGTTTTCATTTTCTTGAAAAGAACTTTCATTAATATAATCTAATCCAAGAACTTTATTTAGTTTTTCAACATTTTCTTTTGACAATTCTGGAGAGGTAGTTCCAAATGTTTTAATCATGAAACCTTTAATTTTAACAACATCTGGAAGTGCTACTCTTTTTAATGGATTAACTATATCATTAATTTTATAACCAATTGATTTGAATACTTCACTATAGACATCTACTGATCCTGGAATAGGATCAACTGGTAGTGTCATCATATCCATTGTTTCATTGATTGAAAACGATTCAAATGTTTTTAAGTGTTTCATATTAATATTTAAATTTATTAAATTCTTTAATAAGATATTTCTTACTTTCAGCTACAGATTCTTTTTCTTTAGCGGGTTGTTCGGATTGTGTAGCTTGTTCCTCTTTATTCACTTCTTTTTTTGTATCACCTTCTCCTCCTCCATTTTTTTCTTCACCTTCTTCTGCGATTTCTTCTATTTGATTTTTATCCTCATCGCTAATATTAACAGGTTCTGTATTGGGGAACATTTTTTGATCAGATTTAGGAACTGCTTGGATTTGCATACCTTCTATCTTTTGTGCAGTTTCCGGTTTACTTTTTTCCATTTCTTGTAGAATTTTAACAGCCATTTGTTGACCAGCAACAAATCCTTTAACTCCGTTAAGGATTGGAGTAATATACTTTTCTACGAATCCAGCTATACAATCTGTTATAGGTTTAATTAATTTATTTAATCCTTTACTAACTAATTTTGATACAAAACCTTTAGCACTCTCAGTAAATTTAGATATCGAATCACTTATTTTACCAGGTATTTTTGAAACACCATCAAGTGTTGATACAACTACATCTATTGATTTTAGAATAGCATCATAAATCCATCCGATTATTTTTTTAAGTGCAACATGTAAGTATATTGAACCTATACCAAGTGCTCCAGCAGCTAAACCTTTTGCTGCTTCTGGTAATAAAGTTTCACCTGCAAATTTCACAGCATTTGGAACAACATTCTCTGCAAACCATTCAATTCCTGCTTCGACTGTATGTTCTATTGTAGCTCCTACCCCAGTAACTACTTTTTCTACTGTCGCCATAGCTCCTTTTTTAGTTGCTTCAGAGTGAACCGCAGCAGCTGCTCCGGCTGGAGTCATTGCTGTAGTACCTCCATGCCAAACATCATTAAGTCCAATACACATCATTAAACTACCTGAAAGTAAACCAGGTAATCCACTAATGATTCCAGATGAAAGTGCTTTACCAGATTCTTTAAGTGATACTTTACCAAGTACTTCTTTTCCTTTTTTGAAATCACTCCATCCGTGTGAAATGTGTAAAGTACCATTTAACATCATACAAATACCACCTAATACACTTAAACCAGGAGCAACTATACCAGCGATACCAAATACAGCAGTTAGAATACTTAAAATTATACTTATTGCTTTATGATTATGATGAACAAACTCTTTAATAGCTGCCTTAGCCTTTTTAACCCATTCTAAAACTTTTTTACCACCTTCAGAAACCTTATCAATTCTTTTTTCAATAAAGTCAGGAACAAGATCTCTCCAACCCCACTCTTCAAGAATTTCTGAGTTTTCTAACTCACCACTATTAGTAAGTTCAAATGTTTTTTTCTCTATTATAAAACCCTCAGAATTCTTAACTAAGAAAATATGATCACCAAAATCTACATGATAAATAGAACCTGGTGTTTTTTCCCAATGAGATTTAGACTCGTATAACATTTCTAATTCATATGATGCGTGAATTCTATTAATTTTTTCTTCTTTTATAAACTCATCTTTTTCAAGTATACTATCAGATATCATATTTCTAAATTCAGATAAACTATATTTAGCCATATAATTAGATGAATTACCTTCATTTGTGTTTTTTGATTTATTTGTAAAATCATTATAATTCTTTAGTTTCATACTATAATTATTTTTTTAATATAGTTATATATTAAAATATAAACCTTTTTTTTTCAATTTATATAACCTTAGTAAAATTATATCTATGCCAGAGTTAGCAGAATTGAAGATTATGTCTGATTATATTAATCAGAATGTAAAAGAGAAAACTTTCAATAAATCATTTCATGTATTAAAGGGTAATAATCCTGAACAATTTCAACTTCTTAATGAGTTTAAGGTTGATGCTGAATCTTTTGGAAAAGAGTTAATAATTAGATTTTATAATGGCTCTGAAATTCATAAAATATCGGTTTTTATGGGTATGTCTGGTAACTGGAAGTGGGTTCCAACCGAAAATTGGAGTGATACTAAGTTTATTAGAATGAGATTAGATACTACTGATGGATATTCATTACTTCTTTATGGTTCTTACATGGGTCCTAAATATAGAATTGGTGGATTTACTGGTGTTAAAAGAGGACCAGATCCAACAAAAGAGTTCACTGACTTTTATAACAATGTAATTGATAATTTAGATAAGAAAGTATTTGATAAGCCTATCTGTGAGGCTTTACTCGACCAAAAGTATTTCAATGGAATTGGTAATTACTTAAGAAGTACTATTTTATATTACTTAGATGTTAATCCATTTGAAGAAGCCAGAAAAGTCATTAAAGATAATACAAAAATTTTATCAATGTGTAGAGACATTCCTATTATGGCTTATAATTTAAATGGTGGTCAGTTACAAGATTGGAAAAATCCATTTGATACTGATTATGAAGAGTTTAGGAAGTGGGTTTTTTATCAAAAAGGAATATCTTGTAAAGACAAAACCGGAAGAACTTTCTGGTATGTTGAAAAGTGGAAAGATAATTGTCCATACTAAAACATTTTAATTAACTCATAATATAAAAGATATGACTGGTGAATTAAATATTATATATGGTGAAAGAGGTTCGGGTAGAAGTCAGTTTTTGATTGATATTTCAATCGCTTTGAAAGAATATGGGTTAAAAGTATTTTTTATTGGTGCTACTTCTGAGTTTTCAGAATTAAGAAGTGTGATGAAAGAGTTTGATAGTTTTGATTTTCTAAATTCATCTGAGTATAATAATTTAAAAATAATTGAAAAGGCTACCGAAATAATTGATATTAAAGATTATAATTTACTTATAGTTGATGATGCTGATTATATATCTGATGAGGTATTTAATAATATTATGAATATAAAAGTTAGAAAAATATTTACTTGCTTAGATGTTAATAAATTAAAATTTACTGAAAATTCAAAATTTTTAGAAATCACCAATGAATATAGTGATGAGGAAAAAAGAAAAAAAGTTTTATTAAAGACAGAAGGAGAATCTTATAATAGTGATGACTTTATAAAAATTATTATAAGAGAACAAAAAATAAATTCAATATTAAATGATTAAGGCTGATAAATATTACATAGATAACTTAAATAGAATATCACAAGGTGATGGTACTTGGGATGAGGATCCTCGACCTAAATATGCAGATGGTGAAAAAGCACATTCTAAATTTATAACACAAGTATTTGAGGAATATGATTTATCAAAAGGTGAATTTCCAATTACTACATTGAGAAACACAGCTATTAAAACAGGTATCAAAGAAATACTTTGGATTTATCAAAAACAAACTAACTCATTAGCAGTTGCTAGAGAAATGGGTATTAATTGGTGGGATGAATGGAATGTTGGTGATGATACTATTGGTCAAAGATATGGAGCTACTGTTCAGAGATATGATTTAATGAATAAGTTATTAAAATCTTTGAAAGAGGATCCGTTTTCAAGAAGACATATAATGAATATGTATCAAGAATCGGATATGGCTGAAACTAAAGGATTACATCCTTGTGCTTATGAAACCATTTGGTCTGTAAGAAGAAGTAGATGTAAGAAAACTACTAGTGATGTCCAAGAAGGTGATTTCTTTTATTTAGATATGACTTTGAATCAAAGAAGTAATGACTACATTATGGCTGGATATATAAATAAGATTCAGTATGTGGCTTTGCAGATGATGGTCGCTTCACATTTAGGTTATAAAGTAGGTAAGTTTTGTCATTTTGTTCAGAATCTTCATGTCTATGATAGACATTTTGATGGTTTGGCTGAGATATTAAATAGAAATCCAATTGAGATTCAACCAATATTAGAATTGACTTCTAATAAAAACTTCTATGATATAACAATTGATGACTTTTCGATATTTAATATCGATGGTATAAAAAAATTATCAACTAAACTAGAAATAGGTATATAAAAAATATATAATAATATGGAAAATAAAAGTAAAAAGCAAGAAGCCGGAACGGTAAATGTTAAAATTATCAGAGAATCTATTAAATCAATTGAACTTCACACTTCTTTATATAAAAAGAAAAGAATTACAACTGAAAAGTATATAAAAGTTTTACATGATAGTATGTCAAAAATGGCAACTCAAAGAGATTATTTGGAATATCTAAAAAATATTGGACAAAATTAAAAAAAATTATAAAAATGGGAAGATATGACAATTTAGTTGAACAAATAAAAACAATCGATACTGAAGAGGTTAAAGATTGGGATAAGAATACTGATCCTGATATGAAAGTGATTGAAGAACAAAAAGTTTATATTTGGATTAGACTTTATCTAAAAGAAGAATGTGATGTTCAAGAAGGTGATGATATATTTATGACTTATAAGCCAAGTGGTGAGAAATTAGAAACTAAGTTTATTTGTTATGATAAAACAAGTTTATCTAAAGACCACGATGATTTAGAGAAGATTACTAATTTTAATCCAGAAGATGATAAAAAAGTTCTTTGTTTAATGGTTAACCAAGAACATGTAAATAAAAATACAGATATTCCATTTATCAGAACTTTATTCAAAAGTGGTAATCACTATGAATATCAGTTAGTTAAAAGAGATGAATTGATATTTATCAATAGTAGAACAAACGAAATACTTGATTATTTTGATTGTGATTATTAAAAAAAGAGGCTTTTAGCCTCTTTTTTTTTAATATATAATCTATGGAATATTTAAATACATATAAAGATTTCTCAACAAATGAGACATTGGATATGTTTACATTACCGGTAGATCCAATACCAGGTATGAAGGATGTCATTTCTGATATTGGTCAGTGGATATCAGATACTGGTGAATTTATTTGGGATAAAATTACTTCTTTTATAGATTGGATAAAAAATAAATTATCAAAATTTAAAGATTATTTTGCTCAATTATTTGAAGCTATCGGTGAGATGTCAAAGATTCAATTAAATAGAATAATAAATTTACTTTTTAGTAAAGATTACTCAGATTTAGAGTGGTCTGACTTGAGCGCTAAGAGTGTTAAAAATCTTTATTCCAAAATTTCTGTTGGTTTAAAAGACTTTGTTACAGATAAAAGTTGGTCTTTTTCTGATGATAAAGAAAAATTAAAATCAGAAGATGGATTAGAAGATAAAAGTCTAAAACTTAAGTTTGGTATTAATAAAATTTTAGCTCTTGCTGGTAAATCAGCTATTTCATTAGTCCTATCAAATCTAATCACCAGTGCTTTAGTTGCTTTGGGTGTTACAGCTGGTCCTATTATTACTGCTGTTTGTAGTATTGTTATACTGATTGTTTTTATATGGGCATCTAAGAAGAAAGTTAATCTTGAGATAAAGGTTATGAAAGATGTTAGAGATGTTCCAGGGTATAAACCAAAAAGTTTTATCAGTAAAATAACAGGATGGGATGAGTTTACAAAAAGTAAAGTTAAAGATTATCAAGACTTTACTCAAGGTGAGTCTCCTTTTCAGAAAATGTATCTTCAAAAATTAAAAGAACAAGGTCAAAAAATAAGACAAGAAGATTTGTCATTCAATTAATAAAAAATGACTTTTTAAATAAAATATATAATAAAAAATAAACCAGAAAAATGAGTAGAATAATTAACAATTTTAAGGGATTCTCAAAAGTTTACGAAAATGAAACTAATGTTTCCTCCGAGGAACTAATAAATATAGCTAGAAAAGAAATGCCTCTTGAAGACGTTGCTGCTGATGCTGCTGAACTTATGGATCCTAATAAATCAGACATCTCAGATAAAATGATTCAAGCTGCACAAGCTCAATCCGAAACACAAAATCTTCCTGAGGAAAAAATTAGAGAAAATTATACAGGTAAGGATTTAATTAATCCAGCTGCTATGGATTCTATAATGAAAAGTGCTATTGCTAGACTTCCAATTTTAACAGCGGGTTCAATTAAATTTAGAGGTAGTATGAGAGATATTCCAGTTGGTGCTGAGTATGTCGCTCAAAGTTTTAAAGAATACTCAATTGGTTATTATGGTGTTACTTATAAAGATAGAACTGGTAAATATAAAGAAGCTTATATAGATTATAAACCAACTGCTGAAGAAATTGCTCATGTTAAGCATATTTTTGAAGATTTAGCAAAAAAATCAAAATGGTTAAATTTTGTTGATAAAACTGTAACTGTTGCTGGTCCAACTCTTTTACTTTTAGGTTTTGGTTTAGCAATGTTTGGAATGATGAGATTTCAAGCAGAATCTCCTGATAAATGGCTATCTACCGGTGGTGGTGGATATAGTCACGGATCTTTTAGTTGGGACATTGTAGCTCCAAGAGGAGGATACGAAGTTGCTGCTGGTGGTTCATTAGTTGCATTAGGTGCTATTGGTTTAGGAAGTACTAGTTATACTGGTGCTAAAGCTGAGGCAATTGATAATTGTATCAGTAGATTAGCCTCTGTGTTAAAAGCTTATTTAGAGCCACTTAATATGAGTATTACAGATCTTATAAACGCATCTGACTTACATGCAGTTCTTAACACAAATATGGCTGAGGTTTCTGGTAATGTTACTCAAACAAAATCTACAGTAGAAAGTGTTTCTTCTAAAAAAATGAGAAATTTTAAGAAATAAATTAAAAAAGATATAAAAATAAAAAAAGGGAAGTAAAAACTTCCCTTTTTTTATGCCAATTCCAATTCTTCTTCTTTGACTTTAGTTTTTTTCTTAGTTGGAACATAAAGTCTTTCTTCTACCATAGGTAGAATTTCAATTCTTACAATTTTTCTCTTTTTAAGAGGTGTAGCTGGTTCGAATCGGTTAACTCCAAAACCTGGTTCACAAGTATCGAAGATTGTACCATTCATATCAGCAAATGTGTGAATTTGGTTTTCAATTCCTTCTAAAAGAAATCCACCGTTTTTAGAGAATCCTCTAACAACATATACATTTCCTAAAACAGGTTTGATGATATTTTTAACATCTGAATAAAGATTTCTATCGTCAATAAAACGAACTTCAGATCCGATTTTAATTTCTTGTCCTTTAAGTATTACAGTTTTCATATTTGTAGTGGCTTTATATGTTTGTTATATAATACAAATATAGTGCAACTTTTATAATTCTCCAAATATTATTAAATAATTTTTATAAAATAACTTTTTTATTTTTTTGTCTATAAATATAAATCGAAATTAAAAAATGCTCGTAGAAACACAATACCTAACAAATAGTAAAAAACTAGTAGTAAGTTATGTTGATAAGTCTGGTGATATAAAACTAAAATATTACAATTGGGAAGATCCAATGAAATATGTGGCTTGTGAAGATAACGATCCTCAAAAACATCCAGAATTCAAATCTTGGGATGGTAAATCCGTTAAACAGATAGAAGTAAATCATCCAGATAGATATGCTATTTATGAGTTCCTAGACTCACTTCCAGAATCTGAGAAGAATGAGATATTTGAGTTTAACTTACCTAATATTTACTTTATAGATATTGAAACAGAAATCGTTGACGGTTTCCCAGAAGCGGCTGATATTAAAGACGTTAATGGTAATGTAACAAAAGAAGGAGCTTCAACTCAAGTTCTATCTATATCTATTGTTTATGACGACAAAATTATTCTTTTAGGTCTTAAAGAAATGCCAGAAGATATGCAACAACGAATCAAGGATAATACTAACAAGTATTTTGAAAAATTCGGAGCTGATTATAAATTCAAGTATATCAAATATGAAGATGAATTTGATATGTTATATGCTTTCTTCTATAAGATGATTCCTAAGATGCCTATTCTAACAGGATGGAACTTCCTTCAATATGACTGGTTGTATTTAGTAAACCGATCAAGAAAGATTTCTAAATGGGTAAATGGTAAAGAATATAAAATTGATCCAGCTGTTTCTTCTTTAACTAAAAAGATGAATAAGATTTGGTCTACTGAGTTTGAGGTACCAGCTCATAGAATGATTTTCGATTATATGCAATTATATGAAATTTGTGATACTTCTATTAAAGTAAAAGAATCATCATCTTTAGATTTCGTTTCTAATAAGTTAGTTGGGGTTGAAAAGATTAAGTATAACGGTTCATTACAAAAGTTATATGAAGATGACTTTGAAACCTTTATGTATTATAACGCTGTCGATAGTGTTCTAGTTCAGAAGATACACGACGCTCGTAACTATATTTCAATTATTTATGCGATTTCTTCATTAGCTCAAATTAGAATTGTTGATGTTGTCTCTCAAATGAATAACGCTTTAGGCTCATTGGCTATTACAGAAGGAGTTTTAAGAAACAAATTCCGTGATATGGAAAACATTGTTCTTTTTAGAGATGAGAAAGGAGATGCTGAATCTACAATTGCTGGTGGTTGGGTTAAGGATCCGGTGGTTGGTATGAATCAGTGGTGTGTTACTTATGACTTTGCTTCTCTTTATCCGACTACTCAAAGACAATTCTTTATTGCTCCTGAAACATTTGTCGGAGTTCAAGATGAGAAAGATAAATCTAAATGTACGAATGGAAGACCTATAGATTTATCTCAACATGTTTTATGTGTCAATGGTGTTGTATTTGAGAAAAGAAAGTCACCTACGTTGATTATGTTGGAAGATGTTTATGCTGATAGAAAGAAAGCTAAGAAAGTGATGATGGATAAGAAAGAAGAGTTAAAAGAAGTAATGGATGAAATTAAAAGATTAGAAGCTGAAGTATATTAAACCTTAACTGGTTCAAATTGTATATTTGGCATCTTTTCTCTTACTACTTTAGTTGCTTTTCTAATATATTTAGAATTATCATCATAGAAGATAGCTTTTTGGAATCCTGTTTCTTTTAGTATTTCAACTATCTTCTCACCTTTCCAATGTCCTGCATTTTTAGTACCAACTGGTGCCATATGTAAACCATATTTAGGAATTTCTAGTCCAAGTTCTAATAATTTATTTGTTATTTTATCTCTTATGGATTCCTCTCTAGCTGTTACTATACACTTATTATCAACTGATTTGTATAGATTGGAAAGACTTTTTAATGTACTTGGTAGACTTATATCAGATGTGTGAAATAAATTTGGAGACAACATATACATTCTGTCACCTTTTCTTACCCAGTTGCCAAATTCTTTTAGTTGTTTATTGATATCCATTACATAGATTCTTCCGTCTTGCCACTTTAGATCATTTAATGTAACGCCTATTCTATTAACCGATTGATTTAATAAATCTTTTATTGTTACGTCTTCTTTTAAAAATTGGATAGCGAGTTCCTCGTAGCTTGGTGTATTAACAAGCGTGTCGTCAAAATCAAATATGTAAAGAACATTTTGATTTATATATTCATTGTAGTTTTTAATCTTCGTCATAAAAGAATCTGTCTATTAAATGTTTGAAGTCATTTCCAAAGTAACTTAAACACTTACTATATATCTCATCTTTCAACTCAAATCCTTGAGAAAAAAGAATTTCTACATAGCTTTCGACATCTTCAATTGTGGTATAGATATTAAACTCATCGTAATCCATGTAAAGCATAATAAAAGAGGTGTATTTTTCTTATATATTTATAAAAAACCTCAAAAAAACCTATTTCTTAAACTAAATAGAAAAAAATGATATAATTTTTATAAATTTTCTAATTTTCATGTCACTAAAAAACGATTTGGCTAAATATAAGCCCAGAAAAGAGCAAAAAGAAGCTCTTAATTTCATCGAAACCGAGTATAATAAAAATAAACTTAATAAGTTTTTTCTACTTAATCTTCCAGTTGGAAGTGGAAAGTCACATTTAGCTCTTATGGTTGCCGATTGGTATAAAAAAAATGTTAATAGAACTGCTAAAGTTGATATCATAACTAATAGTAAAATTCTACAAGATCAATACTCAAATGAATATGAGTCTATCTCGGACTTAAAAGGTAAAGAAAACTATGAGTGTGAGCAATATTCTTGTTCTTGTTCTCAAGGTGCTGAGTTCAATAGATTAAATAAAACAACTTGTGAATCTTGTCCTTATTCTTATTCAAGAGAGTCTTTTATAAGTGGTGGTATTTCTCTTACTAATTTCTATTTATACATTCTTTATTCTATCTATAATCCTAAATTGATGGAGAATAGAGATGCTAGAGTTTTGATAGTTGATGAGTGTCATGACTTTGATGATGTGATGTCTGACTTCATTACTATTAAGATAACTGAGAATATGATTAAAAGATTTAAGTTTAGTGATGAGTATTCAATAATGAAACAACTCAAAGGAGTTACTTCTATTTCTCAGTATGTTGACTTTCTAAGATATCTAAACGGAGAGGTTTTAACAACTATTGAATCAATGGAGAAGGGTATGTCTTCTGCTCCGAGAAATGTTAGACAAGATAAAAGAGATTTGAAAATCAATAAAGTTATTGGTGGTAAAAATTCAGATGTTAAGACTATGCAACTCGCTACTGATCTTAGACAACTACAATTGAAAATAGAAATCTTCCTGAAAGAGTATAAAGATAATCCTAATAATTGGGTATTAGAAACATATTATAATGAAAAGTTAAAACAAAAAGAATTATCATTAGAACCTATTTGGGCTTATGACTATTTAGATAAATATGTCTTTGCTAATTATGATATGGTTATTCTTATGTCTGGTACTATTTTAGATAAGAATTTATTTTGCCAATTAAATGGATTAGATGTTACTAAAGCGGTATATTATTCAATTGCTTCTCCTTTCAATGTTAAGAATAGACCTATTTATTATATGCCTATTGGTAAGATGTCTTATAAATCTAAAGAAGAAACATTTAAAAGATACATTCCTTATATAAAGAAACTATTAGATAAGTATAAGAATAAAAAAGGTATCATACATACTAACTCATTTGAATTAGCTAAATGGATTGAACAATCGATAAAAGATCCAAGATTAATTTTTCATGATTCAACTAACAAAGATGAAGTCTTAAAAATGCACAAAGAGTCTGATAAACCAACGGTTATTGTTAGTCCTTCAATGGATACTGGTGTTTCATTTGATAATGATGATGCTAGATTTCAAATAATTGCTAAAGTTCCATATCCTAGTTTAGGTTCTCAAAAGAATAAATTGAGACAAAAGAATAATCCTGAATGGTATTCTTGGAAAACGGTTTCTGGTATAGTTCAGATGACTGGTAGACCTGTTCGTTCAAGTTTAGATTATGCAGATACTATTATAATTGATGGTTCATTTGGTGATGTTATTAAACATAGTTCGCACTTTTTACCGGATTGGATTCAAGATGCTATTAAGAGAATAAATATTAAAATAGAAGCATAAAAAAACCCACTCAATTGAGTGGGTTTTTTGTTATATAGCTTTTTAATTATTTTTGTTTTTTCAAAATAGCTTTTTGCATTGCTTCTGGTAATTTCTTTTGTCCAGCCGTTAAACCTTTTTTACCACCTTTGTCATCTTCTTTAGCATCTTTAGCCGCTTTCTTCATTGGTTCTTTTTTATCACCATCTTTATCTAAATCTAAAAAATCAGGTTTAGCTTTTTTACCACCTTTTTCTTCTTTTTTATCTCCTTTTTTAGCTTTTTGTTTATCTAAATAAGCTTGAAATCCAGCATTTACCTTTTTCTTTTCAACAACTTCATCACCCCAAACTCTAGGTTTAGATTCCAATGAATTTGTCTCTTCATCATCGCATTCTTCACAATCTTCATAATCTTCTTCGGACTCTTCTTCAGACTCTTCTTCATTTTCTATTTGTTTAGCTCTTGTCAACCAATCTTGTTCGTCGGTTTCAACGCTATCATCAGTGAATCTAGGTCCTAGATCAAAGTTTTCAAAAGTTTTTAGATATCTCATTTTAAATATTATTTTTATGTTTTATATATTAAATAAATAAACTCATTTTTATGCTTTTTAGATATAGTTATGAAAATTCTAAATTATTTTAGAATCTAACACTAAAAGAGAACCTTTGTTATGAAAAATGAGGATTAATAAATAATATATACTTTATGAAAATTCAAAGATTTGAAGAGTATGATTCAACTGAATCGATGGCTTTTAATTTTATTAATTCTTTTGATAAAATGTTATTAGAGTCTGATGAGACCAACTATAAAAAAGTGCAAAGGAAAGTAGTTGCTGACTTAAAATTAAATACTAGATTAATCGCTACATTTGGAGCTGGTATCGGAGCTCTTTATCCTATAGTTGATAGTCTTATAAGAAATATGGGTATATCCTCAATCGAAATAACTCCAGAATCTGTTGTTTTATTAACAATTTCTTCTGTAACAATAGCATATTTAGAAGAAAAAAGATTCAAAACACCAGAAGAAGAAGCCTTACTTACAAAAGATTCTCAATCTATGTTGGAAGAATTAAAAATGATGGGAATTGGAAACGGCCTTGTTAAAAAAATGATAAAGAGTTTAGAATCAATAAAAAATATATTCTCAGTTATAGGTAAACATCTAGGTACTATCGCTGATGGAATAATTGATATGTTTGCTTATACATCTTTATTGATACCTGTCATGAATGGTGTTTTATCAATAATAGGTAAATATGAATTGAATTTAGAAACACTTTGTCAGAACTTTTTAGGTTTAGCAATTGGTATAGGTACTATAATTGCAAAACATGGTATAGTTAGTATTTTGAATAAAATTAAAAGTAAATTCCCTATTAATCAAAAAGAAGTTTTAGCTGATATAGAAACCCCATCTATTCAAAAGTTTTCTACATTTACTGATACTGAGAAAGACTCAAACATCGATCTAATTAAAGAGCAATAACACATTTATAGCAAACTTAGTAATAGCATTTTATATAATATAAAAATGAAATTATTTAAATGACTCCACAATTAGAGAAAGTATTTTTCAGCTTTATACTTAAGAACAAGAAATACTTTGATATTGTTAAACCTTATTTCTTTAGAAACTCCGAAATTCAATTTGTTTATGGTGTGATTAGAGAGTATATGATTAAAGCTGATACTCAGGTTCCTACTCCTAGACAAATATTAGATATGGTTTCTTTAGAAGATAAAGAAGGAGTTATAACTAAAGAAATATTAAAATCAATTTTACAAGTAGATTTAAAAGAATATGATGAGAAGAACTTCATTGAACCTAAATTTAACGCTTGGATTCTAGGAAATAGGTTAAAAACCGGTACCGTAGATATTATTGACGAAACAAGAAATCTTGATTCTATTTCTGACTTTGAAAAAGCTGTAGAAGCGGCTGATAGAATTAAATCTATTGTCAATGAAATGTCATCAACAAACTTTATTCAAGATGATGACTTAGGTTCAGACTTTGATGACCCTGAAAACCACGTTCAAGATTCTTCTAAATTTAAAGTTAAGTGTGGATTTGAATCAATTGACCATATGTTAGGTGGTGGTTGGGATATTTCAACTCTTAATGTTATTATGGCTGAGACTAACAATGGTAAGTCTCTTTGGATGCAGAACTTTGCTTTCAAAGCCGCTGATATGGGTCATAATGTTCTTTACATAACACTTGAGATGAGTGAAAGAAAAGTTATGAAAAGAATTGGAGCAATGAGATTAAAAATTCCTATCAATGAATATGATGTTCTTTCAAAAGATACCGAAATGATTAAAAAGAAAATCGCTAATCTTAGTAAAACTGCTGATAGTGGGGATCTTTTTGATAAGAAAGTTGGTAAAATCTTTACCAAGTTCTGGGCGGCTGGTACTGCCACGGTTACTGATTTTGATAATTACATTCAAAAGTTAAAAGAAAAGAAAGATATAAAAATCGATTTAATTATCGTGGATTATATCACATTAGTAGCAACTAATAAAGGAGCAATGGCTGATAACCTTTATACTAAAGGTAAGACTCTTGCAGAAGCTTTAAGAGCAGTTGGTGCTAAATACAAGTGTCCAGTCATAACTGGTGTTCAAGTCGCTAAGGACGCTTGGAACTCAGCTGATATTACATTAGAAAGTGTACCTGAATCTAAGGCGATTGCTGAAACAGCAGACACATTTTTTGCTATAATAAGAACTGAAGAAATGAAAAGACAAAATCTGTATAGATTCAAGTTATTAAAACAAAGAGATGGTGATTTCTTAAAGTCACAGATTCGACTTAATTTGAACTCTACATATTTGACTCTTGAAAATGATCAATTTTTAGATCAATAATAAAAATAAAATAAAACATGGCTAAAAAAGTTAGAGACGATGAAGATGATTTTGATGAAGAATTAGATGATGATACTCAAAATGAGGTTATTGAACCAGAACAAGAGTCTGATGAAGATGACGATAGTGACGATGGTGATGGGTATATGATTGATGATGATGAAGATAATTTAGACATCATTATCGAAATAGATGATGAAGATCTTAATATCACCGATGTGAAACCTGAAGAAACTGAAACTGATGATGTTGTTCTATCTAAACATAAGGTAGAAGGAAAACACTCATTAAAATATGATTCAATTTTCAAAGGTAAAAAAGAAGATCCTTTAGACGAGGATGAAGATATGGGTGGATTTGGTATGTATCATAAAGATACTATTGAAGTCGATAAATCATCTAACTACTACTTTGAATCTATTGATAATGAAAAATACATTAGGTCTAAATTAGTTAAAGAAAGAGTTTATGCTATTCTAACTGAAAATACTAGTATTAACTTTTTAAATAATCGTAGAAAACCATCTAGGTCGGATTTCAATCAGTATTATTCACTATTGAAAACAAATCTTACTAGTGAGAGTTTTACAAACATTGAATTGTTTAATGAGTTGGCTGTTTATTTTTCAGATAATCTTTTCAATATGTTCAAACTATTGGATAAAAAGTGGAGGAATTTAATAATAAATGAACTACAAGATCACATTGGTAAAAACGTAAATGCTAAAGAAATCACAAATAGAAATATTTATGAGGGAACTGAAATTGAATTCGAATGGTTTGATGAGATTTTAGAGGAAAGTAAAATAATAACCGGTGTTGTTATCGAAACTGACTACATTGAATCAACTTTTAAAGTTGACTCTTATGAAAATTTATATAATGTAGAACTTGGAAAAATTACTAAAATTTTAAATAATACTAAATTTAAGTATAACCTAAATAAATTAAACAATATAGACTTTTTGTAATAAACTATAAAAAAATAATTAAAAAGGCTATTATAAAAAACCAAAAAAAAATGAATAATTGACATTTTTAATTGGATTTTAACACAGATATATAAAAGACAAAAAAAATTAAAAACATGAATATAAAAGTAATAAAAAGAAATGGGAAGAAAGAGCCAGTTATGCTGGACAAAATTTTAGACAGAATTAAACAACAAACTTATGGGTTAGATCAGAAACTTATAATTCCTTTTGAAGTTGCTCAAAAGGTAATTGAAGGAATAACACCGGATATTAAAACTTATACTTTAGATCAATTAGCTATGGAGACAGCTGCGTCTTTAGCTACTAAACATCCTGATTATTCTATCTTAGCGGCTAGATTGGCAATTACAAATTTGCATAAAGAAACAAAAAAGAGTTTTTCTGAAACTGCTGAAGATCTTTATAAGTACATCGATCCTAAAACAGGTAAACATTCTCCAATTGTTTCTGAAAGCTTTTATAAAATTGTAAAAGAACATGCTGGTGAACTTGATTCAGCTATTGTGCATTCAAGAGACCACAATTTTGATTACTTTGGATTCAAAACATTAGAGAAGTCTTATCTATTGAAATTGAATGGTAAAGTAGCTGAAAGACCTCAGTATATGTATATGAGAACAGCTCTTCAAGTATGGGGTGAGAACTTGGAAAAAGTTATCGAAACTTATAATACACTTTCAGAAGGTTATTATACACACGCTACTCCAACCTTATTTAACTCTGGTACGGGTAGACCACAATTATCATCTTGTTTCTTATTAGATGTTGAGAATGATTCAATTGAAGGCATCTTTAACACTCTTAAAGAATCTGCTCAAATCTCTAAAAACGCTGGAGGTATCGGTATTTCTTTCACTAAAGTTAGATCTAAAGGAACTTATATTGCTGGTACTAATGGTACCTCAAATGGTATTATTCCTTTCTTGAAGATTTTTAATGAGACAGCAAGAGCTGTTGACCAAGGTGGTGGTAAAAGAAAAGGTTCAATTGCTATTTATATGGAACCTTGGCATTCTGATATTATGGAGTTCTTAGACCTTCGTAAGAATCAAGGTAAAGATGAAATTAGAGCTAGAGATTTATTCTTGGCTATGTGGATGAATGACTTATTTATGGAGAGAGTTGAACTTGATGAAGATTGGTCTTTGATGTGTCCTCACGAATGTTCTGGTTTAACAGAAACTTATGGTAAAGAATTCAGAGAACTTTACACAAGCTATGAACAACAAGGTAAAGCTAAAAGAACTCTTAAAGCAAGAGAGGTTTGGAATAAAATTCTTGAATCTCAAATTGAAACAGGAACTCCTTACATTCTTTATAAAGATTCTATTAATGAGAAATCAAATCAATCTAATATTGGTGTGATTAGAAGTTCTAACCTTTGTGCTGAAATTGTTGAAGCAACTGGAATTACTAAAACACAAGCTGAGATACTACAAAATAAAGAGTTATTGGAAAGAATTGGATTAGGTGAGTTTTTTGGTGAAGAATCTGTGAATGAAACTGCTGTTTGCAACTTGGCTTCTATCGCTTTACCTAAGTTTGTTAATAAAAACAAAACTTATAACTTCAATAAATTGTATGATGTTGCTTATCAAGCTACAATTAACTTGAATAATGTAATTGATGTTAACTTTTATCCATCACCGGCCGCTAAATTCTCTAACCTATTACATAGACCAATTGGATTGGGTGTTCAAGGATTAGCTGATGTATTCTTTATGTTAGGATTACCTTATGAATCAGAAGAAGCTAAATCAATAAACAAAGAAATTTTTGAAACTATTTATTACGCTTCAATTAAAGCTTCTTGTGACTTAGCTAAAGAACAAGGTCCTTATGTAACATATGAAGGTTCTCCTATTTCACAAGGTAAATTTCAATTTGACTTATGGGGTGCTAAACCTACAAAAAGATGGGATTGGGATAAACTAAGAGAAGAAATTAAAAAACATGGTGTTAGAAATTCTTTAACTACTTGTATTATGCCAACTGCTTCTACAGCATCTATCTTAGGTAATGAAGCATCTTGTGAAGCACAAACTTCAAATATGTATACAAGAAGTGTACTCTCTGGAACATTTATCTTAGTTAATAAATATCTTGTAAAAGAATTGGTTAAATTAGGATTATGGAATGATGATATAAGAAAAAGAATTATTGGAGAAAATGGTTCTATTCAAAATATACCACAAGTTCCTACGAACATAAAAGAAGTTTATAAAACGGTTTATGAAATTAAACAAAAAGATGTTATTGACATGGCTGCTGATAGAGGAGCTTTCATCGACCAAACACAATCAATGAATATCTTTATGGATTCTCCAAACTTTGCGAAGTTGACTTCAATGCACTTTTATGGTTGGGGAAGAAGAAACTTTATTATGAATGCTGATGGTACTCCAATTATTCCTCAAGGTGAATCTATTGAAATCATATATGATTCAGAAGGAAAAGCTAGATGTTATAGAGATAAGAAATCTGCTTTGAAAACAGGTATCTATTATCTAAGAAACAAATCAGCTTCAGATGCTGTTAAGTTCACCGTTCAAGAAGATAATAAATCTGTTGAGGAACAAATGGCTGAAATCAGTTGTTCACTTGATAATCCAGATGATTGTTTAGCTTGTGGATCTTAATCAAAATAGATAAAATTGAAAAAGGGGTTGTGACAACAATCCCTTTTTTTATTATATAAATAAAAAGAAATTATTTTTATGGAAAAAATTGAAATAGAAGGAAAACTAGATAGAAGTTGGGTAATTGAATTATTATCAAGTGGATATGAAACATATGATATTGTTAGAAATTATGAATTATCCGAAGATACTATTTTAGAATGTACAGACCTTTTAGATAAAGAAGTTCTTATTCAAGGTTTGAATTTTTCAGAAGAGTTTATTATTAAAGCTATTGAAATGGAGTATTTAAATATCGAAGATATTACAGAATTAAGTATGACAACATATTCTAATCTATCTGATGATTTTATCACTAAGTATAAAGAAAATATTAATTGGGATAGAATGATACTTTATATCTCTACTCAATCTGATTCATTTGACAATCATACTAAAGTTATTGAAGATAAAAATTTATGGTCTGTTATTAGTGCTAATGACTTATCAATTGATTTTATTAGACAATGGAAAGATAAATTAGATTGGTCTTATTTATCAATGGTTAAATGTTTTACTGATGAAGAGAAAGAAGAATTTTCTGATTATATAATCACTCCAGTTCAACAAGAAATGCCTGGAGACCTTGTAAATACCGATGATTTGAAGGTAACTGATAAAATGTCAGAAGAAGAGTTAGAGGAATTAATTTATGAAATCTCTAAACATATTGGTAAGTAAGGTATATAACTTATCTGTAAACAATCCACCTTTGAAAAAAGTGAAATTTTAGAGGTTGATATATACTAAACAAATTAAAAAAACTTTTTTTGAAGAAAATTAAAACTTTTTGATTTTCAGATATAAAAGAAAGACAATTAAAAAATTCCAGTAGTAAATTAAAGAGTTACTTCGAAACATTTATTCTAAAAAACACTCTTTAGTAATTTTCTCTGGTCAATATAATTAAAACGCAGACATAGCGATAGTTTGAGATACTTCGATAAATTCAAATATAAACTATGATCGAAAAAGTGCTAAGCGACAGCAAGGCTACTGAATTCAGATGAAGCCGAAAGGACATACTGAATTAAAGTGAAAAAGTCCGGGTGACTCCTGTAAATCCTTTTTAAGGGCTAAGTCAAGGAAAAAGTTTACTTCCTTTAAATAAAAAAACTCGTATGATGGACACGATAATACACAGGCAGAGTTTCGGGAGAATTCTTTGTAACGCCTTAGGCTAAATTTACTTGTTTGCGCAAATTATAAAGACCAGATTTAACAGAAATGTTTTATCTGGTCTTTTTTGTTTAAAAATAAATTAAAATTAAAAATAAAATTATGTCAAAATTTAACACAACAATGCCAAAGGCAAAAACTTTAACTGAAAACCTAGCAGGTGGTCAAGCTTATTCACAATCTAATGAATTAGCATTAGTATCTTTATTATTAACATCATTTGTTAATGATCAGTTTTATAGAAATGCTCAAACATCTTTAGATGAATTGAGAAAACTTTCTACTAAAGTGAAAGATAAAGAATTTATTGCTAAGGCAGCTATTTTTGCTCGTGACCGTTTCGGTATGAGAAGTATTACTCACGCACTTGCTGGTGAATTAACTTCACAATTGGAAGGTGCTGAGTGGGGTAAAAACTTCTACGATAAAGTAGTTGTTCGTGTTGATGATATGACTGAAATCATGTCTTACTATCTAGCTTATAAGACTTCTAAGGATAGTCCTAAGTTCCCAAATGCTTTGAAGAAAGGATTTGCTAAGGCTTTTGATAAGTTTGATGGTTACCAATTGGCCAAATATAAAGGTGATAACAAAGATGTAAAACTTGTTGACTTAGTTAACATTGTCCACCCAGTTCCTACTATGAGAAATAAAGAAGCTTTAGAGTTACTTATTAAAGGTGAGTTGAAAAACACACAAACTTGGGAATCTAAGTTATCACTAGCTGGTCAAATGGCTGAGTCTGAAGAAGATTTAACTAAATTAAAGTCTGATGCTTGGTCTGAATTAATTTCTACAAGAAAATTGGGATATTTTGCACTTCTTAAAAACCTAAGAAATATTATATCCCAATCTCCTGATTCTATTTCAGCAGCTTGTGAAATGTTAGTTGATGAAAAGTTGATTAAGAACTCTAGAGTTCTTCCATTCCGTTTCTCAACTGCTTATGAAGAAATCAGTAAGGTTGGTTCTTCTAAAGAAGTAAGAGAAGTTCTTATGGCAATCAACCAAGCACTTGATATCTCTGTTGCTAACGTACCAGTATTTGATGGCGAAACACTTGTTGTTATGGATGTCTCTGGTTCTATGAGTGGTAAACCATCTGAAATTGCTTCTTTATTTGGAGCTATTTTAGCTAAAGTTAATAACTGTGATGTTATGACTTTCTCTACTAACGCTAATTATATGTCTTACAATCCAATGGATTCTGTAATGACTATTAGAAACTCTTTTAGATTCTCTGGTGGTGGTACGAACTTCCGTTCTATCTTCCAAAAGGCTAATAAGAAGTATGACAGAGTTATCATCTTGTCAGATATGCAAGGTTGGATGGGTTATACAACACCCGCTTCTGAGTTCAGTCAATACAAGAAAAAGTTTGGAGCTAATCCATATGTTTATTCTTGGGATTTGGCTGGTTACTCTACACTTCAATTTCCAGAACAAAACGTTTTTGCTTTGGCTGGCTTCAGCGATAAAGTTTTTGACATCATGAAAATGATGGAGTTAGATAAGAAGGCTTTATTTAATGAGATTAAAGCTATCCAACTTTAATTAAAAAAACCCACTCAAATGAGTGGGTTTTTTTATTCATTATCTTCTAGTTCGTTATAAGCATCTACCGAAGCTCCAATTTCTTGTCTATCAATAGTGAACTCTTTAGTTTCTGAATTATATATGCCTACTCCATATAAATCATCACCTATAAACATTCCTATTAAAATAAACTCATCTTGGTCGGTGGTGTCCATATATCTGTCGAAATCTATATCTTCTGCTCTATAGATATTTCTAAGTTTTTTTAACCCTTCTAAGTATTCGTCATCTTGTGTTGTGTTATAGATATCAAATTTATCTTTCAACTCTTTTGTATCTATCTCATCACTTTTGAATGATATAGAAAATGTGTGAGTAATTTTATCCACATTCATAAGAATTTTATCTGACCAATACTCATTTTTGTCAAGTTTTAATCCTTGTGATTCAATTCTATCTATCATTTCTTCTAAAGAAATCTTAATAGTATTTAAATTATCAATAACTTTATTAAAATCATTTTTACCGGAATTTAAATTGTATTGAATTTGACAAGTGTAAAGTATTTTATACTTTTCGTTATCATCAACTTCCGTATTAATAGTATTTCCTTTTGAATCAATTAAATATCTATAAGTATTAACTTTAGCAAATTGTTTAACATCAAATAAACTATCATCAAATAAATCTAAGTCTATAGATTTTGATTTTAAGAAATTATTATACTCCGCTGACGTTCCAAAAGATTCTTTAATAAAGTCATTATACTTTTTTAATTTCATCTTTTAAAACTATCATTTTTTATTATCATTTTAGTATGAGTAGAGTGTTTAATAGTAATTCCAAAGTCTTCCATAACTTTATCCTTGATAAAAGGAACTATAAAGTCTTCTTCAAATACTATTTTATAAGAAGAAGGTATTTTCTTTTTAACAGTTTCTAATGATACGGGTAAGTAGTTTTCATTTAATTCTCTATCCCAATTGTCAGTATATCTATACTTTAATAAGAAATGAACAAGAGTTCTATAATTATTATCGATTGGACTCCACTTATCTTCAAATGATTTTAAGTAGTAAGGGTCAGCCAACTCTCTAATTTTTTTAACATCTTCTTCAAATGATTTTAATTCACTTTTGTGTATTTCAACTGAAGGTATCATATCTCTAATAGTTATCCATTTGAATTTTCCTCCAAATACTTGTTGTTCCCAGAATTTTTTAATAACACTTGAATGTGAATAAGAATAAACTTCGTGTATAACAGAACTTAAATTAAGTAAAGGTTTTTCATATTTAGATAATTCTAAAACCACTTGTTCCCAACTACTTGTTAGTAATGATTCTTCTCCTAATATAGATTCTGCTTTTGAAAGCATTGTATCGTCTAAATCATATCCAATTAGCTTAACATTAGGTTTCATATTTTGAACAAGTGAAAGAAACGTTCCGTTAGCACATCCAAAATCAACTATAACATCAAAGTCTAATTTGTTTACAAAAAATAATTTATCCTCCATAGACATTTTCATTCCTTCGATATAGTCATCAAAGTCAGCTATTGGTTTTTCACCAACTAATTCTTCTAAGAATAATTTCCAGTTAAGTATTTTCATAGACTATATATTAAATTACTTCCATATTTTTTCTAAATCAATTCTTGAATTGATTTCAATTATTTTATTATCTTTTATGAGTGAATATCTTTGTATAGGTTGAAACATTTTTGTAATATTTCTAACTTTTTTTATCTCACTATCTTCCATATCAAAGTTAAAAATCTGTATTAGGTTATCAATTTCTTTAAAACTTATAGATTTTTTATCACCTAAAAAGAAAGTAAAATCGTAGTTATACTTATTAAATCTTACAGCATTTGGATCATCTGACTTAGATATTAAATAATTGGTTAGACAATTCTCTATACCAATTGATGGTAAGGTATACTTGTAATCATTTATTATAAATTGTCTATTCTCTTTATCATATAGTTTTTTCAAATCTTCACTTAACTCAAAATAATTAAAGTAAATAGAATTAAATTCAACATCTTCTTCAGTTCCATATTCATCATCTATATAATTGAGTTTTATAGCTTTTCCTTTTGATAATCTTACGATTTCTAAGAATATAAAAACAACATCTATACTTTTAATATCTTTAAAATTATATCCTTTAGAAAAAATAGTATTTTTCTCTACTATAGATTTGAGTTTATTAATCACAGATCCTAAGTCATCACTATTATAGTTATGTTCATATTCAATAATATCTTGAACATCAACTTTTTTAATATGAATCTTAAAGTCATCTTTATAAAAGAGACCTAGTGATGGTAGTTTATCAATATCCAATTTCTTTTGAGTTCTTAAAAGGTTCTTAAATAAATTGATTAAGTTCATTTTTAAATATAATCTTTTATCTATATATTATTTTATGGGGCTTGTAACGCCTTAATATATATTGTGATGATTTTAGAAGGTGATTGTTTTGAACTAATGAAGAAAATTGATAATAAATCAATTGATCTAATACTTGTTGACCCACCTTATCAAATTTCAAAAAGTTCAAATTTCAAAAAGTATTCTAAATCAGCATCAAAAGATATTATTACTAAATATGGTGGTATATCAATTGACTTTGGTGATTGGGATAAAGAAGAAATAGATTGGGATTTATTATTTAAAGAATATCATCGAGTTTTAAAAGATGGTGGAACTTTAATTTTCTTTTATGATATCTGGAAGTCAAATACAATTAAACAAATTGCTGATAAATATAAATTCAAACAACCAAGAGTTTGTAGTTGGGTAAAAACAAATCCAGTTCCTATTAACTCAAAGATTAATTATCTTTCAAATGCTGTAGAATACTTTTTTACTTTTGTTAAAGTAAAGAGTCCAACATTTAATTCGGAGTATGATAATGGTATTTATAAATACCCTATCTGTCACGGAAAAGAAAGATATGAACATCCTACTCAGAAACCAATTTTACTAATATCTGATTTAATAAAAAAACATTCAAATGAAGGTGATGTTGTTTTAGATACTTTTGCTGGAACAGGAACAACAGGACATGCTTCTATATTACTTAATAGAAAATATATTTTAATTGAAAGAGAAGAAAAATATATTGATATTATCAAAAATAGAATAGAAAAATTATCAACAAAGTTGAATATTGATGATATATAAAATAAATATTAAACATAATTATGCCAATTAGAATTAAAAACTCACAACTTAGTAGTGAAACCATAGAGGCTCTTAACAAACTTATTGATTTAGATATCAATGCTTCAGTTGCTTTTAGATTAACTAGAATTATCAAAGAAGTTTCTTCTATAGTTGATGATAAAGTTAAAATGGAAAGAAGAATATTAGAAAAGTTTTCAGAAAAAGATGAAAATGGAACAATTGTTCAACCTAAAGATGAACAAGGAAATATTATTCCTGGTTCTGTTAATATAACAAATATGGATGATTTTTCAAGAGAGATGTCAGATTTAATGGAAATTGAAAATGAAGTTCCTTATGATAAGATAAACTTTGATGACTTAAATTTACAAACTGCTAAAGTTAAGGATTTGATTAAATTAGAATTTTTATTTAATTAATTATGCCGTTACCACACTATCCCTACATTTCAAATTCTATTCAAAGAAAAAATAGAAGAAAGAAATCAATTGAAAAGATATTCTCTAAAAAGTCTGATAAGTAATTATCAGACTTTTTTGTTAATAGTTGGACTTCGATTTTTAATATATACAAAAAAAGATTAAGACTAATGCCAGCTACATATAGTATAAGTGTTGGATTGCCAACTGAAGCCCTTAGAAAGCAAGACATTAATAGTGTCTTATTGGATATACCTGATAATACACAAAAATTAATATCACCAAAAGATGTTAGAGATGCCTTTTTATCAACTTGGGCAAATGCTGCTTTTAAACAAACTATAGGTTTGTCTTCTTTAGAGTATATTGGTATTGACTCTGGTAATCCAGAAAATAGAGATATAAAACAAAAGATATTTATTGGTAAAAGAAATTATACAGGCGTTGATATAATGAATAATGCTTTACTTTCTTATACAAACCCTACTGATATTTATTTCTTTAACACAAAACCAGATACAGTAACTCAAAGTCAAACAAGAATTGCTATTTTAGCTGGAACTAATTCAAGTTTATATACGAGTGCTCCTTATATACAAGCCGAATCTAATTCAACAGGAACTGCTATAAATTTAGATATCGTTAATCCATCTATTTATAGTGGTCCAATAAATATTTATAGTAATACTGGTAGAGTTGCTATAAATGGTATAGTTTTTCCAACAGCTGCTGAAACATCAGCGTCTGCTTCAAATGGTAGAATATTAAAGTATTCAGGAACTTGGCCGAATGGTTCTTTAAGATGGGATGATCCAACAATATCGATTTCAAGTATTGGAGTTCCTGGGACTCCTACTAATATTTATGGTAGTCCAAGTAATGTTAATGGTTATTCATTAGAATTTGTCGATCCTACATTGACTACTCAAACCATTGGTGGTATTCAAGCTGGAAGTTCATTTCCTTCTTTTGGATATGATGCTACATTGGTAACTGGTAACTATCAAAACTGGCCAATGGTTGAGGTTATAAGAAAACTTTTATATCCATATTCTCCTCCAGGTCTTACAATACAATTGTCTAATTTAGCTACTGGTGATAATTATGCTGAGATAGGAGTTACATCATCTATTAGTTTTACATACTCAGTAACAAAGTATTCCGAAAATATTGATACTTATCAGATATATGGTCCATCTAATACATCACCTTATACCGTTGGTGCTGTTGGTACATACTCTGGTTTGTCTTTCTCAAGTGCCCTACCAGGTGATCAAACTATTGTTACTTTTACTTACAGTGTTAAAAGAGATTATGTTTCTACACCTGTAACAAATGATTATGCAATACAAGCATCTGATTCATTAGACTCACTGGGTTATACATTAATCAATCATTTTGCTACGGCTTCTTTGACATTTTTAAGTCCATTTTTTACAATATTCAATAGTACTATCAATACCGGATCTTCGACATTCTTTATAAATGGTAGTAGAACTAGACTTATTATGAATATATCTAATAAACATATTACACCATATCCTGGAAACTCTCAATCAGTATCATTTAATTGTAGTGGATCAGGGTATTTGTACTTTTTAGTTCCTTACTCAATAGATTATAATTATGGTGAGTTATCAATGATAAAAGATCCTAACGGTTATATTGTATATGATGCAGCTTATCCATTGACTAGTTCATTTACTTATTCTGGTTCAGTAACACCGGCACTTTCAGGAACTGAAATCAATTATGGTAATTACAGAGTTTATAGAACAATAGGAACTTGTAGTTATAGTGGTAGTGGTGAATTTGAATTTATTTTTTAATTATGGCAGCAACATTTAGTGTAAATATAGGACTATCAACAGAAGCAACCACTTATGATTTAATTGGAGCCACTGGCGTTGATTTAAGTCAGGTTTTAACGGTTTTAGAGGATAATACTAGTAAACAAATTAATCCTAAGGATTTAAGAGATGTTTTTTTAACAACTGCTGCTAATTCTATATTTACTCAAACAAAAGTTTCAAATGATTCTTACATAGGAATTGATACATCTGATCCATTAGATGGTGATTTGAAAAATAAAATTTACTTTGGTAAAAGATCTTTTTCAGGAACATATTCATCATATTCACCTTATCAAGATATAATGTCAACATCTTTGTTGAATAGCGATGTTGATATATTTTTATTCAATACTAAAAGAGATACTATTTCCAACGGAAGGACAAGAGTTTCTATTTTATCAGGAACAAAATCTTCTTTATATAGTGTCGCTCCTTATTTACAAGTACAGACTATAGCATCTACAAGTTCATTATCATTTGATATAGTTAATCCAAGTAATACGGGTGGTAATATAAATTTGACTAGTGATTATGGTTCAGTTTCTGTTAATAATATAGTTTTTCCAACTATATCGGACTCGGCTAATCTAACTCCTGGTTTGACAGGAGCCTCTGATGGGAGAATATTGGTTTGGAATAATGGTAACTATGTTTGGGATAACATAACATTACCTAGTATGAGTAGTATTGGTGTAACTGGTTCACCTATAAATATAAATGGTGGTCCTATTAATGTTAATGGATATCCAATTGAATTTACAGATAGTAGACCTTGTTTAGTTTCTATTGGTGATATACAGATGGGAGAGACTTTTAGTTTAGTTGAGATGTCTGAGATGTTAAGAAGAATAGTTTATTCCTACTTACCTCCAACATGTTCGGTATCTGTTTTACCTCCATATTCTTCAGGATATGTTGAAGTTGGTACTTCACCATTGATTAAATTAAATTATACAATAACAAAAAGAACTTATCCAACAAACATAACATCTTTGTCAAATATGGTTCCAAGTTCATATCCTCCTATATCAACTGCTGGAACAACTGTCGTATCTGGAACAGCATCTGGTATAGTTATATCACCAGTTTCTAATACAACTACTTACTTTGCTGCTACCGTTGGAGATGGAACTCAATCAAATACATCAACTGCTAGTATTAGTGGAATATATCCATATTTTTATGGATTTAGTGCCCTTTCTGCTATGAATACAGCTGGTCTTTCTGGTCTTACTAAATTAGTTGAACCTTTAGGAGATAAGACAATTGATATAACTGGTAGTGGTAATTTATATTTTATTTATGATAGTACTTATCCAGATTTAGATGAGGTTATTGATAATATTTCAGTAATTATTGGAAACTCTTTTTCAATACCGACTTTAACAATACTATCATCACCAAGTGGTCTTTGGGCTTCAAAACAATTCAAAGTTTACAAATGGACGGGTATACCACAAGTTGGTCCACCTTCTGTAAATTATCAATTCAAGTATTAAAAAATTTATATATATGATATGTCAATACAAATAATAACAGGATTCACCGTAAATAATTCAACTCCATTGGATAATAGAATAGTCGCATCTGGTGCTGCTGCTAGAAATTCAATACCATATAAATATACTGGTCTAAGAGTTTTTGATACATCTGATAATAGATCATACTATTATAATGGCACTACCTTCAGTGCCGAAATAACTGACCAAGTTAATGGGGTAGCTGGATATGTTCCTTTATTTACATCTCAAAATTATATAGGAAATAGTGGAGTTTTCCAGGTTAGCACAGGTACTGAAAAAAGAATTGGTGTTGGTACTAATAATCCAACTGGTAATAATACCTATATGCAGTTTGGTGGAATGAGTCTTGCTGAAGATCCTAATTATGTTGCGGGTCAAGCACCTCCATTGGTTATACATAAAGGTGGAACAACCATTATTGGTTCTAATTGGTATTATACTGGTTTTGTCGGTGGTAATGGTTATTTTAACTCATCTAAGGGTTCTTCATTGATTAGCTTTGGTAATGACCAAGGAGATTTATCTATATCAAATAGACCAGGTGGTTCAGGAGCTCCTGTTCAAACCATTTATCTTTCAAATAATAATAAAGTTGGTATTGGTTCAAATTGGAGCTCTACTGTTTTACCTGCAGAGATTTTAGATGTTACTGGAAATATAAAAACAAGTGGTTTCTTTAAAGGAGATGGTAGTCAGATTACTAATATAATTTCTGATAGATCTAAAACAGCTTCCACCGTTACTGTTTATAATTCACAAGTCTCACCTTCTTCGAGTGGATTAAAATATATGATGTTTTCATCTACGGCTTCTAATGTGAATGGTGCTAGTGTTAGTACTTATTACAATAATTCTAGAGGGACTGGGTTCGCATTTAATTCAGTTACTGCTCAAATGTTATTACCTACCTATTACCTTACAGGTCTTATGTTTGGTAGTGCTGAACTTAATGGACCTGATAATCCACCTATTGCTTTTGGTAATGATTCTGGTATATTTGGAGCTGGTGTTGATACAGCAATTCCGGGTACTTCTCCAATAGTTTACACAGCTCCATTTATTGGATTTTCAGTAAGTGGATCTGTTCCATTTAGATTGTATGCTACATATTCTCTTAGTACTTCACCAATAAGGTATAGTAATGGTACTCCAACAGCTCCATCTATTACATTTACTGGTGATATTGATACTGGTATTTATAGACCTACTACTAATCAAATAGCATTTACTACAAATGGAACACCTAGAATGCATATTAAAGGAACAAATGCTGGAAATGGTGGTGTTGTATTTACAACAGCTACTAGTTTAGGTACAGGTACTACAACTAAATCTCCTTATATACAGGTAGGTGCTGTCAGTACTTCTTTTTCAACGGCAGCGGCTCCTGATTACACATGGTATGGATATACTCAAAGTGGTATGTATATGCCAAGTGCTAATGTTATTGCTTTTAGCACAAGTGGTACTAAAAAATTGGAGATAAAACAAGGAGGTGCTACTGATATTATCATACACTCACCATTAAATAACGCCACATTGACTATAAACAAATATGACTTATCTCTTGGTAATGGTTATACGGTTATTTCTTCAAATGCGTTATGTTCAATAGATTGGACAGGTCAACAAAATTTCTTCATTAGTTCAAATGCATCTGTTACTGGTAGTTTAAGTAAGGGTAGTGGATCTTTTAGAATTGATCATCCAATTGAATCTATGAAAGATAAATATGAATTAGTACACTCCTTCATTGAAGGTCCTAAAGCTGATTTGATCTATAGAGGAAAAGTATCCTTAGTTAATGGTAAATCTGAAATTAATTTAGATGAATCTTCAAATATGACTGAAGGCACTTTTGTTTTATTAAATAGAGATGTTCAATGTTTTACAACAAATGAAACAGGATGGACACCTGTTAAAGGAAAAGTTACTGGAAATATACTTGAGATAATATCCGAGTCAAATACTTCTTCTGATGAGATTAGTTGGATGGTAATCGGAGAAAGACATGATAAACATATGTATGATACGGAATGGACTGATGATAATGGTAGAGTTATTGTTGAACCATTGAAGAAACCAAAAGATATTTAATCTTCAATTTTCTCAAACCACCAGTTAAAGTAAACATAATTATCACCAACTAAGTTGTAATAATCTGATTCGTGTTTAATGATAATTTTATCACTATGTGATCTTATTAACTCGATTTCGATTCCTTTATCCATTTTAAGTTGTTTGCCGGTTTCAGTAGAGTAACAAATGATTTCATCATTTAATAATCTGTATATTCCTGGCTCTGGTTTTAACCAAGTTTTAATAGTCTTAACTACTAATCCTTTTATTTTAATAACCCATTCTTTACTTTGATAAAGGTCATAATCTTTGAATACTTCTGATGTTAATTCTGGATTTGCGTTCATTACATTTTCAATAACTCCCCAGTATTCATAATCATCAATTTTGAACGTGATATAAGCATCATAGTAAATTTCATTCTTAACAATTCTTAGAATTTTAATACTTTGAATATCTTGATGTTCTAATGCTAATCTACTTCTAAGATTTTTATAAGCACTTGTACCACTAAGATTATAAAGGATGTCATTAATTCTACCCATCGCTTGTCTAATAGCGTCTGAGTGTTTATCAAAGGCATTTGTTGATAATGACGGATCATCTACACCTCCAACTGTTTGAGCCGCTGAATCAGGGTTCATTCTTTGCATGTTAAATTCTGTGAATTCTAATATAAGCTTATTCTTACGTTTCATAATTAATATATATATTAAAATATTAAACTATTAATATGAAAATTAGAAGATTCAATGAAGATGAACAAGTAGATATTTCATCAGAAAGAGTAGCAGAAATTATTGAGGAGTTAAAAGACTTTGCTTCTATCATGGATGATAAATCAAAATCAGTAGAATCATTACTAAATGAATTAAATAATTTCAAAAGTGATTCTAAAAAAGGAAATGATCAGATAGATGATTCAATTGCTGCGCTTCAAGTTATCAAAAAAGATGTTGATGATTCTAAAGATAAGATTGATACCGTTGTTAATAATCTAATGGATTATAATGATACTGGTAGAAAGTATATGTACACAGAAAACAAGTAGTTAATTTTATTGTATAATATTTATGTCAATTTGGGAAAATCAATCAAAAGAGTTTCAAGAGTCTATAACAGATTCAATTTTCAGATGGTCTAAAAAAGAAAGATCTGAAAAGAGAAAAAATAAAATCAAAAGATTATATGATAAAAGCGAGAGATGAGTGGAATGTTGTACTAGGTGGACCTGGAAGTAGATTACATGACTATTCTTCTATGAACTTTTTAAGTTCTTTTCTTAGAAAAGATAAAAGAAAAGAAAAAATTAAAAAAATATTCAATGATAATAGGAAAGAAAAGTAATTTAGAACAAGGTTATGTTTTTGCTCCTTATATTCCATTGACAACCACTTCTGTTATATCTGGATATACTTCTAAGAATGTAAGTAGAAAAAGAAAGATTAATAAGATATTTGGTTTAGGTTTAGATGTTAAAGATGAATTCTCACCAAGTAAATCAATTATGAGTAGATACTCTAAAAAGATTATAAATAATAACTTTTACGGAACTATAGAAATAAAAAATCCCACTTATTAAGTGGGATTTTAGTTAAATTTCATCCATGAATAAAGATTCTAAATAATTATATACTGACATATATCCATCATAGACTCCCCATTTTTCATCTAAATAATTTGTAATTTGACTAGCTTTATCTTCTGATGATAAGTTATCATCATTAGATACTTCCATAAATTTATTGTGAAGGTCTTCTCCACCACCATATAATTCAAAGTCTTTTTCCCATAACCATTGAGCAAATTTAGTCCAGTGTGATTGATATCCACTTGAATCGAATTCTTCATTGAATCTTTTTAAATGATTAAGTCCTTCTGCTAAGAACTTCTCACCATCTAAATTTTTATTAGAAGGTTTATTAGGCTTTTTAGTATTGATTGTAGGGTTAGATAAAAACTTTTCACCATTTAATTTTTTATTTGATGGTTTAGTTACCTTCATTGAAACCTCAGGATCACTTAAAGATTTATCAGCGTCTAATTTCTTTTTTGATGCTGGTTTACTATGATCTTGTTTTTTTATATCCTTTGAAAGCTTCTGAGCTTTATCATTAATAGGATGTTTTTTAATGTGTTTCATTTTATTTATTGTAAGTTAATTTGTAGATTGTTTTGTAAATAAGAACTACAACCTCATCTATTATAGTATGTAAGTGTGTATCTTCTACTTTAATGCAACTTCTTTCTGATTTAACAAATTCAACAACTTCTTTGAAGTAATCCAATTTATCTTTAGATCTTGTTTCATCTGTAGCAATTTGATCATATCCTTCAATTAAACCATATTGACCTTGATAAACCTCAACGATATCATCAATAAATTCAATAACACCACTGTAGTAAGCTTCTAATGCTAAGTGAGCTGCGTGTGAACCCATATCACCTTTAACCGTCCAGTGATAAACTTGAGCCATCTCTCTACTTTCTAACAATTTAGAGATGAATTTAGAAACATCACCACCTTCGTTAGATACTTCTTTCTTTTCTTCTTCTTTCTTTTCTGGTTCAGGTTGTTCTTTTTTACCTGACATAAGAGCTAAAAGTTCTTCTTTTGACATATCTTCGTAGTTTGAAGGTAAATTTGATTCACCTTCGGCTTCGTTGATTTTTTTAACTTTTACTTTTTTAATATCTGAAAATCTTTTCATTTTAATATTTTATTTTTATGTAGTATATATTATTTTATTGAATCTAAAAACTTATCATAATCAAATTTTATATCTTCTCTTTTAAATTGAGAAATCATATCTTTTGCTATTTCCATTCTATTTTCTTTATCTTTTACTTTATTGAGGATATCTATAATACCAGAAACCATTTGATAATCATTACCTTTTACTTCTGATTTTATCTCCGACTTTGATTCTGTTACTACTCTTTCATCTGTCTCATCGATTAAATCAATTGTATAGTTAGAACCGTATTCAATAGATGCTAATATAGAGTCTGACATATATCCAGCTTCTCCTTCATTCTCAGCAGGTATAATTAATTCAACTTGTGCTGTTACTTTGTAGAATCTTTCACTTTCTACCTCTTCTAATATTTTAGTAAATTTTTTCATTTTCCATTAGGTATTTTTATAAACTATTTAAAATAAATAATCCTCATAGTCTATATATTAAAACTATGAGGATAATTTATAATTATTTTGATTTACTTGTCTAAAATACTAGAAACTTGTTTTTCTCTAAGAGATTGAACATCAATATCCGTTTCAACAGCCTCGTAAAAACTAATAGAAACCATTTTAACATATTGATTAGCTTCTTCTTCATTAGCCATTGGATGTAGTTTATTCTCAAATGAATCCCATCTATTTTTAGATTCTGGTTTACCATACTTGGTATTTAGAGATTCGTTGAATTTATCATATTCATCAATTTCTACATTAAGAATATCTTCCATATCATATGAGTATTCTGATATTGAACAATTTTTTAATTCTTGAATATTTAATTCATTTACTTTTAATTGAGCATCTTCTTTAGAAAATACAATTAGATTTGGTGTACCACCATCTGATTCATTGTAGATGTTATCATCATACTCAAATCCTTTTTTTAAAATAACATACGCTTTTTTCATACTACTTAATTTCTATATTTTTTAACCACTTATTAACTTGTTTTTCTGACATATCACATATTTGTTTTTTAGTGAATCCCATAGATGACATAATATCAAATACCATTATTAAACAATCGGTTGATTCCAATAGAATATTATAGTTTATTCTACCTTCATCTTCGGTTGTTTTTTTATATCCTTTTAATTTTAAAATCTCGGCTGATAACTCACCATATTCTTCTCCTAGTTTTAGACCCTTTTCTATTAATCCGTTTTTCTCATATTTAGATGCGTTTTCAACTAAATCGTAAACATAATCAATTATTGGCTCAATAACTACATCTTCTAAGTTTGGTTTACCTCTTCTTTCAAAGTCCTCTATTAGAATAGATAGAATTTCAATATCATTAGATTCTTCTTTCGTTAATTCATTATAAGATACAGACTCTAGGTATTTTTTAGCTTGTTTGTAATCATAATAACTTTTTATTGGTTTTAATGTCATTTTTGAAGATTAGAAATTAATATATAATAATGTAAAAATTATAAACTTATATATGAGAATTATCAAAAAGTTTGAGAGTTTTGTTAGTGAGGAATTGGTAATGGGTGCAAATCCAGCACCGACTACAACTCCAGCACCGACTACAACTCCTACTCCAACGAGACCGAGACCAAGTAGACCAGGTATAACACCAACTGAAGTTCCATCTGAACAAGATGCTCCTTTAGCGTCAGCTGAAAAAGTAATTGATAGACTTAGTTCTGTTTATTCAGATGCTTCAAAAGAAGATAAAAAAGAAATAGACTCCTATTTCGAACAAAAATAATTTTAACTATGAAAAATTTTGAAAAATTTATAAAAGAAGAAGTTGATTTGAGAGGAAATAAGGGAGTCCCTACTGATTTCATGCGTAAATCTGATGAAGAAGCTGCAAGAAATTTAGGTATCAGACCTGATGATGAGTCTCAAATGAGAAATCTTTGGCCATCTTTTGAAGGTGCTATGAGACAATCTCAACAAATTTTATCAACAGGTCCTAATGGACAAAGATTATCACAACAAGAAGTACAAGAAAGAATTGCTAAATTAGAAAAGTTAGCTGAGAAAGTAGTAAGAGATCAATTCGGTGAAATTTTAGATTCATCTATTAAGCCAATTGAATTAGATATTAAATTAGTACCGATGGGTTCTGTTAATAGAGAAATTGGAGATATTAATGAAGTTCCTCAACAAGCTAAACAGCCTACTGAACAAGACCAAGAAGAGCAAGATGAGAGAGACCAAGAGGACCAAGATGAGGACCAAGATGAAAATCAAGAGTCTGGATCAGATGAAGAACAAGAAGAAGTTCCTGGAACTGATTTAGTTGATGCGGTTGAAAAGAAAAAGATTCTTAATATGATTACTCAAGCCGCTGGTAAATCTACAAAAGATATTATTAGAGCTTCTGATATTGTTGATGAAGGTTTACAACAAATTTTCGGTGATGGTTATAGAACAATATTAAACTTATGGGTTCAAATGTCAGATATCGCTGATAAAATGGACTGGGTTATTCCAATTGATAGAAAAGCTAGTATGATGAGAAATCAACCAGGTGGTATGGCTGGAGCTGTTCAAGTTAAATGGGAAAGTTTGTCAGGTAACTTTTATAATATGAATCTTCTTTTAGAAAAAGAAGCTACTAAAATAGTTATTAAATCTGCTGGTGTTGATTTTCCAATGTTGATTCACGAGACAATTAAAGGTATATTCCTTTTCTTACAATCTGGTGCTATCAAGAAAGATAAGAAAACTGCAGAAATAGTTAAAAAAGCTACTTCATCTTTTATGGATGAAGCTCAAGACTTTAGATATGGACCACCAGCTTTACAAATGTTATTAACTTTTGTTAATAAATTTTCTGAATCTAATGATTATAAAAGATTAGAAACAAGAGTATTTACAATGTTAGCTGTTGATAAAGAAAGAGCTCAAGAAGAAGTTAAAAATGCTCCTGAAGAACATAAACAATTTTTGAAAAAGAAAGCAGATATTGCTAGAACTGATAAACAATTCTTAGATATTATGAAAAGTATGTTCTCTGTATTTGATAGTGTTGAAAGAGGTGGTAAAATTGAATTTGTTATTAATGAACAAAAATTCAATTCATCTTTAGCTAAAACAGAAATCAAAAAGATAGTTGACTATATCGTTGAAGATATCGAAGACTATAATAGAGAAATTGCTGAATGGGAACAAGAAGAAAAGGAAAGACAAGAAGAAGAAAAATATCGTCAGGAAGAAGAAAAATATCGTCAAGAAGAGGAAGAAGATGGTACTATGGAGCCAGGTAAAGAAGAAGAAGAATCTGACATTGATAAATTAGTTAAACAAAGTTTATATGGTGGATCTGAAGAAACTGAAGGTGAAGTAGATTATGCTGATTTAACTCCAAGAGAATTACAAGAGTTAATTGATGCTGCTTTAGATGAGGGTGACTATAAAAAAGTTCAAATGTTAGCTCAATATATGAAAGAAGGTAAAGAAATTTATCTAAAAGAATTAGAAAGAATTAATGAGGGCCATAGCTTTCATACAAGAATAAAATAATAACTAAAATGAAACTATTTAAATATAATCAATTTTTAGGTGAGAAACCATTAAACGAAAATCTTGATAAGGCTAAAAAATTCTTGAAAGATACTTATTTGTTAACTACTGCTGCTACTAACCTTGGATTTGTTGAAGGTGAGTTAAAAGCTCAGTTGGATCATAAAGAAAAAAGATGTTTGACTTTAGGTGACTTTACTCCAGAACAACAAAGTGAGATCAAATTAAAGTTAAGAGAACTTAGACTAAAAGATGAAGAAGTAAGAAATATTGAGAGAAATCCAGACTTCTTAAAGATTAGAGAGTATTTAGGTCAAAAACACATAGGGTGGACTTATCCATTTACTTATTTCTTTTTTGTTGAGATGGTTTCAATGGAAGAGTTATTTACAAGAGTAGAGAAAATTGAAGTTGATGGTAAAGAAATTGAAGCACCTAATAACATTCTATCTAAACTTGTTGAATATTCTGGATTACTTGATAGACTTCCTAAAAAGTTTGATGCTAATTTTATCGATCCAAATATTCCAAATAATGCAGAGGCACTTATTGATGGATTAGATAGTTTAGAGGATTATAAAAAAATTAAAAAAGTAATTGATAAATTAACTCCGGTGTTGAAAAAAGATTATATGGATTCACCAGAAGTTATTAAAGACCAATTTGCTGAAGTTTGTAGAGGATTTGATCAATTAGGTGGTAAAGATGAAGTTAAAAAAGAAAGACTATGGAAATCATTCTTTGGTGAGGTTAGAATAATTGATGCTGACCAAGTTATTCATGGTAAAGCTTATAAGAAAGGTGATAAAAGATATTTCGGACCTCTTTTCAGATATAAAAATATTAGAGAGTTTATCAAAGCGGCTCAGAACTACTTGAAATCATCAGAAAATGATTCAATTATTGCTTTTTATGATAAGATTAATGCTTGTAATGAGAAGTATGGTTACTTAGGTTCTGATACCGTATTTGAAGATAATGGTATCTTAATTATTGAAGTTAAGTCTTTTCAAGCTAATCAGATGTTAAATGGTCATACACGACATTGTATTAAAGATTATTCTTCTCAGTGGGAAAACTATGTTGGTAACCATAATAACAAACAATATTATATTTATAACTTTAATATTCCTCAATATGATAACTTATCTACTATTGGTATTACTATTCAACCAGGTCAATCAGTAAGAGCGGCTCATGCTAAAGACGACGCTAATATTCTTAGTTCAATTAAAAATCTTCTTAAAAAATGGGAAGGTGAATATGATATTAAGGAAGATCTTTTTGCTCAGCTTAAACCAATGACTCAAGAAGAAATCACTAGAAGAGAAAGAGCAAAACTTGCTGAAAGAGAAATAGTTAAGAAAGGACTTTCAATTGAAAAGATTAAACAATATGTTAAAGAAGATGGCGCTAATATCAATAAAGATAATTGTGTAGCTCTCTTACATGCTGTTGAAGAAAACAATCACGAGAAAGCTAAAGTTATTTTAGAATTAGGTGGTTCTCCAAACTTAAGAAGTAAAGCAGACGCTATTGTTAATAAAGCTCAAGACTTAGATATGATTAAATTATTGGTATCTAATGGTTCTGAATTAACAGGAGAAGTATTTAATAATATTTGTAATGATGTTAATGCTGTTGAATATTGTTTGAAACAAGGATTAAATCCTAACTTTGACAACTCACTTCCAATAAGAAGATGTTGTAGAGGTGGTTGGAAAAATATTGATGATATTGGAGAAGGATACTTAGATGTATTCCAATTACTTGTTAAGTATGGTGCTAAATTAGCAGATGATTCTGGTAGAAACATGCCAGTTAAATGGGCAGCAGAGTATGGTAGATTAGATTTCATTGATATAATGATAGAAAAAGGTGTTAAAGGTGGATTCAAAGCAGCTTTAACTTGGTTAAGTCATAGTAGAAAAACATCACCTGAAATTAAAAAGAAAACAATTGAATATCTTGAAGATAAGATTAAACAATATGAAAGTTAAATTAAAAAACCCACCTAATTAAGTGGGTTTTGTTTTTCTAATACTTTATAGATTAAGTAAGCGTCATTAACATCTTCATATGGTTTTGGTATAACCGAAATAGATAAAACATCTGATTTTGATAACTTACAATGTTTTGCCCAAAAATCATTTAAATCATTATTATCAATAATAGACTTGAACATCTCTGGTTTTTTAAAGTTTCCACCAGAAACACCAATTGAATTCCTCCAAATAAATTCTTGTCTTGGTTTCTTTCCTCCAATTTCTTTAATAATAGGTGGATAAGTCAATTTACAAGACTCTAATTTAAGTGTTGATGGAGAAAGAACCGTAATATCTTCTGATATTTCATCAAATAGTTTCTTTCTTAAAAGAGTTGAGAATGTAACTAAGTCAATAATATCACCAGCAGTTGATGAGAATGAATAACCTTCGATTCCTATCTTAGTTGGTTTAGTTGAATCTATATTATCTAAAATATCTTTTATGATATCATCTGTTATTTTATCATAATCTTTTAACTTTGTTAGTTCTCCTTCTGAGTAATCTTCAAATTCTCTATATTCAATAAACTTATAAGTTACAAACTCTTCAGCTAATTTGAACCATTTTTTGATACCTGTTTTACCAAAAGCAGATGACTCTCTACAATAATTATAAATCTTAAATGTATCTCCTGATGTAACTACAAGAGCTGTTGAAATAAGTGATGGATCGACTGCTACTATATTCATAATTCTATATAGTAAGAATCTACCAACCTCTTTGTCTATCTTTAGGTGTGTGGTCTATTTTAGATATTACTAACTCATAATAAGCATCAGTTGATCCAAAGTCTGATGTGTAAACTTCCAGTTCATATTGTTTTAATTGACTATTAACATCTGATATTAACTCGAAAACTTTTGGTTCAATATAATGAAGAACTGGCATATCAGATGGGAAATCAATCGTTTTATCATATAATTCAATTATAAAACAATTATCATCTTGTTCTATTAAAGATGATTGTGATGAATCTTCAACTGACCATCCTAGATTTTGAAATTCATCAGTAATATAATACATTATCTCATCCAATTCACTATATGTCACTCCAAAATCATTTTGAAGTGAGAATCTTTCAGTTATAAATTGTTGAAATCTTTTAATCATAATTTATATATTATATTTGACTATTAAGATATTTTCCTTATATTTGTATTATAAATCACTACAAAATGGAAGGACATAAATTAAATAACTCAGAAGCACTTAAATTTATCTTTGCAGGTAAATCACTTGTTACATTACTTAACTCAAAAACAGGAAATCGTTTTACATTCAAAGTAAAACAAGCCAAAGACTCTAATATGTTTTTTATTAGTGTTTTGACGGGTCCTGAAACATATTCCTATATTGGTACTTGTATTGAAGGTATCTATAGACATGGTAAAAAATCAGCAATTTCTAAAGATGCTCAATCCGTTAAAGTATTTGAGTATGTTCTTAATAAACTAAAAACAAATACTCTACCTGACTTCATTGAAGCTTGGCACGAGGGTAAATGTGGTAAATGTGGTAGAACACTTACTGTACCTTCTAGTATCTTAAATGGTTTAGGGCCAGAGTGTGTTAAGTCTTTATCTAAGATGGATAAGAGAGATAATTTTTTAAAATTAATTTTAGGATGATGTTTTCAATCATATATTGTTTTTTACCCATATTTTTTGTTTTTTTTCAAATTTTAATTTTGAAAAAAAGAAACTCATTAAGTTGGGAGATAAAAAAAGGTAAAATATGCTATAATTGCAAAGATGATTTGAACTTATCTGAAAAAGAAACTTTCGAAAGATTGATGAAATCAGAGGATTATTCAAAAATCTGCATACCTTGTAGTAGAGATAGAAAAATATCTTTATTACAACATCCTTACTTAATTATAAAGTATAAATTTCAAAAATTTGTAGTCACTCAAAAATTTGATAAACTAAATAGGTATTTTTTAATATCTGTTTGTTTTTTTATCATTTTAGATATAGTATTTAAGCTTTTTGGAATGAATTTAAGTTTATATTTAGTCTATGGTGGTTTAAATATTATTTATTGGTGTATTTCTATATACAGAACTATTTATACGTCAACAAAAAAACCCTCTGAAAATTAATTCAGAGGGTTTTCTTTTGGGCCCGAATCACTTCCGAACATCCACCACCTTATTTTTCTAAATAAGGAAACCTATTTTTCTCGATATAATTAATTATACCTCTAATAAACAATTCTTTTATCACTGACTCACAAGTGAATGTTTTGTCGTGATAGAATTCAATGTTATCTCTAACATTGTCCATTCCAACTTTATATAATATTTCATCTGAAAAGTTTTTACTTTCCACATTTCTTTCCACTAATAGCGATTTTATCATATTTTTCATTGGAATTGATTTTGTTTTATTTTTTTGCTTTACCTTCTTCAGTAGAAGCTGCTCTGTAAGGAGTAATTAATTTCTTAACTTCACCTAAAGCTTTACGAGCTCTTGAATCAGATACTTTAGTTGTACCATTGTGTCCAGCTTCGAATTGCTCCCAAAGTTGTTTTAACTGTTCGTAGATTTCTTGTTTTGTCATTTTAATTTATTTTATTTTTTAGAGTTAAGTACTCTTCGACTTTATTTTTAATATTATCCAAAGATATCATCTGCGTCAGCGGCATCTGTGAATCCATTTGATTCATCTTCGTCTTCATCTTCTCCGATTACACTATTAAATTGTTTTTCAACATCTTCAATTTCATCCAATGATCTAAATCTGAAATAATCATTTACAATTGGTGCCATTTTTTCAAGAACTTCTTGAGTAAATATCTCAGATGAAAATAATTGTTTTGTTGTAACTGATTTATTTAAGTGATTAACATACCATCTGATACCACCTGGGATGAAAGTCATTTCGCCTGTTTTCTTATCAACATCCATTTTACCTTTAGCGATACCAATTTGTTCAAAATATTCTGGACGACAGAAAGCATCTAATCCAGTGTAAGGATTTAAACCATTTAGAAAAGAGATATCAAATCTAATTTTCTTAGGTTTGGCTAAACGGTTCTTTTGAGTTTTGAAAAGAACCGAGATACCTGATTGGCCTAAGTCCATATCATCCTCATCTCCTGTTTTCAATTTTGATTTAGATAGAAAACCTAAAACTGAAGCTGAATAAACTAGACCCATACCACCCTTACTTATTTCTCTTGGAAATAAATCTTGTGTCAAGTATGTATGGTTGCAGCATACCATGGGGATATCTAAATATCCAAGATCAGAACTAATACTTCTAAAAAGAGCATTTAATTGTTTAGCTCTAGTCATATCTTGTTTCATATCACCTTTTAGTAAATCCGCTTTTTCTTTGTTAGAAGACATCATACCAATAGAGTCTAATACTATTAGAATCTTTGGAATTTCATATCCTGCCATTTTTTGATTTTTTAATTCATCTAATAGTTGTGTTAATGTAATATTTATATCTTCAACTTTATTAGATCTAATTAATCTGAATTTTTCTGGTGAGTTATCAATACCCATTTTAGCTATACCTTCGATATCTATTGAGTTCTCAGTATCAATGTATATCACACTATAATCTTGCTTTCTTTGAGCTGATTTACATATAGAGTAAGCGATAAATGACTTACCTGCACCAGATTCTCCTAAAAGTCCGAATATTCTACCTCCTAAAATACCACCTCCTACTAATTTTGCAGAAAGAGCCGCATCTAAAAGATAATTTCCAGTTGAAATATAATTTCTTTCTTTCAGTTCTTTTTCGATTAAAATTGGAGTTGATTTTGCTATATTATCTAATATAGTTCCTACCTTACTAAATTCGAATCTTTTTACTTCTTTACCTGATTGTTTTGCCATTTTAATTAATTATTTTTATACTTTATATATTAAGAAACTTACTCCCTCTTTCAAGAAAAATTAAAAAAATGTTGAAAGGAGGTAAAGATTTTTATATATACTATATGAAAAGGTTAGAATTTTTAGAAAAAGCTAGAAATACACACGGTTATAAATACAATTATTTAAATTTATCAGATAAGGTTACCTTAAATGATAGAATAGAAATTGAATATAATGGTGAGATTTATACTCAATCCATCTCTAAACATTTGATGGGTAGATGTCCTGAGAAGTCTATTAAAAGAAAGACAACTGAAGATTTTATTTTAGAAGCCAAAAATATTTGGAAAGACAAATATGATTACTCTTTAACTGAATATACTGGTGCTCTTAATAATATTAAGATAATTTATAATGGTATTGTTTACGAACAAAGGTCTAGCTCACACTTACTAGGCCTTGCTCCTGAATTTAGAAATAACGAGGAAAGTCTATTAAGAGATAAGATCAATAATTGTGATAAAGAAGGAATAAATGATATTAAAGAGTTTTTAGATAAGTATCAAATTGAATATGATGAAAATAAAAACTTAGATAATAATATATTTCAATTTTATTTACCTAATAGAAGAACTACAATTGAGTATTTAAGTAAAGAACATTATTTAATTAAAGAAGTAGATAAAATAAAAAAAGATTATTGTGAAGATAATTATATTGATTCAATTAGAATTAGGTATAATCAATTTGATGATATTTATAAAATACTTTGGGAGAACTTATCAAACTATATTAAAACAAAAAAGACCAGTTAAACTGGTCTTTTTTGTTTAGAATTTTCCTATATTTTCTTTATCATCTAGTGGATAAGCTTCTTCTTTTGAGAAGTCAACATGAATAGAATCTCCTACATTAAAAGTTAGATTATCTGTTCTAAATTCAACATATTTACCATCTTCATCAAGTCCGTGTACAAGAAAGTGGTTGTATTTACCTCCACCCATTTCAATCTTTTTTACTAACATATCGCCAGTATATCCTTCATATGGCTCACCATTTATTTCACCATTATGACAAGCAGTCATTAAAGCCATCATTGCTCCAGCAGCAAGGCCTTTTAAGTTAATTTCTTCATTACTCATTTCGTAGTCATCATCGTCAAATCCATCTGAATCATCCTCGTCCTCATCGTCACCACTATAATGTTCATCCTCAAAATCATCCTCAAAATCAACATCTGGAAAATATCCTTTAAGTATCTCAATTGTACTTTTATCTTCTGCTTCAAAATAAAGTTCTGGTGGTAGTAGAGATACTTTTCTATCTGATACTAATTTTTGCAAAGCTGGTTCAGTAGTAAACATTTCGGCTTCATCACTATCAATGTATATTCTAGCTGCCGAATTACTTAGTGAAACATTTTCTTTTACAAATTGGTTAAATTTCTTTATCATAGTTTTTATTTATTTATTTTAAAGACTCAATTGTTAATGATTCTTTTATATTTTCAAAGTTTTTTAGAATACTATCTAAAAGTGGATTATCAAATTGGCTATCAATATAAGCCATTTCAATTAAACCACCTCTATAATCATCCACCTCACCAAAAAGATTGATTAAAGCAGGAGAAGCATTTCCAGCATACTCATCATCTAAAGAAGCCCCAGTTTTTGATTTGAATTCATCTTTTGATGAATAAATAGTGAATTTTTTATTACCAGCTCTTCTTTCATATATCTCACCATTGGTCATAAGTAAAATAAGATTTGTATCATAAAGTAAATCAGTTAAAAATACATTAATTCTAACTCCATTATTTAAGAATTCATTTATTTCGTTTTCATTGATTTCTTCGTTTTCAATTGATTCATTGAATTTTCTTATGTGTTTCATAATCATTTTTATTTTTTATTTGAAAGATTCAATTGTTAGCGATTCTTTTATATTTTCAAAATTCTTAGTTAATTCATCTTTCCATTGGGATTGTCCTAATAGAAAGTTAAGAAACTTTTTAGCTTGTTCTAAATCCGGAATAGTAGCCATAATGTTCTCACTTGTTGAAGAATTGGCTAAAACAAATTTATCTCCTTTTAATTTTAAAGATAAAAAAGCTTCAGAGTTGTCTTTTACTTTAGTGAATGTAAAATCAATAGATGAACTACCACTAAATAATTTAGACATAAATCCTTTTTTAGGCTCAACTTTTTCAATTTCCACATCTTTTAGTTTGTAGTTATAGTTAGCAAACCTTTTATATAATGGATCGGTACAAATGTGTAGTGAGAATTCATCTGATTTAGTAGAAGGTTCTTCACCAGAAGCTGACTTCATATTCCTTGTAGCTGAATGAACCGCTCCCATATGACCTGCTAGTGCTTCATTGAATGATTTGAAATCTTTTATTTTTTTCATAGTTTATATATTAAAATTTGTGAGGGAAAATATGTCTCCATTCGTGTCCTTGTGGAACATCTTTAGTTTTAATACCAAATATCTTTTTATCAGGACAAGTATCTTTACCATCCATTAAGAAGTTATTATTACAAGCCCAAACTTCAGCTGTTCTATTTAGAATTTGACCAACTGAGAAAGGAAATCTCATACCGGTTTCATTTTGAATTTCAGTTATTCTACCATCAGGATTCTTCTTAATTGCAATTACTAATCTTGGGTTTCTTTTATTAGTGAATACTACTTCTCTTTCGTATATGGATTCTCCAATTAAATCAGCAGCATCATTCATATTTACTCTTATATGTTCAATTCTTCTAGCTTCTTTATCATTTTCATATACAGATTCTACCAATTCAACCAATTCTTTTAGCACTTTAGCACTTGCTTTACAATTTTCAAGTTCACCTTCACATTTAATATTTAGTCCGTAAAACTCATATTTGCTATATTTTGCTAATTTTTTGCTAAGTAAAAGTTGTTGTGATTGTTCATCAAATCCAGATGATCTAGTAGATATTATAGACCATAGTTTAATAGGAGTGTCTTCAAAATCTACTTCCCATTTATTTATTGTGTATGAATCTCCGTTACTAGTATCGTCTTTTGTTATTTTATAAGGACAAATACCTCTAACCTTCTTTAATCTTTTGATATATGCTGAAGCAATTTTATCATCTTCAGTTTCCTTCTTAGAAAAGAAATCAAAAAGACCTTCTTCTAATAAATCAGCCGCTGGGTTAATCTCAGTTTGAATTCTATCAATTCTTTTTCTTTCTATATCTTCATTATAGATTTTCTCTATTAAGTGAAATAACTTTATACGATATAATTCTTTAGATCTAATTCTTTCACATAAACCTGTGTTATTTCCAATAAATAATTTCCACTTATTAACACACTTCTTATGACCTGCTGGTGCTCCAGTTTGAACATTAACTAGATTATGTCTATCATTTGATATTAATACATCAACATCATCAAATCTAACAATGTATATTACACTATAATATTCAGATCCAGCTCCATTTTCTGAAGTACTTGCTGCATTTTGCATCCAAGCAGGTAACCTCATATCTTCTTTCATTATATCATGAATTTCATATGGGTTATTATCTTTAACTTTTTCAAGACGATGCATCATATCCAGTGTGAGTTTGTCATCACTACTATCTTTCTTAAAATAGTCTAAGAATCCTTCGTTGTAAGATTTTAAGTGTTTCATTAAACTATATATTATTTTTATAAACAAGAAAGATATCTTTCTCCTCTATCACATAATATAGTAATGATATTACCTTCCATATCCGGGTACTTTTCTAATAACCTTTCTGATGCTAAAATGTTAGCTCCCGAACTGATACCAACAAATAAACCTTGTTCTTTAGCTAGTCTTCTAGCTCTTTCTTTAGCTTCTTCAGTTGATATAATCATAATATCATCAACTTCTTTTAGATTAACTAAGAATTTAGAACCATCGCCAATTCCTTGAATTCCGTGAATTCCTGGTTGACCACCTGACATAACTGGAGATTCTGCTGGCTCAACAGCAACAACTTTCATCCATGGATGATACATCTTTAAAAGACGAGAGATACCCATAAGAGTACCTCCAGTTCCTGTTCCATCAACAAAAGCAGCAATTTTCTCTGTGTGTTGGTGTAGAATCTCAACACCCGTTCCTTCATAATGAGCTTGTATATTTAGAGGGTTATGAAATTGATTAGGGTTAAAGTATCCATTTTCTTTAGCCATTTTATCTCTTAAAGCAATCGCATCATCAAATTTACCATCAGGAACTTCAATAAGTTCAGCTCCATAAATTCTTAACATTTGTTTTCGTTCTTCGCTCATATTAGAAGGCATAATAATAATACATTTATAACCTCTTTCTGCTGCTAAGAAAGCAAAAGCAATTCCAGAGTTTCCTGATGTTGCTTCAATAATTGTATCACCTTTTTTAATAAGATTGTTTTTTTCAGCATCATTGATTATAAAAGATGCCATTCTATCTTTTATGGATCCACTTGGATTTTGACCTTCGAATTTTGCAAAGATTCTTTCTGATATTTGAATTAGTGGAGTTTGACCAACTTGAGATGATAGATTTTTCATTAAATACGATTTTTTTATAGTTTATATATCTAAAAAATGATAGTTTGATGAAAAATATATTTAGAAAAATAATATATATGTTATAAAAAATTACTTATATTATGAAATATATTAAAAAATTTGAATCTTTCAATGTAAATGAAACTATGGACATGATGTTTATGCCAGTTGATCCAATCGCTGGAGCAGCTGATGTTTATAAATCAATCTATAATGAAATAAAAAACACAATGGTTAAACCTGTTGAGAAATGGTTAGAAGATAAAGGTCATGATATTTTGAATTCTATAAAACCAAGTAAAGAATCATTAAAGAAAATATATGACTTTATGATGAAAAATTTTGGAACAATTACTCCAGAGTTAGATTCAAAAAATGTTTCTAAAATGATAGAGGCTCTTAAACTAAGTCCTGTTAAAGAGAGTCAAAGTGATGAGTGGCATACAGTAGAAGGTGAAAACATTATAGTAAAAATATTGGCAACTCTTAAATATTTATTCGGATTGAATATTGCTGGTTGGTTTGGATTACCGGCATTTGTTACAGGATTATTTATGACAGATGGTAGTGGTTCTATTGCTGCTTTATATTGGATAGGATCGTTTGTGGTTAGTTGGTTATTAACTAAGATTCTTGAATTTTTTGGATATGATGGTACTGATAGTGCGGCTGTTGGTTATTATAGACCTGAAAATGATAAGTTTACTGGTAGATTCAAAGATTCTACTGATACTCCACCTACCCCACCTAATCAGTCCGATTCATATAAAATACCAGTTGGTGGTTTGAAAAAGTTTGCATTTAAAGATGGGAAAATTCAAGAAGAACCTGGACAAAAGCACTTTTGGAAAGAAGTCAAAAAATAAAAATCTGAAAAAAATTAGAAAACCATTCAATAGAGTGGTTTTTTTATTTTAAATCCTTATATTTGTATTATGAATATATGGTTTACATCAGACACACACTTTGGACACACTAACATAGCTGGTCCCAAAATATCGAACTGGTCTTCAGGATATAGAGATTTTAACTCTGTACATGAAATGAATATGGCACTTGTTGATGGTATCAACAAATATGTTAAAGAAGATGATATTCTTTATCACTTAGGTGATTGGAGTTTCGGTGGAGTTCATAACATACTTCAATTTAGAAACTACATTGTTTGTAAAAATGTACATCTTATTTTAGGAAATCATGACCAACACATAGTAGACAAAGAAATAAAATATCACGATACATCATTTAACCCAATTGAACTTTTTTCATCAGTTCAAGATGTTTTAACTTTAGATATTGGTAAAACAAAACTATTCCTTTCTCACTACTCACATCGAGTTTGGTTAGGTAGTCACAAAGGTGTTATACATCTTTATGGTCACTCACACGGTTCTATCCCAGACTTTGGTCGTTCTATGGACGTTGGAGTTGATGTTGCTTATAAAATGTTTGGTGAATATCGACCTTTTAACATAGGTGATATTACTAATATAATGTCAAAGAGAACTATGGAAAAAATTGACCATCACGGAGATTTATGAGAGAATTAGAAAGTAAATTAGCTTATTACAAGATGATTTTGAACTCGAGCTACGGTGCTATGAATGTAACTGATGTTTACTCAGAGTTATCCAAGTTAAGATGTAGAGTTAATGTTATAAAAGCTAGAAAATATAAAATTAAAAAACTATTCGATGGAAGATAGATGGGATTGTCAAAGAGTTGTTTGTGTCAAAGAATACAAAACTATTAAAGTTGGTAGTCATTATGATATCAAAGGAAGAGGTAATTTAGAATTTAATGCTGATCCAGAAGTTAATGGTAGAAAAGGATATGGTTTTTGTGTTGAAGATGATCAACATGGATATCATTCTGGTAGAAAAGATTGGTGGAATTTACCATATAGTGAGAGAATAAAGTGGTATTATTTTACTGAACAAGAAATGTCAGAATATTTTATCACGGAAGGAGAAGATTATAAAGCTTATCAAAGAGACGAAAAAATAAAACAGGTATTAAACTAATATGAAAGACGTAAAAGGATTTTGTAAATTAATGGACATAAGTGTTCCCGAATACGAACACTTTGACTATTATATAGAACAATTCTCTAAGTTGGAGAAGTGGAAAAATATTAAAGAGTTAATTAGACTTTATGAAGAAGCTGAAGAAAAGTATGGTGATCTTTATGAATATAGAATTGAAAAATCAAATCAGATAATTGATTTTCTCAAAAATACAAGAGCTTATAATGAGCTTCAAGATGATAATTTAATACCTGATTATCCAGTTACTAAAAACTTTGAATATTCAGAAGATTGTAAGTATATATCTATAGATATTAAAAAAGCAAACTGGAAGGTTCTTAAAAAATATGATCCTGATTTCCTAAATGAATTGGGAAACTCATATGAAGATTTCTTATCAAAATTTGATTTCCCTGAGATTTTTAACCACTCTAAACAATTCCGACAATATATATTCGGTAATATTAATCCAAAGAGACAGGGTAAAGCACAACGTGTTATTATTGAAGATGTTATAAATAAATATAATCATTTAGGATTAAAAATTGCTTGTATTAAAAACGATGAAGTGATTTATTCATTTAATGATTTCTCAGAGATTAAAGAAATATTGGATACAATCGATTTAGTATTTAGTACTAAGATATTTACGGTAGAAAGAGTTGAGAATTTTAGAATTAATTCTTATATTGATGTAGGTAATAATATCTTACATAAAGAAATGGTTGGTTGTAATGGAAATAGATTTTTTCTTTGTCTTAAAAAATACATTTTTAATGAACCGATTGATATAAGAGACCTGTATTTTAGGATGGATGGTGCATTGGCCATCTGGAACACTCAAGGTATGGAGGTAAAACTATGATGATAAATATTTATTTAGAAACTAATAAAAACTTAGTGGAGAGTTTTGATGTTCCGTATAGTGATAAAGTAACCAATATAGATGATGCTAGATATTTAATAATTAAATACTTAGATAAACATTATCAAGATTGTAAATATAAATTGAATATCTATAGCTCTTTTAGTGGAGAAAATTCGATAAATCTATTTTTTGAAAAGGATTTATCGATAAAGAGAGAATTTTTAATAAACAAAATACTAAATGATTGATATTTTTGATAAAAAACCCATTGACTTGACAAAAGTAGTTTGTCATTCTGGTGGTGCAGTCGGAGCGGATACCGTCTGGGAAAACGAAGGAGTTACCTATGATGTTACTACCAGAGCCTACTCTCATAAAACACCTAAACACACATCACCTAATAAAGTTGAAATTTCAGATGATGATTATAATGAAGGTGTTATTGAAGTTAATAAAGCAAATAAGTTTCTAAATAGATATGGAATTCATAAGTATATGAATTTGCTAGCTCGTAATTGGTCTCAAGTGAAATACTCGGATCAAATATTTGCAATTAGCACAATTATTAAATCTGGTCACAAAAATTCAAAAGGATATTACAATAAAGGTGAATTTGATATTGTCGATGGTGGTACCGGATATGCAGTAATGATGGGTATAAATAATAAAAAAGAAGTATTTGTATTTGATCAAGTTAGAGATAAGTGGTTTAGATGGTCTTACTCAACTCTTCAATTTGTTGAAATGAAAGATGTTCCTTCTATAACTTCTCAAAATTTTGCGGGTATAGGAACAAGAGAGATTCAACCAAATGGTATAAAAGCCATTAGGAATGTTTATGAAAAAACTTTTAATAAATAAAAATGAGAATAAGTTTTGATTTTGATGGGACTTTAGATGATGAATTTGGTGGAAAGATTATCAATCATCAAAAAGAGGAAATACAACAATTAGCAAAAAAATATATTGAAGAAGGACATGATGTTTGTATAGTTACAAGAAGATATGATGAAAAAAATAAAAATCTTGGAATAAAAAATGAACACGTTGTTGTTTATGAGTTGGCTAATAAACTTGGAATAACTGATATTAACTTCACAAATAGAGAATGGAAGTTTTCTCATTTAATGAGACTTAAAATCGATATGCATTTTGAAAATTCAGAAGAAGAAATTTATTATTGTAATGCTGTTTTTTCTCAAAATGATTATCTTTGTAAAGTAATTCCGGTTGAAAGAGGGGGTTGGCGAAATTTATTGTAGAAATAAATTTTATATATAGTTTATGTTAAAATTCAGTGAAATGATTAATGAAGAAGTTAGTACAGGTACATTTAAACTAGGTTTAGATATACATGGTGTTGTAGATTCAATGCCGGATTTTTTCTCATTCTTAACTGATTCATTTGTTAAGAATGGTGGTGAAGTTCACCTTATAACAGGTGGTCATTGGAATGAAGATTTTGAAAAACAATTAAATGATTTTGGTATCAAGTGGACACATAAATTTTCAGTATATGATTATTTAATTGAGACAGGATCTACCATAACTGGAGAGATTCAGTTTCCAGATGGTACTATTCAAAAGAAGTTTGAAGACGGTGTTTGGGATAATGTTAAAGCTAAATATTGTAAAGAGCAAAATATATCACTTCATATAGATGATACACTAATCTATAATGATTTCTTTCAAACTCCATTTGCTAGATTGTGGTCACATAGTAATAATCCTAAATCATCACATAAAGATGTGAGACACATGAAATAATGTTAAGTAGAATCAATAAATTCTTTGAGTTTGATCCTTTTGATAGCAAGATGAAGAAATCAGCCGGTGTTGTAATTATATTAAAAGGTGAGAAAGTTTTACTTTGTCATCCATCCAATTCTCGTTGGTTCGGAACTTATTCATTTCCAAAAGGTGGTATAGAAGAAGGTGAATCTACTTTAGATGCTGCTCTTCGTGAATTAAAAGAAGAAACCTCAGTTATAATTAGTAAGAGTCAAATATTAGATATTAAAAATCCTATTGTTGTTTTTTATGAAAATAAGAAAGGCATAAAGTATAAAAGTATAACTTTATATACGGTTCATATAAATGATGTCTCTGAAATTGGTTTAGATTCGGAAGTTATTCCAAAAGAAAGACTTCAAATTGAAGAGATTGATTGGGCTGGATTTTTAGATAAAGAACAAGCTAAAGATAAAATCTTCCACAAGACAGCTTCTGTATTAGAAACATTTTAAGTAAAGTAGATATAATAAATAAAAATTTATTATTATGTCTTTTCAAAATCTTCAAAATGCTATAAATAACAATCCATTTACTCACTCATATGGTGTTGCTCCAGAAAAAATTGAACTAAATTTAAATAATCCTATCTTTACCGTTCATGTTGATGTATCTGGTAAGTCTAGACAATCTGCTGAAGAGTATTTAGCACAAGTAAAACGAATGTTTGATATTTACTCAAATATTACTATGTGGATATTAGCTTCTAATAAAACAAGTATTGAATGTGTTTATGATGGTCAATGTAGAAATAGAGATATGGAAATAAGTGACTTAATAAAAGAAATAAATACAAGAATAGATATAATGTCAAATTCTCATTCTTTTGATGATTTCAAAATCAACATCAGGGATTGGAGATTAAGCGAATTAATAAATGGCACTGAGAAAAAATAGAACAGAAATTCTTGATAAGATAATAACCAAGGCTGAACTTGGTAGTGATTACTATTGGGGTTATTGGGATGATGATTACGATGATGATTACTATTATTGGAATTGTGATTGTGGTAGATATTATTGTAATGGATATGAATGTGTTGGTTATGAATACCTACCAGAAGAATTTCAACCAAAATATGTTGAGTATGTGAGTAAAAGAGGTATCAGAGTAACTAAGCATACTTATTCAACTGGTCGGTTGATTGATTTAAACTCTGTTTATCCAAAAGATGTTTTAAGACAAAAAAGAATTAATCATATCTTAGGGGTTGAAAAAATGATAGGTTATTCTAAAACAACTATTGGTGATATTTTGGAATCTAGAAAATAATTACTATATTTGTATAAATATAAAAGATATGGACGCTACACAAGTTATTAATGATTATTTAGAAAACCCAGAAATGGATGTGAATTCACTTTCTGATTTAATTTCAATGGCACAAGATTACCAATATCAATTATTGATGTCGGAACTACAAGAGGAAATAAACTCTTAATACTATATGGTCGGGTGACCGAGATCTTAGGTACATCATTGCAAATGATGATACGGTAGTTAGTTACTACCCCCGACCTCTAATTTTATTTTAATGGCAAATTCATATCGTTTAGGTACGGTACATACCAACTATTTAACTCCTACTGAGTTACAAACAGAGTTCAGAGATTATAAACTGAAAGTTCTCAATGGTGAGATTGATTTCAAACCTACTTTGAAAGAGAAATACAAAGATTTACTTTACTTTATTTCAGATGAATTTCCCAATGATATCATCAGTGGTTCATTAGCTCTAAATATTCTTGGTCTCATATACAGAGATACAAATGATATTGATATTCTTATTGATGATAAAAATCGATATTCTAAGTATTCTAAAGACGGATATGATGATGAATTTTCAACACCTAATAGATTAGGATATGTTGATTTTAAATATAAAAAGAAACCTTTAATTAGTATCGAGAAATTACAATTATTCCCTAAATACAAAGAATATAAAGTTGATTTCTTTCATAATGATAATAATGCTTCTTTTATAATATTTGACTTCAATGGGAAAAAACTTAAAGTTCACAATCCTTTAGAAATAATGGATTATAAGTTGAATATGGCTATTAATACAAAAGTTTATAGTTCAACATCCCGTAAACATAATGAAGATTTAACTCAAATTTTCGGTCAAATGTCTTGGCAACTATCATAAGTTTTATTATCTTTGTGTTATGTCTAAATTTATAACATATCGATATATCTATCCACCAAGACCTAAGAATGCTATTCCTGATAGTGAACTAGATTTCTGGGATGATGATAGCCTAATTGCTCAGCCAAAACTTAACGGTTCTAATTGTTTGATTTTCACTAATGGTGTTAAATCAATAGTTATGAATCGTCATAATCAAAGACTAACTAACTTCCGTTTAAGTGATGAAGAAGTAAAAGACATCTACCGAGGTACTGGTGGATGGACCGTTCTTAATGGTGAGTATATGAATAAGAACAAATCTGATGAAACTAGACAACCATTCAACCATAAGTTTGTTATTTTTGACATTCTTGCTTTAGATGGTGACTATTTAGTTGGTAAGACTTTTCAAGAAAGAGTTCAGTTATTGGATAATATTTACGGTCAAGTCGATTCTGAAAAAGATTACCTTTATAATATTACAACAAATGTTTATCGTGTTAAATCTTACTTAAATGGATTTAAAGACTTATTTGATAAACTAACACCAATCGATATGATTGAAGGTTTAGTTATGAAGCGTAAGAGTGCTCGTCTTGAAATGGGAACATCTGAATTGAATAATGTTAAAAGTCAGTTGAAATGTCGTAAGGCGACTAAGAACTACAAATATTAATTTAATATATAAGAAAAACAATTAAATTACCGTGGAGAAATTTTCAAAATTAAAACCAAAAGACGAGTTTGACGACTCTAAAGAAAAAGTACTTTATAAAGATGAACATTTCCAAATAGTTCAATTTGAGGATTGGTCAATTCTTAAAGAAAGAGATGCGGTAGTTTGTATTCCATATTTGATTGAAACTAATCAGATAGTTTTAAGATATGAATATATTCCAACATTTAAATATGTTGATGGTCAAGAATACCATGTTACTTTAGTTTGTGGTGGAATTGAACAAGGTGAAACTCCTGATAAAGCTCTTCTAAGAGAATTAGAAGAAGAAGCTGGTATAGTTTTAAGAGAAGATTATCAATTAGAAGCTTTGAGACCACTTTTTATTAATAAAGCATCAGCCAACAAATATTATCCTTATATTCTACCATTAAATGAGAGAGACTATCATGAAGTAGTTGCTAAAGGTGATGGTTCTAAAGAAGAGGAAATGAGTAAGGCTGTTAAAGTTGATATTAAATATCTTTCTTCATTAAATACATCTGACTTAGTAACAGATTATATGTTATTGAAGTTAAAAGAGTATATGAATATTTAATTACTTTTTAAGATATCTTTCTAAATCTGATTTCAAATCCTGATTAAGAGCTTTTGAATCAACATCACCATGGTCGGAAAAATAAGGTTTCAATTCATATGTAAAGTATTGTTCCCCACACCATTCTTTGAATATGTCAAATAAACTATTACCTTTTAGTCTTTCGGCATCTTCATTATCTATCCAATCATTACTATAAGGAATGGTATAATAGGTCACTATTTCTTTATACTCTCTTTTGGTTTCATTTCCTTCGGCATCTTTTGATTTATAATACCTAGTAATTTCTTTATCTTCTTTTGTAAATGTGAATTCACTTTCAACAACTTCATCAAATTCATGAAGAATTTCTTTATAGTTTGTGTCAACGTGAGCGTTCATTTCCCAATCTCCAATAGTTTGTCTAATATCTTGACAGATTTCAGAATTTTTACATAATTGTTTTAATGTTTCGTAGAATCTTTCTTTTAATAGGAATTGAATGACTTCTTCTTCTGACTTACCTTTAACACTTTCGTATGTTTCATCTGAACATTCATCACCAATATGATTAATAGTGTCTTCTAAACCACCCATTTCTTTAATCATAGCTTTTACTAATAAAACTTCATTCTCTTTATCTAAAGAATATTGAAACATTGATGTAATATCTGGTTGATAATCAGAACCATAGTAATTATCATACATATCTTCCTCACCTTTTACTAAGATGTCTTTATAACTAGAACTTCTAGATAACATAATATCAGATAAATCTTCTGTATCTATTTCAATATAAATTCTACCATCTTTTACAATAGCATCTGACCAGTTATAATACTCTACTAAATTTTCTTGTGTGAATGTAATGGTTTCTTTTGATTTAGCAAAAATAGCAATATAATCTTCAGCCTCTAATAACTCTGGTTCATTTGAATTCCAATTATCTGTGTAGAATAAACCACCTTTAATTTCTATTCCGTCTATATCTCCAAGGTTACCATCAGCATCATTTATTGATATTTCAGTATTGGCTTCTTCACCTATAATACCACAAGCAAATTGAAATGTAGAAGTAACATCATCATTTTTAACTCTACCACTTTTATCTATTTTAATCCAATAAGCCGGTCTAACTTTATCTCCTGATTTTACTTTCTCAGTAAAAATATCTTTATCTTTTACCTCTTTAGTAGACCAATTTGTTTCTTGTATAGTTTCGCAAAAACCAAATTCAACTGAAACATAATATCCAGCATCTGTTATTTCTAACATATAATCGGTGATATCATCTTCGGTTAACTTCCAAAGAGTTCCTTCTTCTATATCTTCTTTAATAGACTCTTTAATAAATTGAATATATCTTTTAAGTTTCATTTCTTAATATATATTAAAAATTTCATTACAATTTATGAGATACTTAAAACTATACGAAAAATTTAGATTGATAAAAGAATCAATTAGTGGAAAAAAACTTATTTTATTTTCTGGTCCAAGTGCGTCTGGGAAATCAACTTTGGCAAAAAAATTAGGAGCAACTGATTGGTATGAAAATCTATCTCCTGTAGTTTTAGTTGGTACAGATAATTTTGGTGGAGGTAAATACTTTGAAGACTTCCAAAAACTATTAAGAGAAAGAGGTATGAATACACTTGCTGATACTATATCAGATTGGCCTTGGACATTTGGTCAGTCTGATGGAACAAAAGTCTTTTATAAAAAAGAGTATATGGATTGGAAAAAAACAGCACCTGTCGAAGAAGTCGAGGCATTTGAAGAAATTTGTAAAAAATATCCATTAACAATATCTCAAAATATACAAAATAATATACCTCGTAATAGTCCAGATGGTAGAATTACTGGAATGGCTTGGTGTGCTGATTTATTACCCGATAATTGTAAAACAATTATATTTGATGATATAAGTATAGGTATAAAATCTTATTTTAAGGGTCAAATTACTGAGTGGATTTTATTCACACCATTTGATTGGTTGTTAAAGAACATTGAAAGTAGAAATTTGTCAAAAAATAAAGGAGAACATATAAACATAAATGATGAAGGAACTTCGATTTATCAATATTGTAATTGGTGGCAAGCAACTGACAAACCTGATTTAGATAATAAGATGTATACTGCTGAAAATGTTAGAACTATGTTGATTGCAGCTGGTCATGAAAATCCAGATAAGATATTAGATTTATTAGGAGTTAGTGGGAAATTAGAAGACGAATTTTATATTACTACTAAGTCTTGGATAGATAAATCAACAATGGTAATAAATACAAGAGATAAATCAACTGGTAGAGCAGTTGATACTCCTACTACAATTTAATTAAAAAAAGAGAGTCAAAATGACTCTCTTCTTAAGCTGTTCACTTATTTATTTTTAGATTTTACTTAGTAATTCTGTTTTTTTTGTTGAGAATTCTTCATCTGTTAAGATACCTGCTGAATGTAAGTCGGCTAATTTTTTAATTAGTTCTATGTTTTTATACATTTCTTTTTGTGTTTCTTGGGTATCTTCTTTCCACAAGAAATTTTGAACTACTTCTTTGGCTTCTTCTATCTGTTCTTTAGACCAATCACCTTTAGGAAGTTCAATATTAATTTTAACATTTTTAATCTCTGCTGGTTTTCTACTTTCTGGTAATATCTGAATAATAGTTGAAGAGATATAATTCTTTTCAAAGTCCATTTCTACTTCAGTGAATTTTTGTTTTGAAACTTCACCTTTTTCAACTCTACCAGTTTCTATATTATTTAATGAAAATAAATTATTAACCGTAGTTCCACCATATGAAACATTAGAGTCAGATGTATATGATGAATTGATATTACTACTTATATTAGATAAATCAACATTAGTAGTTGTAGTGCTTCCAATAATACCATTGGTTAGAGTAGTTCCATACCCACCAGTTCCGAAAGAACCACCACAATAGATGTTGTTCCAAGGATAGTTATGTGATGGGTAGTAAGCAGGATACCACTTTTCAACGATTACTCTATCAAAACGAGATCTCCAGTTATCTAAAGTGATAACATCTTCTTTATAGAAAAAAACTTCTAAAAGACCATTGTTTTGAGTAGCGTTTAATGATTCTAAACCACCATCGATTTCATATGTAGAAAATATGAATTTCTTTTTGTCGTCAATAAAACAATCGAGATAAACTCTTTGTCCTGGTTTTAAAACTAATCCTGTTTTTGATATTGATTGACCGTTTAATTTAATATCAGCGAGAACTGAAACGGTTAGTGGGTTAAATAATTCTATTTCAAATTCTTCTTTATCTTCTAAGAAGATTTTACCACTTTTAATTGATTTTCTCCCTTTGTCGTTAGGAGTTACGATCCAAGCACTTGGTTTAGTGCTAGTTTGTGCAATTGATTTTGCCATAGTTATTCTTTTTTTATTTTATCCTATATCTTTGATTCATTTCTAAATCTCAAAGGTATCCTAATGATACCCGACATAAGTGTAGCGAACAGCTAATGTTATATATTGAAAAACTTTATGTTTGTTTTAAATTTGTTCCACAACCAGGACAAAATTTATAATCTTTATTTTCCATTCCACAATTAAAACAGAATTTTACTTTAATGTTTGAAATTGGAACTTGTACATCTTTTTTAACTTCCTTAACTTCTTGTTTAACAATTCTTTTTATGTGTATAAAATTTGTATTCGGATATATGGTTTCATTCTTACCCTGTATTCTAATTTCTGGATTTTCATCTAATGTATATTCAAATGGATACTCTACCCATCTTAAAAATACTTTAGTTTTTTGGTCTATTTCTTTTCTATCTTTTCCAGCAATCCAAACTAATAGAGAATCTATACCTTTTTGATTTAGTACATTTATAAGATTCTCAGTTAGAGTATTCATTGTTCCAAATATTTCTCTAGAATTTGGTATACCATTTACTAAAAGGAAGAAAAGTGTCCATACCCCTGATCCCGGTGATGTTTCTTCTAATTTAGCAACATACTTTACACCACTATCGGTTTCGATAAAGAACACATTATCCCATAAAATTGAATTATCTACTTTAAAATTCATAAATTATATATTAAAAGTATTGTTTTTTCTAATTTTTTTCGTATATTTGTTATAATTATAAATAAAATTGATAAAGTGAGTAAAAAAGAAAATTATATTTTAGAAACATTTTTACGACTAACAAATCGTACCTATCCTTATGGTACTGAAGATACTCTTGTTGAGAGTATGATAAGTCAAGGAGTATTTCCTGATTTAGAAAAAGATTCACATGGTAACTACTACTATAAAATTGGTAAATCAAGAACCATTTTCGCATCACACCTTGACACGGCTTGCAAAGAAGCAACTCCAGTTACTCATGTTTTCGATGGAAATATGATTAAAACAGATGGTAAAACAATTTTAGGAGCTGATGATAAAGCAGGTGTCACTATATTACTACATCTTATTAAAAATAAAATCCCAGGTCTTTACTACTTTTTCATTGGTGAGGAAGTTGGTTGTATTGGTTCGGGTTTGGCTGCTAAATACGATAAATTCAAAGGATTATATGATAGAATAATTTCTTTTGATAGACGAGATACAGGTTCTGTTATTACTTTCCAATCATCTTCAAGATGTTGTTCAGATGCGTTCGCCGATGAATTAAGTAAACAACTTAATAAAAGAGGTGGTATGTCTTATAAGAAAGATGATGGTGGTGTTTATACAGACTCCGCTGAGTTTACACATTTAATTCCAGAATGTACTAATATATCAGTTGGTTATTATAAAGAACACACTACTAACGAGTCTCAAGATATTAAACACTTGGTCAAATTGGCTGACGCTTGTTTATTGATTGACTGGGAAAACTTACCAACTAGAAGAGATCCTTCTAAAACAGAATATAAGTCTTATGATTATGGTTGTTATGGTTCTTTTGGTAGAAACAAACAAAAAAGTTATGGAAGTTCTTCAAGTAGTTGGAAAGGAAAAGGAAGTAACTGGAGAAGTAGAGATTATGGATATCATGATGATTGGTATGATGGTCCTAAGGATGATTTAGAAGATGATCTTGAAGAAGATTGGCCAGGTGAAAAAGAATATGCTTCTTTCAAAAAGACAAGACGTAGTGGTAAGAAATACTTTGACAATGGCTCGGGTTTAATTGATATTACACCTAAATCTGTTGATAAGAAAGAAGATTACTATGATTCTATTATTGATAAAATTTTAGATAAAAATCTATCAAAATCAGAATTAGATGTTGTTAAAGACCAATATCTTGATATGAATAGTGTAAATGATAAAACATTTTATGACTACTTATTAGGTAACGTTATCGACTAATATCAATTATATCCGATGATTTGATGATTTCATCGGGAGCATTAAATATTTTAGAATTTGGAACATTATGGCTAACTTTATAAGAAACTCTCGATAGTTTCTCAACAATTTTAACAGGAGTAACCATATCACCATACCAGTATTCAATGAGAACAATATCATCTACATTATAAAAAGACTTAAACTCTAATAAAAATTTCATATACTATATATTAAAATCTATGAGACTTATTTTCGATAAAAATTTTGTTGAATTCTTACACTTCGCATCAAGAGATATCATTTCTCAAATACTACTAAATGGTGATGGTTCGCACTTAACCGATGAGGGTAATTATATAAAAGTAGAAGAGTCTGAAATAGATGTTATATCTTTTCTACCTCGTTCTAAATATGAAAAAGTAGAAGATGTTTGGAGTTCAGGTCGAACAAAAATTAAAATTGGTAGATTTATAAGAAAATTCCTAACTGAGTTCTCAATATCTAATTTTAATATAAATGATAACGCAATTGAAAGATTTGTAAATCTTTATAAATCTTTCTTCTCAAGAGATAAATCTAAACTAAAGATAGTTTCTGGTGAAGATATTCTAAAGTATTATTTAGAAGATAATTACCATTTGTCAAATGGTATGAAAATTGGAACTTTATGGAACTCTTGTATGAGACAAAGAGAAAGAAATAAGTTCATGGAGATTTATTCTAAAAATCCTAATATTAAAATGTTAGTTTATTTAGAAGATGATGGAAAAGTGAGAGCTAGAGCACTTCTTTGGGAAGGTGTTAAAGAGCATAAAGAAATAGAAAAAGAATACAAAGTAATGGATAGAATATATTATATCTACGATCATGATGTTGCATTTTTCAAAGATTGGGCAAAAGAAAATGGTTACTTATCAAAATGGGAACAAAATGCTAAATCTGAGTTAATTTTTGATGTGGATGGAAGTCCTTGTATAAAATCACTTTATGTTGTCTTGGAGAATTATGATTTTAGATACTATCCTTATTTAGATACCTTTAAGTTTTATAATGAAAATACGGGTAGATTTTCAAACTCTGATAGATATAGTTTTGACTATATTTTAGTACAAAGTAATGGTCAGACCGAAAGAGATCCTGAACCTGAAGAAGAATTTTATGATGATGATGGAAATTTTGAATTTGATAATTAATAATAAAAAACCCACTAAATCTTAGTGGGTTTTTTATTAAAACTCTTTTTGTTCTGAACGATATTTATCGTATCTATTAGCAATTTGTATTAAGAATTTATTTCTAACAATATCAGAGTTATTAAATTCAAACATACAAAGTTCATCCATACCATCTACCATCTTAATGAAGTCATTATAGCCTGAGTCTTTTTTCCTAACATCATATTGTGATGTATCTCCCATCATTACGGCTCTTGAATCTTTACCCAAACGAGTAACCCAAAGCATTAATTGTTTGATTGAAGCATTTTGACACTCATCTAATAACATTATACAATTATCATAAGTAGAACCTCTCATATAAGCTAATGGTTCGAATACAATCTCTTCTGTAGCAAATAACATATCAGTTGATACTTTACCAATGATTTTACAAAATGTTGTATAGTAAGATTGTTTATATGGAAGTAGTTTATCTTCCATACTTCCAGGTAAAAAACCTAAATTCTCACCAGATTCTTGTATAGGTTTTGTTATAATAATCTTTTCGATTTTCTTATCAGCTAATAGTGCTAAAGCTGCGTAACAGGTTGTATATGTTTTTGAGGTTCCTGCTGGTCCGTGAACAACAGTTAATGTGCTGTTTCTTATTCCTTTATATAAGCTTTGTTGTTTATCACTTAAATGTACATTAGACTTTTGAAATTCTTCTTTAGTCAGAGAATTCTTTTTTCTGATGTTTTTTCTGTATTCAAATTCCTGAATTCCTTCTTGTATTTGATTGTTAGCGTCGCCCTTTTTACTCATATACATTATTTCTTTATTTTATATATTGATATTCCATTTTCTCCCTCATTAGAGATGCATACTTTTAATATATAAGTCAAAGACTGAGTTAAAGTGAAAAAAGATGATTTAATCTATAGTTTGATATTTTCGGAACAAGAATCTTTTATTATTGATATATCTGATTATATAACAGACATATATCAATATACTGAGTTTGTTTCAATGATAAAGAGTGTGCTTAAAAAGTCCAAGGTTAAAATATCAAAAAGTAACATAGTAATGGATAGTAAAACCGTTCTATGGGAATTAAAAGTTAAAAAATAAAATATGTGGAAATACAATAGTGATTTTAATAAGTGGTCATCAACAGATGATAAGTTAACAAAGAGTGACTTTAATTATCTAAAACAAGAACTTAGTTCTACAAGACTTTACTCTAAGTGTTTAAGTGGTGCTACATATCTACCAGTTAATGATTTAAGTAATATTTATGATATTATAGAAGAGTATCAATTTAGAAATTGGTATATACCACAAATAATAGGTTCTCCGTATAGTATATCTACTATACCACCACAAGATGCCTCTCAAATCACAAATGATAGTTCTTATGACTTTTATAACAAATCTGTATCAGAATATGGTTTAACTCTGAAAAACTTATTTACACCATCTAGATTAATTAAAGATTCTTTAAAAAACTATCACTATGTTGATGTGGCTACAACAGAACAAATAGACCTTACATTAGTTACAGATCCTTATTATATTGATGATATTAGACTTAAAGAAGGTCATAAAGTTTTAGTAAAAGATCAAGTTACAAATGTTACTTTATTAAATAGTACTGACCCAGATATTTATTTTACTGGTAGATATACAATCACTTTAGACCTTGGAGCTACTATTGAATATCAATATTATAATGAAGAGAATGGTATTTATACTTATCAAGGTGGTAAACTAGTAAGAGATATAATTCTTGATGATTATAAAAAATGTATTAGGTTTAGCACTAATGTTAAATTAGGAACTAACAATGCTGGTAAACAACTTCATCTATCTAGATTATTAGATGGTTTTTATCCAACTACTGCACTTAGTCAACCAATTGAATTCAAAGAAAAGAAAAATTGGATTTTAAGAAACAGAGTTGATTATAATAACTTATTTGAAATAAACTATTTTGATGTTATAAAAAATGGAACACAATCATATACTTTTGAAAATATAACATATACTATTCCTACAAGAACCATATCAGTAGGTGAATTTGGAGTTATTCTAAATACACAAGAAGGTAAGTCAAATATTATCAAAAATAAGTATAAAGTAAATCTAAGAGGTATATCAGAGACATCTCAATACTACTGGATATGTGGTGATAGTAATACTTTACTAAAAGTAAGAAAACACGACTTTGAAATAGAAAGAATAAAAATAGAAGATGTTACTTCCTTACAACCTCAAATAATAAAGACAAATATTTATTCAGTGTCATTTTTTAATGATCTTAGAGGGGTTATTGTTGGTGAATTAAATACGATTTTAGTTACTAAAAATGGTGGTTATACTTGGACAAGAATTGAATTAGATGATTTTAATTCTTATAATTATAATAAAGTTTTATTTTCAACAGCTACTAGCTTTTTTATAGCAGGTAATACAGGAGTTTTGATTGAGATGGTTGATAGTATTGACGGTTGGGTGGCTTATAAAAGAAGAATATCTAAGATAAATGATGAAGAAGATGAATATGTTTTAGTTGATAATATTAATGATATTTATAAAACAAAGTTAACAACTTGGGCAGCTTCTTACTCATATTCAACTTATTCAATACCAACTGAGAAAGATTTACTTTTCTTAGCTACTGATAATGGTAATATTATAGCTTATGATATTAATAGTTCATTCTCTGATTTAGGAACTGACTTTATTTATTTTGACTTTTCAAATTATTATGGTGATATAAGAAGTATTACAAGAAGAAAAAACACAGATTATTTTTATTTTACAGGTACTGATAATGTCACTAATCAAGATGGGATTTTCTCATTCGATATTAATAACTTTCAATATTTAGGAACAGGTAGTTCTTATTCAAATAAAACTGTTGGATTAACAGCGGCTACTTTTGAATATGTTACTTATCCTAATGAAATTTTTGATTATGACGGTAGTGAATTGATAATATGTGGTAATACATCACTATTACAATCATCTACATATAGTGTATTAAACTTTAATGTTTTAGATCCTACTTTTGAAGAGAAATTAAAGTCTAAATTATTGGTATTGGATTATGATATTGCTAGTAAATTAAACTTCTTTACAGATGCTGGTGATTATAGACTTCCAAACTCATTGACCTTTAGTGATACATCTCTTGTTGGTTCTTATTTAGCGTTTGAACCACTTATTATTTCAGCAACTGCTCCAAGTTTTATGACACAATCTGAAACAAATTGGATCACTTATTGGAGTGATAGACAAAAAACATTCCAGTTTTATACTAATACTCCTATGGATGAGTCAGTTAGTGTTTTAATGTCAACTACTTTTTCATATAGTTCAGTTTCGACATCAAATACTATATCATCTATAACAGGTTCAGCTTCTCAGATATCATATTTGGCTCCTATGATTACACTTGCTACTCAAAGTAGATATGATTCACAAGGATTGCCGGTTATATCTGCTCCAACATCACCGTATGACATCTATATCTATGATTATTTAATGGTTTATAAAGTTACTACATCTTATCCGGTTAGTGTAGGAGATGTTATTCAATTTAATAGTTCTGTTGTTGATGGTCAATTTGTTGTAAATAGAGTTGAGACACTTTCTGGTCGTAATTACATCTATATGTTTACTGATTTTAATGGTAATATTATTAAGGAACTTCAAAGTACAACTTATAGCATTACTTTAACAAACTTAAATAGATATCAGACAATTGATGAGTTGACTTATCGATTTAATGAACACCCTATTGGAAATGCTTATAAATTAGAATATTCAGATTCTTATGGTAATGTTTTAAGTTCTACATCAAGTATTCTTAAAATGAGTGCTGATTTTAATAATCTAACTAGTTATTATAACTTAGCAACAAATGTTATAATTGGTGGTAATTATTCTGAAATGAAATATACTTCTGGATTTTTAAATTTTGGATACTCACCTACTTATAATTTATTAAGTTATTTAGAGGGTATAAATGGTTTTGGTGATTTGAATCCAACTTTTTATGCTACTAAAGAATATTTAGCAATGCCAGAGTATAGAAATATACCATTGGGTAGTTTGACCGCCTCAACAGCTTATATTGATTATAATGGTATGACAGCTTCTTATGATTTAAATTCACAAGGTAATAAAATACTATTTGGTAATGACCTTTATTTAGAATGGAATAGTATTTTCATAAATACATTTGTTGATGTTAATATAAATGGTTCTTCAACTTATACAACTGAAAAATTATTAGTTATGGATAAGTACTATGATGAGGTACAAGAAGCTTATGTTATTGAGTTTCATAAAAGGTTAAACTTTGTACTTGGTGATACTGCTATATTATCAGGTACATTAGATATTGTATCCAGAAGATATCTTTCTCAAATAAGTGAAGATTTACAAGAGTTAAATAATATACAAAGAACAAAAGGTAAAACAAACTCTTGGAAAGATCAAGGTCTTTTTAATTATGAGTCATATGAAAATGAGTTAAACTTCAAAATACCTACAGACTCTTATGCTAAAATTTTATTATCGGATGCAAATACGGTTAGTAAGTTATCAGCTATAATTTATGTCGATTATAAAAATGAATTGGCAATGAATATAACGAGATTAGCTAAAGAATATTCTATTCCTATATTAAATACCAGTCAAACAGGAATTGGTTCTGTTATATATGTTCCAGGTAAATTATATATTTCTTGTTCACAAAAACATGAATTGATTACTGGGGATGGTGTGAATCTTGAATTTACTGGAGGTACTGGTTCTTCACAACAACTTAATCAACAATATTTTGGATATCATCCGGTTATAAAAGTAACTGATTATGACTTTGTAGTAGATATAGATTATGGAACAACTCCTCTTTTAGGTAATGATGATGGATATGTTAGATATACTAGACAAGATCCATTCTTAAACTATCAACCGATTGATTTGATTGACTATGGTGCTGATCAAAGAGGTAAACAATCAATTGAGTTAACAGTCGAAAATCTTAAGTTATCTGGTAGTGTTTATTCATTGATTGACATAGACTATGATAAATATAGATATAGATTAGTGGATGGATTAAACCTAGAGACTATTTCTTTATCATATCCTTGGATTCTAGAAGCTGAGATATCAGGAGCTATTATTGGTCTTGGTACTGAAGAATTGGTTTGGTATAAAGGAACTTGGGAATGTGGTAGATGGTTCGGCGGAACTTGGCATTCTGGAGTTTGGATGAGTGGTGATTGGTACGGTGGTACTTGGAACTCAAATAAAATTGATGATAGAATTCTATCAGTTAGTGTTGATACTAAAACCGTAGATAAAGAGATGTCTATTTGGTATACTGGTAGATGGTATACTGGTACTTGGAATAATGGTACTTGGAATAATGGTAGATGGTATGATGGTACTTGGAATAATGGTATTTGGTATAAAGGTACTTGGAATGATGGTGTTTGGAATAACGGATTATTTCAAGGAGGTATTTGGATATTAGGTACTTGGAATACAGGTATTTTCAATTGTGATAGTGAACCTGCTTATTGGTTAGATGGTAACTGGAATGGCGGTGACTTTGAGAATGGTATGTGGTATAATGGTAACTGGCAACAAAAGAATGGCGAATCTAGATTTGGTACTAAATCATTCAATAGTAGAACGTCCACTTGGCAAGCTGGAAATTGGGTTAGTGGAAGTTTTTACTCTGAACTTAATAGAAATAGTGATGGTCAATTAGATGTTTCAGACAAACATAAATACTCAATCTGGAAAACAGGTAAATGGTTATCTGGAGAGTGGTATGGTGGTATTGCTTATAACATGGATTGGAAATTAGGTACTTGGTATGGTGGTATACTTGAAGATATTCAAGTTGTTGGTGTAGATACTGTTAATAATACATTCACACTTAATGGAATTTTCAAATTTAATATAGGTGACGATATCTATATTATAGACAATCAAATTGGTGGAACTTATTCTATATACGGATCGAATTCAGCACCGGGTAGATATAAAGTACTTTTTACTGAAGAAGATAATATCAATGAGACTACAACAATATATGTTAATTATAATCTTTCAGGTACATCTATTAACTTAGTTGAGACAAATTTGAGAGTTGTTAGTAAATTTACAAACCTAAATTGGAAGTCAGGAATATGGACAAATGGTTTATTTGACACTGGTTTATGGGAAGGCGGTATCTGGTATAACGGTGTATTTGAAGCTACTTGGATGTAAATTAAGTTTGAAAGTTAATATATAGATTATGGTAAAAAAATATTTACAATTTATAAAAGAAGCTGATGAGACTGAGGTTCAGACACCTGAGACTAAGACTGATAATTCTAAATACACTGAGTTATCAAGTGAAGTTAAATCAATGATTGAAAAGACTATTGAGAATAGTGGTGGTGAGTTTAAGTCCTTTACTGAGAAGTTTATTAAATCTCCTGAAGATGTTAAAATCGAGGGGTTTATAAATGATTCTGATATCTATGAGTTTTACCTTAAATTCAGAAATGATATAGATGAACTTCTAAATGATATAAAATATTTTGATGAAGTTCCAAGTGAGTCTAATACTTTTGGATTATATGACTATATAATTAATGGCACTGAAAAGGCTGTTATTGAAGTTGTAAAAACCCTTTAATTATATCTAAATTTTCTATGTGTAAGTAGAAGTGATTTACTATTAGATATCCATAAACCAGTAATTTTGCTATTATAAAAAGGTGTATAGTTAATCTATGTAACATTGTGTATTTTATTGGCTTTATCAAAATATTTAGTATATAAGATATTATAATAATAGATAAGAAAATAGACCAACTATTTGATATCAAACCAAATAATACCCATATTAACTCAAAAGTCACTAATATATTATATGATTCAAGTTTTGAGTATTCTGTTTTTGTTCTAAATTGTGATTTAAGTGGCTTGTTACCAGTTACTTTTTCATATTTATCTTTCCATTCTCTAATAAAATAGACTTTTTTGAATCTAAATATTATAGATATTATAGAGAAGAATACAACTAATCCAATTAAATAATATATGTGACCGATCATAAAGATTATATCTATTAATATTTCTTTGTTTTGTTTTTCAAACAAACAGAAGATGAAAATAATTATATATAGAGTATAAAATTAAATTGTTTAAATGGCGTCTACACCTCTTTATAAGTTTCTGAAATCTAATGGAACATCATTTTATGCTTTCCCAGGTGCGGCTGAAGATATATCGGCAGCTTACCAGAATTCAAATTATAAAATGTATTTTTCAAAGTTTGTTTTGTTAAATTTCCCAAAACAGAATTTGACATCTGGTACTATGTCTAATAAAATTTATTTTGACTTTGATAATAGTTTTGAAAAGTCGGTAAATGCTACACCAGCTACTAACTTTAGTGACCAAATAATAGAATCATTAAGAAATTATGTGGGTAATCAAGAAACTGTAATTAGAGAGTCTAGATTAAATAATACAAAATATTACTATGATACTAATGCACTTGAAACACCTACTGAGAAAATATTTTTTAAGTGGTGTAAGAAGTTAGGGTTAGTTGATTTTGAACCTGCTGTTCCTTCTGATGAGTATTTTAGTAATCTTGCTGAATTTGAAAGAAGAAATATAAATGATGACCAATATTTTCAAGAGTATCTTTGGAGAGAAAGAGAAATATTACCTTGGGACACTTATTCCTATTATCAAAGTGGTGAAGTTGGTTATACAACAAAAATGGAAATAGAGTTTATTGGAACTACTAATTTCAAAGTTGGTGATAAGATTAAAATATACTATGTTAGTAACTCTACTATAAACACAAATAGTTTATCTAATTCAGAAATGGATGGTTCTGATACTTTTGAAGGTATTCAAACTGATATATTAGCTGTTATTCCAGCAAGTCCAACACAAGGTCAAAGAATTATTATAAATGTTGAAACTACAATTTCTCAAGAATATGAAACTACAGGTAAAGCAGAATTGGTTTATCATAGATTAGTTCAATATGTAGGTGAGGTTACTGGTGTTAGTAATGTTCAAGAAGCTAATAGAAATTATACTGAGGTTTATGCTCATATTCCTGACCATACAGGACAAACTCCAGATATTTTATTTAGAACAATGGTGGATGTTAATTATAAACCAAATGTTAATTTTCCTATTCTACCAAGTCAGTTTCAACCTGAGATATTAGGTGCTGAGTTATTTAATTCACCGATTGTAAGTTTTCCTCAAAATTACCCAGGTTCATATTTCGCACAATTTGATACACCTGACTTTACTTATGAGACATCAACTGGTGATACTTTAAGAAGAAGTGGTAAATATTTTGGTGTTAGTGGTGATATTAATAATCCAATTGTTGATAGTTCAACAATTGATGGTATCAATATTGACTTCAACACTAGTCACTATGTTAAAATGAATATTTTCAATAGAGTTTTAACTAACTTTGACCAATTTAACGCTTTAGAAGTTAATAACGAACCACCAAGTGACTTTGAATTTAATGCTATTTTATGGTATTACACTGTTCAAAAACAAGATGCTAGCGGTAATCAAGTTACTAAAACTAACTTATATGGAGTTTCGTTTTTAGATAGTCCATCAAATAATACAACAGAAGAAGAAATTGGAATTAGATTTCCAGTTTATAAAAAGCTTGTTTCAAATGGTAAACATGATGGTACTTCTTATGCTTTTAGTTTGAATCTTAACTTTAATATTCTAAATGATAATCCACAACAAACATATAACCCAGAAGCTATAAATTCACTTTTTAGTATGAATTTATTTAACCAAGCTATGGCTAAGTTATCATCTACTAATGATAGTTTTTTAAATATTATTGCTGAACAAGGTGATTTGAGAGATCAAGTTAGTAGTGTTAGACAATTACTTTATACACAAACAGACCTTAATACTATTAATACAAAGATTAAAAGTCTTGAAAACTTATTAAGATTATATTCTACTAATCAAATTGTTTCTAATGAAAGTATAGAGGTTAATAATCTATCTAATAATATTACTTTAACAAATAGAGAACCAGCTTATACAAGAATTGATAGTATCAAAACTACTGACTTGTATAGAACCGATGGTATCGTTCCATTAAATGTTTCGGTTCCAACTAATAAGAATTTACTAATAGTTATAAACAATAATGATGAAGTTCAATTAGATTTACCAAATAATGATAAATTAACAGTTGTTATTGATAGAGATTTAGATCATAAACAATCAATAGAAATTTTCATCAAATCAAATGAATTCTCAACACAAAATAAAAAATTAGATATTTATATTAATAGTGCTATACCTGATAATCCAAGTGTTACATCAGAAGTTTTATTAATAGGTGATATTGATTTGCCTGTTTTCTTTAATAGTACAAGTCAGTTACCTAATTCAGCTTCTTTGTGGAAGGATTTTAATTTTGATATTGATTTTACACAAACTATTCAATATACAATTGGTAATATTCTTGAAGTTCCTTTAACAGGAAATACTACAATTATAAATAACTCTATCAAACCAGGTGATGTCTTGTATCTTAACAATCTTTATGTTGGTACTGCATCAATATATGACTTCTCTGGTCAATATGTTGTTGACTCATTGGGTGGATTAACAAGTTCTTATATTAATCTAAACGCTGATTCAAATCCGGATTTAGTTGCTTATGGTGCTTCGGCTTCTTTTCCTTTATATTTACATGGAACTTCTTCTACTTTACTTTCAAACACACCTTATTTCTCATTAAATAAAGGTAAGAAGATAAAGATTACAAGAATTTCAAGTTTATCAGATTCTTCTTTAGCTGATAAATACTATATTGATGTTGAGGATATAAGATAATTTATAATTCTAAATTTAATATATAATCTATGATTAAAAAATATATAGAATTTATAAATGAAGGTCATTTCAATGGATTCAATTCTTTAGGAGAATGGGTCGAATCACTAATAGATGATTCGTATATTCAGAATATAGTTACTAGATATACAAAAGGTTCTGATTTATCTATTGATTTATCAAATGCTATAAATGTATTAGATGATAAAGAACAACAAGAGATAAAAGCTCAAATAGATCATTATTTAGAAAATGGAATAGAAGAGAAAGAACCTCAACTTTTAGCATCTACTGATTTAGAACCATTAACAGAGTCTGAAATATCAGTAGCTGGTAAAGGAATATTTACTTCATTTCTTAAATCATTGACTGGTTTAGGTCATAAAGAATCTCAACCAAATTGGGAAAGATGTCCTGAAAGTTTTTTATTATACTATCATTTCTCTAATATTCAATCTGAGGATTTGAAACAAATATTCTCAAGATTTAAATCACTTTCAAGATATTTAGATTTAATTGACTATCAAAAGAACGAAGTTGATTTATATTTCGGTGTTAAATGTGATGGTAATTTTGAATATGGTTTACATTATAATACACCAACTCCACTTGGCCAATTTAAATTATCACAATCTGTTATTAAATGGATTTGTCAAATTGAGTCTAAGTCTGCTTCTTCATTGAAGAAAGAGCTTGTGAATTTAACATTATCTGATGTTTTAACATTTGGTAAAATTAAAACAGATATGTTAACATTTAACCCAGGATATCACGAAAAGAAATTAACACCTATTATAAAAGATAGAGTTATTTCATTTGGTTATTATGGTATAGGTAGATGGGATAATGGTAAATTGGATGAAGGAGAATATCTAAATATTAAAAATAACTTTACAACTTGGTTACTTTCTAAGAAGTGGGGAGGTAAAGTATTAATAAGTGTAAATCCTATGTCTTTCTGGGTTTACTTAAATATAAAAATAAAATAGTTATGAAAGTAATTAAATTATATGAAGCTTTTTGGAACAAGAAGAAAGAAGAATCTAATAATGATTTTGACTTTGACTTTCTATCAAACATTGGAAAGATGAAACAAGCTATTCTTAAAATAGTTAGACTTCATGAAGAAAAGTGTTACAATGATAATAAACTATCATCTTATGATAGATTTAAAACTTCATTAAATGATTTAATTGATGCTGCTATTAAAGGTGAATTTACAATTACTGAAGATTATCTTTCTGTAATAAATCTTTTTGAAAAAGAAATCTATAGAGAAAATAAATTGGCAGAATTTGACCAGTCACTATTTAGTTCATTGGATGACTTGGTAGGTCTTTTCAACTTAACATTAGATGAAAAGGCAGAAGATGATATTAATAGATTAGGTAAAGACGCTGAACATATCTTAAATAAGATGGATAAATCTTGGATTTATGAGAATGAAACTGATGGGAGTTTTGACACATCTGATATAGATGATGTTATCTCTGGATTAGATGATATTGAAGAAGATGAAAATGATATTGGTATGTGGACTTCTGAAGAGGATTTTGAAAAAGATATCGAATCCTATATAGGTAAGAAGATGGATAACTTTGATTATTCTGATAAACTTCAAGCTTATCAATATATTGAAAATAAAACTTGGGTTCAAAATATACTTGAAGATGGTTCTGAAAAAGATAAAGACTTTATTAATAACTTTCTTTCTAAGATGAAAGATATATTTGGACTATAAATTAATATATACACTATGAAATACTTAAAAAAATATAACGAGAATGTAGAACAACAAGATACTACTTTTGCAATTACTAAAATTAAAGAAGAGTATAAATCTGATTCTGTAAAGAAAATGTTAGAAAAAGAAATCAAACAATGGATTCCAGATGAAGAGGATCCTGATTTTTACTCTACCTCAGGAAATGGAGAAGCAGAAGATGTTATTATTAATCAAATGATTGGTTGGTTTAATAAAAAGTATTATGTTTTATCAGATGAAAACTTTGAAAAAGTCAAACAACTTATACTTAAAGAATATGATTTCTTAAACTTTAACTACTAAACTAAAAACAAAAACTTTTCTATAACAAGAAAAGTTTTTTTGTTTATGAAACAACCAAATAAAGAAGAATTAATGAAAAAATGGGCTCCTATCTTAGGGTCTATGGGTATGACTGGATCTCAATTAGACAATTTAGCTCAGTTAGCCGAAAATCAATCAAATCAAATATTAGAAGAAACTAAAACTGAAGAGTTTCCAAGTTTACTACCAATGGCTATGAAAGTATCATCAAAATTAATGTCCAATGAAATAATAGGATTCGCATCAAAAGAAGAAATTGATGATGTAAAAAGTAGAGTAAATTCTGAAAATCGTGATGGTAAAATTGAAGCTGTTATTGAAGGTGGTGAATTTACTGAAAAGAAGTTAGAAGATGATGAAGAATATAAAGAGTTGATGAAAAAAGGAGTAACTCCAATGTCTGCTCCATCAGGTACTTTATTCTATTTAGATTATAAATATGGAGCTGAATCATCTAAAACTCACAAGAAAACAAGAAGAAGTAAAAAGAAGAAATCAAATGAACAGAATAGGTAGATATGTGAGACCAGGTATTCACTTCATTGAAAAAGATACATCAGGTGTTGAATATTCTAAAAGATATTTAAGAAAAATAAAAATAGGTAAAATATTTGGAATAGATGTTCCTAATGTTATTATAACTTCTACTCCAAAAGGACCAACTAACTTCCCACAAATCTGGTGATGAGAACATGATAGAGTAATATATACTCTAATGTTTAATATTTACTTAATATGTGCTGAATTTGAAGGAAGAAGATTGTATAAAATAGGTTATACAAGAAGAGAAGTCTCTAAAAGAATTAAAGAGTTAAAGACGGGTAATGGTTCTGAACTATATGTTATAAATTCTTTCAAGTCAAAATGGGGAACAAAAATAGAATCACAACTACATAGAACATTTAAAACTAAAAAAGTAAATGGTGAGTGGTTTGATTTAACTGATGAAGATGTAAAATCATTTATGGTAAAATGTGAATCAATACACGAAACATTTGAAATGATAACTACAAATAATACCTACTATTTAGAAACAGGTAAACTATATTAATAAATAGAATATAAATAAAAAAATACTTTTGAATATGAGCTCAATGAAAGAAATGGCGATTAGAGACTACATCTCTAAGATTGATTTTAAAAATGATGACTGGAAACTATCACAGATTAAAGAAGATATGCGTAGATTTTTAGGTGAAGAACCTGGAATTGATGTTGTTTACAAAAAAGATGTAATGGTTAATGAATTTACTGGCGAATCAAAAGAATTTAAAGATATCGATAGGGTATTCATTATCTTCACTGATACTGATGATAGATTCAAAAAGATAGAATTTATTTTAGGAGAAAAAATCTAAAATCAAATGATTAATATAACAGCTGATGTAATAGACTATCTTGGTAAATACGAAAATGGTGTTCTTGTTTTACTTTCAATAAACTATAATAATAGTTTTTCAGATGGTACTTTATATTATTCTGATGTAATGCTAGCATTAACTGTTGATGAGAGTATTGAAAGAGAAATAGGCCCAATTGAACTATGGGGTGGTTATAGAGATTTATTAGTATCTATACTTAAAAAAGTAGTTCCTTATGACGAGATTATTAACAGACTTGATGAAATGAACTTTTCAGATCATCTCACGCCCGACACATCATCTTCATTTGGTGAAGAAATTGATGAAAATGATATAAATTCTCAGGATAAGTAATAACAATTCATTTATTTCTAATATAATATTTATAAAAATAATATAACATAAATGCTTATTAATGAATTAGGAATTAGAGGATTTAAATCTTATGGTAACAACGAACAAATTTTAAAATTAAATACAGAAAAAGGTGAACTTATACTTCTTGTTGGAAACAATGGAGCTGGGAAATCATCTTTATTAGACTCATTTGATTATACTCTTTACGGAAAAGTTAGAGGTCGTAAAAAAAGATGGGCTACTCTATCAACACTTCCAAATAGAATTAATGGTGAACTTTTAAATCGTATAAAGTTTACATCATTAGGAACTGAGGTAGAAATAAAAAGAGGTATATCACCAAGTGTACTTGAACTTACCGAAAATGGTGTAGTTAATGAAAGAGCTGGTAAAGCTAATGTCGATGAGAAAATCGAAAAGTATGTTGGTATGGATATAGAGACTTTTAAGTCGTTTATATCAATGTCTATTAATGACTTCAAAAACTTCATCTCACTCTCAAACGAGGAAAAACAACTTCTTTTAGATAAGTTGTTCAACTTAGAAGTTATCAATATCTTAAATGGTATCTTAAAAGATATCGCAAAAAACAATAAAACTAGAGCAGCTTCTTTTGATGCAGAAATTAGAACTTTAGATGATTCAATTTCATCTATTCAAAGGTCTATTGATAAAGCTATTGAAAGACAAAAAGAAGAAGCCAGACTAGCCTTAGAACGTGAGAAAGAAGATATTCAATCTGAGATTGATAGAATCACAAATGAGATGAATTCTAGAAAAGATGATTATAAATCTTTGAAAGAAAAGATGGATAAAATCAAGGAAAAAGAAACCGAATTAAATAATGAATTGGATAATGAGAAAAAGCAGTATATTAATACACAAAATGATATTAAAAATGTACAACGAGAAATTGACTTATATGACTCTGGTAAATGCCCCACTTGTAGAACAGATTTTAATTCTGATCACTTTGTTACGCTAAGAGATTCTTTTGTTGAAAAGAAAGCTGGATATGAGAAAATTAAATCTGAGATTGAAGATAATATAAAATTAGTAAAAGAAAGACAAATTAAGTTAAAGGGTTTATCTGAAACAACAACAAACTCTTTTAATGATTTAAGTTATTTACTTAAAAGCTATAAATCTGAGATTGAAAAACTAACTCAAAAGAAAGCTAGTCAAAAAGCACCTACTAATACAACACCTTCTATTAATATTCAAGAGTTTCAAAATACCATTGAAGAGCTTGAGGAAAAGAAAGTAGTTAGTAGTGATAACATTACCGTTTGTAAAGAAAAAGAACTTTATTACAAAGAGCTAAATCGTATCTTTGGTGAAGATGGTGTTAAGAAGTCTATCATTTCTGGTATTATCAAACCAATTAATCATTTTATATCTGAGAATATTAAAAAAATGATGTTACCATTTGATGTTAAGTTAGATGAAACATTCACTGCTGAAATAAGACAATTGGGTTCTGTAATTGAACATGATTCACTTTCAACTGGAGAAACTAAAAAAGTAAATATTAGTATCTTAATTGCTTATTTGAAGTTAATTAGAACTAAAAGGCATATCAATATTCTCTTCTTAGATGAAGTTTTTTCTTCAATTGACATAGAAGGTATAGATTCTATTTTAGCACTATTAAAGTCATTTGCAAACGATTATAACATTAATATATTTGTTGTACATCATGCTATTTTGAACCAGGAAATGTTTGATAGGATACTAAAAATAAATAAGGAAATATTCTCATCAATTGAAGAAGTGAATCTTAATTATGAAAATTGATAATTTAATTATAGAATATCTTAAAGCTATGAAAGAAAAGCAAGAAGCTATTTTTTGTCAAAAATATGAGAAGGCTGCTATTGCTAGAGATAAAGAGCGTATTAAATCAAAAGAAATATTTAATATATTAATACCCGATGGTGAGTTTATTGATTGGAATACTTGCGATAAAATAATAGATGATTATTGTAAACAAGTTTACAATTGTAGTATTTATGATTATTCATTATGTCTTAAAAATATAAATAGACAAATAAAACTAAAAGATTTAGGTATATGATTTTAATAGATGATAAAAATGGATTAAATGTTATAGGTGAGATATCTAAAGTTAATATGGTATCTGAAACAGGTAGGTCTTATATAAAGGTTACTACAAATTGTGAAAATTCTATCCGATTTTTCAAAGAATGGATGAATAAGTATACCAATGATCCTATTGATGTTTTTGATAAAAGAACAATTATAATTTTTGATCAATTTAAGGTTCTTAGTATATTTAATTCATCCACTATTGTAAAAATACAAAATGATTGTTTTGATTGGTATGGTAATTTTATACCACTTTCAATTGAAATTGAACTAAATTATAGTAATTTTGAAGAAACAATAGCATCTGAGAAATCTGAATATTTCCAGATATATAGATCATTTATAAGAGATAAGAAAATTAATCAAGTTATAGATTAGTTACATTCGTAACAATCAACTTCACCATCTCCACCACAACTATTACAATCGTGTTCACCATCTCCATCACACTCATCACAATCTACTTTACCTCTTCCATTACAATCATCACATTCTAATTCACCATCTCCATCACACTCATCACAATCAATCTCATTTCCTTCATCATCTTCTACTTTTCCTGAACCATCACAATTATTACAAGTGTTTTTCCCATTACCATCACATTCTGAGCATTCTTCTTTTCCACTTCCATCGCAATTACTACAGTCTTCTACTCCTCTTCCATCACAATCACCACATTCAGTTCTACCACTTCCACCACAACAATCACAAGATGAATGACCACCTCCAGTATCTTCGAGTGCATATTCACCATCAGTGTTATTTAATATTCCACTTCCTGGTGTAAAATATTTTAAAGTATCTAAATAAGGAAAATAGTCGTAGTCTTTCTGAGAAAGATTAACCCTTAAATTCAAGTTTGTTTTTGTACCATCTGGTGCGTAAGCATCGGAATTTGATGTACTACTATTATGATATTTTGCATACCATCCATTTTCTTTAGCGTATTCTCTAAACAACTGAACATCTGAATCATTTATAGTATAGATTCTATCCATGAACTTTTTACCATCTGTTAAAGTCCATAAGATAGCTCTTCCAACTATTTTATTAATATCATCTGGTGATTTGAATATAACCATTGAACATTGTTCTGGATTAGCAGTGTATATTTCTAACCAACTTGCTCTTGCACTTGCCATACAAGAACTTCCTAATGATCCACTTCTTTGGTAATAATTATCATAATTATACCAATAATGAATATCTGTTCCACTAACAACTTCAAAAAAACTAAACTTATCGTTTAATTTATCAATTGTTGCTTTATAAATATTAACAAATTGTTCAATATCTTTATCTAAAAACTTTTCACCAGTTGTTAATAATAAAGCTCTAATTCCTCTACCTACACCGATTTCTTGTCTACTTTTAGTCCAAACTTCTTTCTCTTTAATTCCTTCTGCTTTTATAAGTTTTTCTTTATTATAAACTCCTTGTCCAATATATTCTCCAGTACCATTCATGAATTTAACCCAGCAATATGTGTTACCAGATGTTTCTGAAGTAGTTTCTGCAACTATTTCACCAATATCTCTTGAGTTTGGTGAATAAGGATTTCCTTCTGGAACATATCCTAATTTAGAAAACAATTCAGCATTTGATTCTGAGTGTTTTAACCAACCTCCGCCAGATCCATTGAATCTCCAGAATTCTTTAACATCTTTAAGTATTTCTTGAGCTTTTCTATCTGGTATAAATGAAACCATATCATTTTTATCTGAAATGATATCAAAATAGTTACTTCTAACTGGAAGGTCTCTATTTTCTATCTCAATAAGTTTTCTAGAGATTTCACTATCTATTTTAGATAATACATTTCTAAGTTTACTAGAATAAACAACATCGGACTCTAGTATTAAGTTTAGAGATTCATTTACAAAATCAAAGTATCTTTTTAACATCTTTATTAATATATTTTATATAAGAGTATATATTAAATATATAATTTACAAAAAAATAATTTTCAATGAAAAGATTAAAATTATCAATTCTATTTTGTCTTATATCACTATTTGGATATTCACAGACAGACACATCTTATCTAAATATAATATCTTGGAATATTCAAAACTTTGGTAGAAGTAAATCACAAAATGATACTACAATGAATTATATCTGTAATAAAATTAAAAACTACGATATTATTGCTATTCAAGAAGTATCTACTTCTGAATTTGGAGCACAAGCGGTTGCTAAATTAGATGACTTATTAGATAGAACTGGAACATCTTGGGACTATGTTGTTTCTGATCCAACAACTGGTGATGGTTCGGAAAGATACGCTTATTTATATAAAAAAAATAGAGTTAAATTAAAAGAATCTGGACTAGAGAAGTCTATACAAGATAAAATAAATAGAGAACCATTTCGAGCAGTTTTTATATTTAAGAATAATGAATATTATCTTTTCAGTGAACACTTAGTCCCAACTGATAAAAATCCAGCTTTGGAGGCAGTTCATTTAGCAACATTGAAAAATACTTACAAGGATAAAAGAATAATTATAATGGGAGATTTAAATTTATCACAATCTGACCCTGGATTTAATGAACTTAAAAAATGGTCTAAACCAACCTTGATAGGTAAAAAGACTTCACTTAAAATGAAAGAAGATAATGGTGTTAAGTTAAATATGGAATATGATAACTTTTTTATATCATCACTACTAGTTTTAAGTAAAAGTGATGTTATCTTATTCTTTAATGACTTTAAAGATTTAAAGTTAGCTAGAAAAATATCGGACCATTGTCCAATCTATTGTATTATAAAATAAATTAAAATATATGTTAATTGTAGAAGTAAATAGTAAACAACCAATTGAAAAAGCTTTGAAAGTTCTAAAAAGAAAATGGGACAAAACTAAAGCTATTAAAGAAATTAGAGATAGAAAAGAATTTATTCCTAAATCTGATAGAAAGAGAGCCGCTAAAAGTAGAGCTGCTTATATTAATAAGAAATATAGAAGTAATGATTAAAAAATTACTTAGTTTGTTTCCTAATCAAAGTAATAAAACATATGATTTAGGAAAATTACAAAAGTCAGGATTTATAGGAACTTTAGAAGATTTATCAGGTTGTCCGAATTGTAAAAGTAAGAATATTAAATGGAAGTTTTTTATACCAACCGATGGTTCTAAACCGACTATTCCATCACAAAGTATTTGTAATGATTGTGGTTATAAAGATGAAAGAGGTGAATTTGAAAGAACAAATAAAGCAATTTTAAGAGAAAAAAAAATTAATCAGATATTAGATATATGAATTGTCCAGAATGTGAATCTACTGATATTAAAACAAGTCTTTCAGAACCTGTTTCTAATTATGGATACATTCCAAAACCACTCGTTTATATTTGTAAACATTGTGGATTTAGATCTGAAGAATCATTCTCTATTATAAACTTTAGAAAAAATAGAGACTATAAAATTGAACAAATACTGAATAAAAATGAGCTTTAATAAAAGATATATCAAATTAGAAAACTTAGAATCTGCCGCTAAACAAGGATTGGATTATCTAATTAACTATGTAACAAAACCGGATGCTCTTATAATAGAATCTGGTGGTATTTCAAAACAAGTTTGTGATATTGTTGGTTTAACAAAAAACAAATCTGAAATGAAAGAGAAATTAAAAAATATAGGATTCTATGAATTTAAATAAAAACTATTATTCAATTCTTGGAGTTGATAATAATTCCGATGAAAAAATAATAAAAAAGGCTTATTATAAACTTTCATTTACACACCACCCGGATAAAGGTGGGGATCCAGTTACTTTTGGTGAAATGACAGAAGCATATGATATACTTTGCGGAGAACAAAGAAAAGATTATGATGTTAAAAGTAAGTTTGGAAATAACTATAATGAGTATTTTGAGTTTTTTGAAATAAATGTTGAGTTTGATTATCATAAAAGTAAAGACCATTTAGACAACTTTAAGAAAACAGAAGTACTTGATATCTATATTAATATTGATGATTCATTTGATGGTAATATAGAATATGAAAGGTATGTTAAATGTAAACCTTGTGACGGAACTGGTAAAGATATGTCTTCTAAGATAGTTATTAAAGATGTTGATGGTAATATACTTAAAACTTTTGATGGTGATGATGGATGTGACTTCTGTGATGGTAGTGGTAAATACATGGGATATGATTGCTCATTCTGTATGGGTAAAGGTAAAGTTGGTTTGAATCCTTGTAAGAGTTGTAATGGTGAGAAAAGAATTTTAGGAAAACAAAAAATAACTAAAATCAAATTAGAAGGTGATGAGACAAAAATACCTGCTATGGGTAATGTTTCAAAAACAGAGCCTGGTAAAGTTGGTTACCTTTTATTGAAAAAGAATAAAATCTAATCACCTCGACCCTCAGTTCCTATTCCGGTCTCAAATAATCCACCTGCTGGATTATTTGCTGGTGGATTATTTGTTGAAACACCAACACCTACTCCACTAACTGCAACATTTGAATTTGATACAGCAATACTGCTAACACCAAGTGATATATTATCTAAGAAATTAAAGAATGGATTACTATAATCTATATAAGGTGATATTCCTTGAAAAGGAATTTGTATACCTTTATTAATATTTGATTCAACGAAATACTGGAAAAAGGGAATCATATCAATCTCTATAAATTTAATGTTATCTATTACATAATTAAAAGTTGATTGAACAGTATATCCAACGTACCCACTAAAATTCATTGATAGATTTTTCTTATTATAAAAATATTCAATTTTTCTTTTCTTACTTGTAGATAAGTGATTGACATTTGAACTAATCGGTAAATAAGATGCTGGTATTATTGTTGATACTGTACCACCACCTGCACCTAAAGTTGAGTAATAAATATTTCTTAGAGTCGTGTTTATATTATTAAAATGTAACATTGGTATAGGGTATCCTCCTTGACTTCCAGTTGGGAATAAAGATTTTTTTGTGAGTATAGGTAAAGTTGGAACTGAACTTTCTATAAAAGTACCCCCATCCTCAAGAAGTTCTGAGTGACTAACTAAATCAAACTCAATAGCAGTATATCTTAATTTCTTTATTGTATCATTTGTTCTATTAGCTATTATTTCATCATCTGTTAATGGATAAATATCTAAAATACCACCTCTTCCTATAGCTCTTACTAATAACTCCTGTCCTATAACTCCCTCTTCACCTAGGTCAAAAGTTCTTGAGAATGTTAAAGATGAAGCATTGTATCTTGAATAAGTCCAACCAAGATTTATAAATTTACTATCTGAACTATTTCTCTCTACACTTTCGGTAGGTGTTCCAATTGGATTGTAATCTCTTGTGCTTCCAAATTGTTCTTGGAAATTACCAGCATCGCCTATATAATTGTTAAATATCTTATATTTTGTTCCTAAACTATACTCTCTTATAGTTGTGGAAAAACTATCTCTAAATGTTGATGAGCTTTCTAAAACATCATTTGTTGGATATCCATATAAGTTATTTTCAGAATAATCTTTTCCAGATAAAGTATTTACTAATGATTGAGGTTTTCCAATATTAACAGCACTTGTATTGTAGTAGTTTACATCCATCCATGAGTCATAAATAAATACAGATGTACTTTCTAATGATTGATTTGATGTTATTTTAGATCTATTTTTAGATTTAAATTGCATTTTTTGAACAACTCCTTTAGATAAAGTTACAGATACTGTACCACCTTCACTTGTTGAGTCATTCCCCCAAGGTAAAGCAGTTACAATATGATAGTCATTAATTACATTATCAATAGTCGTTTCACCATCATATTGTGGATTGATATTTTTATTATCTTTATCTACTAATATTGTATCACCTACAGCCAATCCGTGTTTACTAGAGAATGTAAGTCCTACTCTTCCACCAAATGTTTCATTAGGATAAAATAAAGTATCAACAAATTTAGGTACTGTGTAGTAGCTTGTGTTAAAATGTCCACCATCAAATATACCATCTACCCAATGTGTGTCATACATTTCAGTAATCATTGGATATCCTCTAAATAATCCATAATTCCAAACTCCTCTGAAATATCCATTAAAGAATGCCCCTGATAACCATACATTTTTAGTTACATATATTCTGTGATTGTCTGAATCTTTTTCTATTCTTCTTAAAGGAAAATCATTATCAAATTCTACAATAATTGTAAAATCAGTTTTGGCTATTATTGTGAAATATCCTTTAATTGTTTTTCTATTCTCATTAATATCTATAGCTATTATATTACCAATAGACACTTTATCTCCAATTTCAAAGCTATTTACCGCGTCTGATGGTCCTTCTATTTGAATTCTCCATCTTTTTGATTTATTGTAGGTGAAGTATTGGTATATTTTACTAAATTCTTGAACACTATCATCATATCTCCATCCGCTATTCCAGACTCCATTTTCCCAAACACCAGACTTGAAAGTTCCATTTCCTATATTTGCATTAATTTGACTTATTGATAGTGATTGTGTTGCGTTTATTGTGTTTCCATTACCAACATATGTTGAATATGTTGCACCAATTAGTCCATATGGTATTATACTAGTAACATTTGAAGTTTGATATTGCTCATTATTGCCTGGATGATATCCACCCTCTACCACTATATCTGTTATGAAAATACTACTATATGTAGCTGAACTTTGGGTTCCTACGAATGGTCCTTTAAAATAAATATATCTACCACCTTCTAATGAGAAGAATTTGTGAGGTATTGAATATGAGCGAGATGAATAGGTCACACCAGCTATTACAGAAATACTTTGAGTTAGTGTTCCAATTAATAACGCATTAGTTGGTTTTGAAAATGATCCCGGATTATTTGTTGGTAGTGTACTTGATAAATATATCTCAAGTGGAAAATCACCATGTTGATTTTGATAATTAAATGAGAAGTTAAAGTAAGTATATGGTACAAATTTTGCTATATAATTATTTTGTCTATATCCAACCGATCCTATTTTAGTTGTTCGTCCACCACCAACTGGATTAAGATTAACTTGTGAATCGTCATACCAGTGTAAAAGCTCACCAGAATTATAGTTAGCATCATATGTCCACCCAAGTCCATTTTGTGGATAAGCTCCTGTGAAAGTAGAAGATGTTCCGGCTCTTGAATATGGAGCATCACCCCATTTATAAAAGGCAAAACCTTGGATTCTATAATCCATTTCAGATAAATTGAAGTTGGTTATACCGGCGCTAATTGTTTCTGTATTACTAGCAGTTCCAAATTTATTATTAGCATTATACTCAATAATATTTTTTGTTGATATATCACTTGGTGGAGTCGCGTAAAAATAAAAATTAGAATTTGTAATACCTGGAAATCTACCAACTGATGTTCCTGTTCCTAAAATCGAAGGACTTGTTCCTTTAAATTTATTATAATCTAAACTCTCATCCCATTGAAAATTAGATACTGTTTCAATCGGAGTTGATATCGAAAAGGACGCTGAATTTGGATTTAAATTATTCATATAATAATAAACATCTGTAACAAATTGATAAGTTTTACCACTTTTAAATTGATAGTTGGTTGAACTAACATATGTTAAGGTTGTTAACTTTGATGGTGATACTTGACTATTAACACGCATTCTAATTGGAGTGGGCCCTCCAGTGCCTATTGTTGTTAATCTCCAATCTGCTGACGATATTCCTGATACTGATGTATTCCAACTCATATTATTATATATATTATTTTACTTTCATTGTAATAAAAATTTACTACTCTACTGGGTTAGTATCTATAGGAAGAGGGGACTGATCTTGTGGTCCAAGATTTCGAGGTGATAAAACTGGAGTACTTGCTGTAAAACTCATAACTGATGGTTCATATTCATTATCCAAGAATATATTCCAAACATGACATGAAGATGTTCCACTCCAATACATTCCTCTCATTAGTATTTGCATTGTATAATCATCATCAACTTCTCCATCAAATTGAAAAGAAGATCCATACCAGTTTCCATTTTTCCAAGTTCCTGCTTCCCAGAATACATTAAATGCGTTCATATAATTATTAACACCATTTTCCCATATCATACCCGTTGCTGTACCTATAGTGAATGTTCCATTTTTCCATCTAGAAATATAAAAATCACTATCTTCTAATTGACCATTTTCCCAATAACAAGTATCATCATTTAAGTTAAATGATGGTTGTAAAGAACCTCCTCTTTTTACATATGGATTGAATGAACTTGATTTGAATTTACCACTTTCAAAAGAACCATCTAACCAAACCGAACTAAACATTTCTCCACTTGGATGACTAAATGTTCCGGATTCCCATAAAGCATTTTTAAACTTAGCTCTTGCTCCTCTAGTTTCAACATCCATTGACTTTTTAATCTTTGTGTAAAGTTTTATATCTGTTATAAATTTATCTTTTACATCTGTGAATATACCATTTCTCCAATGTCCCCAATATGAGTATGTATATGCGTTAACAAAATCAGATGCGTTTCCACAAGTTAATCCACTTACCGGACTATCTCCACTACCTTGGAATTCACCATATAAAAATATACCATCGTTCCAAACTCTACCTTTGAATACTCCATTATTAAACTCTCCTGTATACCAAGTTGAGTTACTTAATCCGTTTGCATTTCCAAATTCACCTCCGTTAAATTTACCACTTTCCCAACTATAATCTGATTGAAGTGTTGAACTGCTTTGTGACCATCCATATGCTGATGTAAATTTACCATTATTAAATGTTCCACTTTTCCACTTAGCCATTGATACAAATTGACCACCATTAAATAGTCCATTTTCCCAAGTTGCTGTATTTGATGTACTATTTAATGCTGATTGTTGATAATCCGTAGAGAATATACCATTATTAAATACTCCATTTTTCCAAACAATTGTGGAACTTGACATTCCTGAATGACTTGTATCACTCGCGTAAATTAAAGCATTTTCAACTGTTACATAACTAAAAGTTCCATTGTAGAAAATTGTATCACTTGTTGATAATTGATTACTTCCTAAAGTTCCATTTTCAAAAATACCATCATACCATTTTGAGTTGAAAAACTGACCACCTGAGAAAGTACCACTTTCCCAATCACTCTTAGAGAATAATCCATTTAAGAAAACTCCACCTCTCCAAGAATATCTATCATTTGAAGTAGTTCCAACAACTACTGTATATGGACTACCATAAGTATAACCATTTTTATAATAAGTTCTAATTCTATTAGTATCATAATATTGATAATCTGATGTTGCGTTATCGTTGAAACTTCTTGATCCATAAAACTGACCACCAGTGAATACACCATCTAACCAAGATGATTCTTTTATAACACCACTTGAGAAAGTACCATTAACCCATATAGAGTTTTGTATTATACCATTATTCCAACTATCACTACCAGATAAAAACGATGAATAAAGATAAGTAGCTGATGATAATCTATTTGACTTATTTGTAAATAAAGAGTCTGTTACTACTAAGTTTCTAAGTTTTGGTATATCACTAAAATCTTTATCCAAAGAATCATAAGAATCGTTCTCAATTATAGAGTTTGTGATATAAGGTCTTCTAAAGATACCAGATTTTATTTTTGATTTATTGAATTTAAGTGATTTAATATAACCATATCTATTACCCGCATTAGTTGTAGAGAAAGTTCCTGTTGATTGAGTTAATGATGATATGATACTAACTGTACCTGTTACTAACTCTTCTAATTTATAAACTCCTAATAAATTATTTGAAACTACTTTGTAAGCATCTGGTAATCTTGTAATGGTTGTACCATCATTAAAATCAACACCATCTAAAAATACAACCTCTCCTACAAATAAAGGATATTCAGTTTCTTGATGAAATTGATTATATAAAGAAGTTGCTAATAAACTATTACTTGAAGTAAATGATAAGTTATAAACTCCATCATTTAATGATGAAGTTGCTGACGAATCTGTTATATTTAAGTCAGTTTGAGAATTTATATGATATCCACTATTCCAATTTGAGTTTTCAAAAATACCACTTTCAAAATCAGCATCAACGATATATGCGTTTGTCACATCTACTATGTTTCCTAATTTTACTGGGCCTGATCCAGTTGCTGAAATATAATCATATTTAGTTGGATATTCCCAACTAGTATTTATATTTAAATATTCTTTCAAAAATGGTCTATTTGGTGTTGGTGATGTCATACCATTTAAACCTGGACTAGAAGGTAATAAAACTTCATCATTTATATCATAAATACTCATCCAAATATCTATTGAATAAAGATTACTATTTGGGTTAGCAGAATAAACTGAAGTGTGATAAGTATCAGGTGAAGTTGTGTTCAATGGATCGATTGGTTTTCTAACACTTTCGAATAAATATGAATTCTCTAAAGGAGAAGATAAAAATGCAGAGACATCAATACCTCTTTTAAAGAATTTATTTGTATAGATGTTATAATCATCAATATATTCTGTCCAAGACCCTAATCTTAATTTCTTATCAAATAGATTTAGTATTTCTTTACTACTATTATTTAACTTTATACCTTTTATGTATAGTTTATCTCCAGTTTTTAATCTATTATAACCACTTTCGTTTATATAAAATTTATAAACTTTTTGAGATACATCATTTAATGAAGCATATGATCCACCAATACTAAATGTTGAACCTATACTTGGATATTCAGTTGCATTTAACTCATCATATCCTAATATTTTTATAATGTTATCACTATTATAATTTGAGTTGATAAAAACAGAGTTTCTAAAATAAGAGTTTACTGATTTTACATTTTCAAACTTTGAGTTATTTGTTTTAATATTTTTTAATTCAGAATTAGAAATGTAAGCATTATTAAAATTACAATCTTCAAAATAAGCTTTCTTAATAAGATTTGGATAAGGTGTTGTATAATTCATCAAATAGTTTTCAACAACTGAATAAGTTGCTGATGAAGTTCCTATTATTGAATTAATAATTGTACCATTATTAATTGTTGATTGTTCTATAATAGAGTCTATTATAAAATTAAAACTCCTACCTGAATTATTAGGTGTATTTAGTTTCTGATATGGAAATCCATCATCATTTAACCCAGAGTAATAACTCTCTGGTAATGTATATAAAGCCTCATATGTTCCTTTTATCCAATTTGTATTTAATAAAGTTCCTGATTTCCAAGTTGAAGTTTTGCCCTCCCACTTTATTTGTTTATTTTGACTACCAAATAAACCAGTATTCCAAAATCCATTAAAATTACCATCTCTAAAATTACCCTTTGTTATAAGTGGTTTAGAGTATTTAACATCAACTATCCACTCTGATTGAGTAGGTCCTACATTCCATTTATATACAAATCCTTCTTGAAATGTTTTACCATTATAGGTAAAGTCACTTTCCATTATTTTTATTCTATCATTATTTGAATAAATAGGTGAAAGTGCATATGAATATGATCCACTATTAATTAAATCATTACTAATATTTGTCCAACTTTGTGTTATACCAGATTTTACAAAGAATCCAGGTGAACCTATAATACCACCATTTCTACCCCAACTTGTTGTTGTTGTATAATCTTGGTCAATAAATGCTATGTTATTTTGGTAGTAGTTAAATTTATAATCAAATTCAGCAGATCCAGTAGTTGCATGTCTATTAGCATGTAAAAAATCTTGTACATTTTTTATGTAATAAACTTTTATAAATTTATCTATTGATTCTTCTAAATATGGTAAAACTCCAGTATAATCTATATCTAAGACTATTTGACAATTATCAACAAAAAGAACTTTATACCCGTCTCTGCCTTTTTTATATTTATTGGATATAATTAAACTATCACTATCATAATTTCCATTTAATATAAATACTCTATCTCCAACTTTAAGTCCTGAATTGACTTCAGTGTAAAATAAACTTTTATCAATACCATTTATTTCATATGGTTCAACCCAGTTTATAATTCTAGGACTAAATGATTTACCAGCATCTGATACTAAGTCTTGTAAAGGATTATATCCAACTAACTTTTTATTTTTCCCAAGACCTATTAAATCTGCCTTTGAAATTAATAAAGGTTTTTTGGATATGATAGAACTCATATTTTTAATAAAAGAATTATCCAACGGTGATTTCATCGATGTAGTTGCTACCACAGCTGGTATTGAGGATGTTCCTAGATTAGGTATTTTTGGCCTAAGTGGATAGTCTGAAAAATTTGCCATTAAACTCTGTAATTCTTTTATGTATATATTATTTATTAAGAGTTTCTTTGATATTAAACTTTAATTAATTAAATTTGTAAAATATTATGGAAAAGAAAAAAGTATTGATTTTTACTGGAGCGGGAGTTTCAGCTGAAAGTGGTGTTGCTACATTCAGAACTGGAGACGATGGGCTTTGGTATAATCACAGAATAGAAGATGTTGCTACCCCTGATGGGTGGCGTAGAGATAGAGAAAAAGTTCTTAATTTCTACAATATGAGACGTGCTCAAATGAATGAAGTTGAACCAAATTTGGCACATAAAATAATTGCTGAATTAGAAAAAGACTATGATGTTACCGTTGTGACTCAAAATGTCGATGATTTACACGAAAGATCTGGTTCAACTAATGTAATTCACTTACATGGTGAGTTAACAAAGGCTAGAGGTTGTATGTATGATCATAAAACATCACCATTAGATGCCGTTATTGATATAGGATATAATCCAATTAAAATTGGTGATAAATGTCCAACAACTGGTTCTCAATTAAGACCTCATATTGTTTGGTTTGGTGAAAATCTAGATCCAAATTTTGTTGATATGGCTACGACTGCTGCTAAAGAATGTGATGTTTGTATTGTTGTTGGAACTTCAATGAAAGTATCACCTGCTAACACAATTCCATTCTTAACCAAAGAAAGTGCTTCTATTTATTATGTAGATTTATCAGATGTTGATTTTTATATACCAGAATATAGAACACACTTATTTACTCATTACCAAGAATTGGCATCAACCGGTATGGAAAAAATCAAAAATGATTTAAAAAACATTTAAAATGCTTAATATAAAAAGTTTTGACTCATATAGAGACGGGGGAACTATCTCTCTAAGATGTAATTTAGGTGGACCACAATGGTCTAAATACTTATCAGACCATCATTTAAATAGTGATGAAATTGAAATTTGTTTAGATGGTAGGAAGAACAAGGAGCCTAAAATCTGGTTAGGATATCCTGGTTCAGATGGTTCTCAATTAATTGAAGAAAAAGAATTGATTGATGATATTATTAATAAAATAGAATCATTCAAAAATATTCAGAATCATAGAATGAATAGTTTTATTGATTTTTATGAAAATGTAAGAGATTGGAAAATTAAAAATATATTAGAATGAAAGAAGAATATTACAAAGACATATTTGGTGGTACTAAATATGGTGATTATATGGTTTATGGTTTAGATAAATCTGAATCTAAATATAGTAACTATGAGGACTTAATAGACCAACTTGGAGTTTATTATAACTCAACAAATTTAACAGAAGAATCTGAAGAACGAAAGGCTATCCGTTTGGCTAAAGAAAAAGCGGAAAAAAGAAATAATAAGATTGACCAACTATTAAATGATTAAAAGAGATATTATTGTATTGGATCATATTGGTATGATAAATCAGAGTAAATCTAAATATCAAAATAATATTTTAGAAAAATTTAGTAAAGAAATTTATACAATAATGTCTAATTCTCGTAAGTATAGAGATAAAATTGAAAGACGAAAAGAAAAAATTAAAAGAATTTATGGATAATAAAGAAACTCTTGATGTCTTTGGCCAATTACTTAGTGGTAAAAATATGATTATGTTGAAGTCTAGACAAACTGGTAAGTCAAGTATTAATGCTTCTTTAATGGAATGGCATAGTCTTCACTCTAAATATGAAAGAGTTAGAATAAGAAAAGAAAGAATCAAATCTATATTTAATATATAGTTTATGAAAATTAAAAGATTTAATGAAAATTTAGATGGTTTTTTGATAAGTCCTATTACGTTTACTAATAGTAGGGGTATTGAAAAAATCGTATATCCTTCTGTTATTATGGACTTTATTAAAACTAGTGTTAGAACAAAAGAGAATATTAGAAAAGAAATGGACAATCTTATGTGGAATCAAGGATTCTCCACTCCACCTAAATTTGTAGATAATACTGGTAATATTATAAATAATCATAATATCTTTGAAATAAATGATAAATATCCTGGATTCAAATGGGTGTTTTTTGTTGAAGAAAAAAATTTAGAAAAAGCTGAACAAATTTCAAATAAATTTGGAGTTGAATTTTATAAAAATAAATAAAAATATGAACTTACAAGAATTACTTAACAAATGGAATATTAAATGTGATGTTAATACATTACTTTCAATGTGGAATGAATCTCATAGATCTTACCATACATTAAATCACTTAAATGATGTGATTGACCAAATCAATGAAAGTAAATCAAAATACTCAGATAAAGAATATGAGAAGTTAATGTTAACTGCTCTTTTTCACGATTGTGTTTATGATCCGATGAAAAGTGATAACGAAGAAAAATCAGCAGATTTCTTTATGGAATGTTGTTCAGATAAGTCAAATAAAGATGTCTTAGAAGTAAGACAGATGATTTTAGATACGAAGACTCACCAAGCTACAACAAACCTTTCTGAGTCATTTAATCACTATGATATGAGTATTGTTGAAAGAGATTTCGATCAACTATTAGAGTGGGAGAACGGAATACATGAAGAATTTAAAGCTTATGGTGAGTTATATAAAGAAGGTAGATTAAAATTCTTAGAATCTATTTTAAATAAATATCCTCACAATACTGAGAACTTACTTAAATTGGTTGATTGGGTAAAAACTAACTACTAATGGAATACGGAGTTATTTACATAAAAGTTTGTCCTAAAGATGGAACACCAGGTGATTGGATAAAATATTGTCATATCTTATCCGCAACTCCTAAATCATTTCAAAAAAATGCTGAAGATATTGCTAATAATATCAATACTAAGTATTCAGATAGTATTGTAATACCAATGGATATTGATGTTCATCCTGGTTGTACAACTACACCAGAATCAGTTGAAGAAATTGCCACTGATATGTATAATCAATTTTGTGAGTTAGCTGAAAGACAAGGAATTCCTAATTCTATTAGATGTGTTTACTCAGTTGGTGAGTTGGAGAAGATTGATTGGGACTTTCGTGACCAACACGGGAAGTATTCAACTCATTATTTACCATCATATCCAGTTATGATAAAAGTTGGAAGATTCTTAGATGAATCTGATGAACCGGGAATTTATAGGATATAAAACTAATTAATGAAAAAAATTGTACTTATAAGTTCTTATTGTAACACACAAGAGAAAATAGATGTTCTAGTTAAAAATATTGGAATATTAAAAAAATTAGGGCTAGATGTTATGCTTAATAGCCCTATTATTTTACCAACTGAAGTTACTGGCTTATGTGATTATTATATTCAGACAAAAGAAAATCCGGTATTAAATTTTGGTAAAAAGATACTTTACTCTTGGGTTTTACATAAAACACCAACTAAATCAATTAAAATAAGTAGAGGACTTCCTGATTATGGTTGGGCTAATATATATCAAGTTAAAAAACTATCAGAATATGCTTTAACATATAATTATGATATTTTCTATCATATTATTTATGACCTAAAAATAGATGATGTTGTTATAAATGCTTTATCATCAAATGATAAGAAATCTAACTTCTATCATTTTCATGAACATCAAGTTAGTTTACATCTTATGGTATTTGATAGAGAGCACTTAATAAAATTTCTTCCAAATCTAACTTTAGATGAATATCTAAAAATACATGGTATAACTGAAGATTGGTTATTTAACCTATTAAAATCCAATAAATTCAACTATACTCTAGAAAATAGTTATGTGGATGATGAAATATATTATTATAAAAATATGGACATTCATAATTATTCTAATATAGAAGGTGTGAAATATTTCATATCAAAATCTGATAAAAATGTAGAGATATATTTCTACAATATTACATCGCCTATTAATTTATCAATAATTACTGACTCTATTAAAATAGACTATATTATTTCAGATAAAGATATAATAGACCTAGGTTTTAATAAAGATAATATTAAAAATGTTGTAATAGAGTATGATGGTAAAAAATACGAGATCACCGAAGATATTAAAAGTATAGTTCATAATTTTATAACTATCCTTTAGAATTTAATAATTCATAATTATTAACTCTGTTCCCATTATTGTAATTTTAGAATCAAATCTACAATTAGGATAAAGGTCTTCTATTCCATCAAAGTAATAATAACTTAACAAGAATTTTCCTTTAATATTATTAAGAACTTCAGATAGTTCTTTATGAGTATCTTTATTAAAATCATGATTAATATAATACTCTTCTTTACCCATATAAGGTGGGTCTACATAAAAGAATGTCGATTCAGAATCATACATATCAATTAATTTTTGATAATCATAGTTATGTATTTCATCAATTTTATTCAGATGATGACTATAGGCTCTGTATTTCATTTTGAATATTTCAAATTCACTATTGTTTCTCCAAGAGTCTTTGCCTATTTCATAAGGTGAAGAGCAAGTTAAAATTACTAACCAATATAAGGAAAGTAAAATTTCATCTTTTTCTATGATTAGATTTTTAAGACAACTTCTATAATATTCTTTATTGACTTCAGTGTATCTAACTAACTCAATGAATTTATCGTTTTGAAGATTTTTAAAAAGTAGATAGTTTAGATTGTTTTTATCATTGTAGATAAATTTAACATCATTAAACTTAGTAAAGTCTAATGCAAAAAAAATACCAAACATCCCACCAAATGGTTCTACATAAGTAGAAATATCTTTAGGAATGTTCGGTACTATAAAATTAGCAAATTTAGATTTTTCTCCTAGATAAGGTATCAGCATCTAAAATTATTAATTTTTTGACTTTGCAGATTTTTTGATTTCTTTATGAATTTCAAGGAAGATAGATTTAACTTCTTTGAATTTCATTTGACCAGTCATTGCTGCCATAAAAGCAGTTTCTAATTTAGTCATTTCTGTTTGAATAGGAGATACTACTTTAGCTCTTGTAGTTCTTGTTCTCTTAACTGGTTCAGTAGAGATTGCTTTTTCTGTTTTCATAGCTGGTGATTTTATTTTACTTTTCATATTATGTTTTTTAATTGTTATTTAATTTTAAATTCTTTCTTATCATTAGAGA